ATCGATGACTCACTACTTATAGTAGATTCACTAGATAAATCAGAACTAGATGAACTAGAAACGTCACTGCTTAGTGAAGATATCGATGACTCACTACTTATAGTAGATGATGACCCTGAGCTAGCAGAAGTCTGACTAGTTACCTCAGAGCTATCCGATGATTCACTACTACTCGACCCTATCTCTTCAATTGTCTCACTAGATGGGTCAATATTACATAAAATCAGCAATTTACTTGCTGTCTCTCTTGGATTAATGCCAGCATTCCTCAGTGGCAAATACTTTTTATACTTCAAACCTGGAGCGGGCTGAATTCTAATAACATTAGGGTCAACCCCATAAAATTCTGCAGCATCTTCAACAGAATCGAAATAGCATTCTCTGGTAATATAAACTTTTTCTCTGATAACCTCAGCTGCAATTACATCAAGCTTAGGTATCCTTATATGTATTAGTGCCATGAAATATATTTTATCATGAAGATTTCAGCCATATCAGTGTCATTCAACTACAGTGACACTCTGTCAATTACAGCAAAAACCAACAAACATATCTTTGATGATTGGACTATAATAACTCTAAACGGTGACGATGAAACACCAACTATTTGCAGCCAATATAGCATAAAATGTCTAACTTTAGATGGCGACTTCAACAAGGGTCGAATGATGAACGCTGGGTTAGAAAGCCTAGATAACCCAGACTGGATATTGTTCATTGATCCTGATATCATACTGCCATACAAAACCAGAGAATTTTTAGAAAACAAAAATCTCCATCCCAAAAGATTATACGGAGCAAACAGAAAGATATTGGGCAGATACAGAGATTTCAGAAAATTCTATATCGGTAACGATTACTCAGTGCTACGAAAAGAACGCAGAAGAAAAGACGCTATCATAGGTTATTTCCAGTTATTTCAAGCTAGCAGTTTGGCTAGCAAAATGCTTCAAGAAAGGCCCGGAGCTGCATCAATTGATGTTGAGTTTTCTGACAGGTGGCATCCGATGATGCAAGAGATGCTAGATCTTGATGTATATCATTTAGGCCGCGTGGCCAAAAATTGGAATGGTAAACAGACTAGACACTTTGGACCCAAAATAAAAAGGTTTAAGATAAATGCCTCGATTTAAATTCATAACCTGCGGCAGAAACGCTCAACAGTGGCTAAAATCATGCTTAGACTCACTCTTGAACCAGGACTGGGATGACTTCGAAGTTTTGTATCTTGATGACGCTAGTGATCATTTTGATCCATCTGAATACGAAAATCACCCCAAACTAAAAATATACCGCAATAAAACTCGCCAGGGCATGACAGTCAATTTTAGAAAATTAATCCACCAATGTGATGATGACGATTATGTAGTAAGAGTTGACGCCGACGATTGGCTGCTAAATAACCACCAATTAAAAGACATTGCTAAGGTACATCAAGACGGGTTTGAGATGACTTATGGCGGATTGGTAACTACAATAAGAGGGATAGCTGAACAAATAGCGCCGATAGACATTGTGCGCTCTGGCGACATACGAGCATTACGATTCGGATTTCATTTTCAGGGTATTAGATCCACAAGAGCTAAATACATTAAAGCAATAAACGACAATGATCTTAAATATAACGACAATTGGATTCCAGTATTAAATGATGGCATCATATACGCATGCGTTTCAGAAATGCTAAGAGAAAAAGTTTATCTATTAGACGGCGAAAGATATTATTGGAACACTTCAGAATCAGTAAACAACAATTTCAAAACTGATAATAGGCTACTGTATCAAGAAATATGGGATGATTTCAGTAGAAAAAATCCATATGCTAAAATTTAACAACGGTTATTTGGTCAAGAGGCACTTTTGTGTATTGGCCTCCCAGGTTGATACTAGTAACATATCTGGCTCCTGGAACTTGAATCGTATCTCTCCCAGACAGACTAAAATTAACATATTGAACGACCCTGCGTTGACCATTAAACATCACAACTGATCCAACTCTAATATTGATAGCGGTTGAGACTCCAACTCGTCTATCAATAGTTGGCACAAACCGTGGCCCTCTCCTATCAACCAATCCTCTAATTCTTGGGTCAGGTTCTATAATAACGGAACTTGAAGATGAACTACTACTTTGTATAGATGGCAATGAAGATTCACTTTGTCCCAAAACGCTAGAAGTAGAAAATGATGATTCTGAAACACTCGATAAAGAGCTATCAGAAATAGAGCTATTACTATCATCAGAAATACTGGAATTAGAACTGGAACTAGGACTAGAGCTATCAGAACTAGGACTAGAGCTATCAGAACTAGGACTAGAGCTATCATCAGAAATACTAGAATTAGAACTAGTGGCACTATCAGAACTATCACTATCATCAGAGCTAGAAGATGAAGAAGGTTCAACACCAGACACACTAGACTCTGAGCTATCACTCTGCTCAAATTCTTCTGCACCAATATCTCTTATGCCGCCAGAAATGCCAACATCATTAATTCCAACGATAGAATACTCTGGAGTTGCGCCAGCATCTTCCAAATCAGAATTCGCAACAAGAGCCAGGAATCCTGAATTAGATGGAGTAATGGATGTAAAATCTGAATCAGGGACACTAGTTACAGCACCTGTTCCCTTAGCTGAAGCATCCTTAGTGGCACAATTCTCAAAAATGACAGCGCCAGCACCAGTAGCTGCTGGCATATCCATGCCACCATCATCAGCACTACCACCAAAATAGCAATTCCGAACAGTAACTGTTCCAGATCCATTATGATTAATCAAATAGCCATTTGGAGTAACTGAACTCGCTCCATCAGCATACGCAGAAATATTCTCAAATATAATCGTTCCCGCATCTCTACCTACACCCAAATCTACATAAAAGGCATATTCTTCCCAGTTGCCTAACTTCATATTATAAATAACTAAAATGTCATCTGGAGAATAGCCGCCATCCGTTCCAGAATTAAGTCTGATCCATTCACGGAAAAGATCTGCGACATCATCCGTACGACAACAAACATCGTGAAGTTTAAAAGTAACAGCGCCATCTCTGGGCGTACCTATAGAAGGAGATACAGAAAAAATTCTTGCAGTGCCACCAGCGGAAGAAGGAATCCTTACTACAAAATTATCAATCTCAATTGTGCCAGTGGCACTTCCATCCCATTCAATATTCATATCTGTGGAAGCAGTCCAACTAACAATGCGACCAGCAGTAGGGTCTCCATCATGACTCGTATCTGCCGTTAATCTGAAAGTATTGCCATCTGGATTAAAATTATTAGGAAAACTAGTGATGGTTGATTGAACAATATTACTAATGATAGTAAAAGTCAAATCACCCGTAAGAGTTGCCGTCGTATCACCTAAAGCAGCGCTAATAGTAGCATAATCACCACCACTACCAACAGTAAAGGAACCACTAGAAACTGGCATAAATTAGCTTTGAGTTATGCCGATGGTGAGAAGTGTCTTCCTCTCCTACCATAGCGAATACCAAATACCTCAACTGCAATGACCTCTACTCGATCAATGAATGGAATTAAAGTACCATCGCTAAATAGATCTCTGATCTGTACTGCAAACTGACGCACAGTGTCATTAGGATCTAAATTAGCTGAATTAAATGCACCTTGTCCTGTCCGCACCTCATTAGTATTAATCTGATTTACATTCGCCGCTGTCTTTTTGGGTGGGAAATGCGGCTCTTCACCGGATGTATCGATTTCCTTAGCAGATCCACGATAGCGACCAGAAATAGTAATATGGGCTGGATCCTGACCAAACTGTCTAGTGAAAGCAATTGGAAAAGCAATATACAACTCAAAATCATCTTCTGTGCCACTAGTAGGGCCTTCTTCCACTAACGTACGAAGAGACCGTTCAATTAAACCGGCAGTATATTGTTCAGCCCTCCACTTATCCCAGCGATTACCAGAAAAAGTATTAGAGTCGGTCTGCTGAAAACGAGCATACACGGTAAAGGGTGCAAACACATTGCCGCGTGTTATGCCGCTATTGCCAAGAATATGCGTAGTGAGAGCTGTCATATGTTATATTTGCGGATACAGGTTTCCCCGCCCACAATTGGACGGGGAAACCATTAACCCGAAGGTTAGCAGGTCTTTAGACCAACTCGTGCAGACCGCGAGGAACCGGGCTGTTACGGCGCACATCCTCATGGATGTCAGCATCAGCCTCAGCCTCAAGGGCGTGCAAGAAGCGATCGTGACGGGTGCCAACCATCTGCTTGGTGAAGTCGTAGTTGGCGGCGTCTGCGTCACTATCCAAGTCGGATAGCATGGTGCCAACAGAGTCGCGAGTACGAAGATTGACAGTAACCGGCATACCGAAACGCCATGCTGGGTTAGGACCAGGAGCATTGGTGCCATTCTCGTCGAGCTTGAAATAGACATCAATCTCCTCACCAGGAGCGATGACTACCTGCTCACCAAGGCGCTGTACATGCTCCTTAATGGAGTCGAACAAGCCGCGTTCTACTCTAGTCCTAATAGTCCTTCTCACAGAAATTTGGGTATTTGCGGGCTGTGATGCCATTAGTAATCTCCTTGATTCAAGCCAAATGGCTTATTGGTTGTTACTTTATGTTTTCCTAGTGGTCATATTTTGTATTTAATCTGAATCAAAAATACAACAGGACTCCAAATGCAAACAGTAAAATTATACTCTCAGATGTTAGATAACGAAATCGAAAGCTATTTAAGATTCCTCCACCACCAACAAAAGTTGCCGCTATCCGAAATAGCTAAAAAACTACAGTGTAGCAGGCCCACAGTTTCAAGATTATTCAAGAAACATAGTATCACAGTCGACAAAAATCCCTCTAAATACGTTAACTTATATGGCTTCAAATCACTGGAAGACCTAGCCACATCACTAATAAAATGGTCTTATAAAGAAAACAAATCACAATCTGAGATAGCTAAAATATTAAGATGTAGCAGACATACGGTAATGAGATTATGCAATGATTTAGGCATTAATACACGAAATCCATTACATTTAAAATGTGGATTTAAAAACGAATTTGAATTTAAAAATATGATACAACATCTATACACTGATCTGGACCTTAGCATATCCAAAATATCCCAAAAATACGGAGTATCCTGCGACTCAATTAGATGGCTCATTCAAAAACACAAAATACTCAAAATACAACAAGCATCAAAAGAACCAACATACGACAATAAAACATCAGCATTTATCAAGAAGTCTAACGCAGCCCATAACGGCAAGTATAGCTATTCAAAGGTTCATTATAAAAATAACAGAACAAAAGTTGAAATAATATGTCCGACACACGGATCATTCTGGCAAACACCATATTCACATTATTCTGGGCATGGCTGTTCAAAATGTTCTTTAAATCCACTGAAGTTAGAAGAATTCATCAAAAAAGCAAATCGCATTCACAGCAACAAGTATGATTATTCAAAATCTTCATATAAAAATACCAGAACCAAAACAATCATAACATGCAAGACCCATGGAGATTTCTTAATAACTCCATTCTCACACCTTCAAGGACATGGATGCAAAAACTGTAACAAGCCGATTAAAAAATCACTCTCACAGTTTATACACCAAGCATCATCTATTCACAATAACAAGTACGATTATTCCAAAACCAATTATATTAATAACAAGACACCAGTAACAATAGTATGCCCAAAACACGGAGAATTTAAACAAAAACCAAGCGACCATTTAAAATCATTAGGATGTCCATTTTGTGCTGCATCAAATGTTACATCCAAACTAAGAAGTAACACAGAAGAATTTATCAAGAAATCAACTAAAACTCATGGTGATTGCTATGACTATTCTAAAGTCGAGTATCATGATAGAGTCAAGAAAGTAACAATAACATGCAAAGAACACGGTGATTTCAATCAATCACCAACGCACCATCTAAGGGGATCAGGATGCCCAAAATGCTTAGAAAGCAGAGGGGAAAGGGAAGTAAGGTCGATATTAGAAAAACACCAAATAAATTTTGAAACACAAAAGTCATTCGATAAGTGTAAGGACAGGCACCGCCTAAAATTCGATTTTTATTTAAATGATTGTAATACAATAATAGAGTTTGATGGGATCCAGCATTTCCAACCAGTTGATATATTTGGTGGTAGTGAAGCATTCGAAAGAGCACAACGCAGAGATTTAATCAAGAACAAATTCTGTCTAATAAATAGCATAAATCTAATAAGGATATCATATAAACAAATTGGTGATATTAAAAGTATATTATCAGATCATGGGATCATTTAATCCTTCTTGCCGAAAATTCGACTTCTAGTTAGCTCTGTCTCTTAAATCTTCGGCCAACTTAGTATTAACCCTAATCAATTCTTCTTTCGTCTGATTTTCCATTATCAACTATTAGCTTGTCATCAGTCTCTGACTTATCTTTCTCATTCTTAGATTCTCTCTTAAGATATCTCTGGCCACGTTCAGTTATTTTAAGAATAGTCTTCTCACTAGTGTGCTCTTCTATCCCATACTTTTTGCGAGAATACCGGAATCTAGTCGCCCAGCACGGTGCTCCTTCTGGTACCAGATACCGTTTCTCTGCCCTCTTCTGGCGCACGACGAGGCTACGAGACACCAGATCCCCTACGGATACTCCCACGCGCCGCACGGCCTCTTCCGTAGGCTTTTTTATTATCTCCTGGAGTGCCCTGGCATATTTATGCACCAAATGCCTCTATCATATATTCTTTATCAAAATAGTGCCACGCTATCATGCCATAGCAATTAGTATGAACAACATGTAAACTATCATCTTCCCACATTAAATTTGGATAACTAAATGACTGCCTAGACCTCTTAAAGTTATGTTGCAGATTAAGACTAATCTTATTCTTAATTCCATAGAGAATCATGTCATTTCGATAACGATTAGTGTTAAACACCACAAAGCCGTCTTTTTCATCATCGTAATTACGATGAATAACTGCCAACGAATTATTGTGATTGGGAATACCACTAAGTTTAACTGGGGACCATTCTTCACAATTGGGTGACTTGGCGGCCCAAGCGGTAAACTTTAAATCGGACTCTTTATTCATAGCTCTACACACATTTCTACAATAAGCATGATATGACCCATTATGATAAACCAACGATGGTTGAATTGCAACACCAGCACCTAACGATCCTGTTGTCATGCCAATTTCCGGTAATCTGCCAGCAAGTTCTGCGGTTAGTTCACCAAAATCGGACAATTTATTAAAACCGCTACCATCAAAGCTCCATATCTGACATAGTGGATCTTCTTCTCTATATAATGGAAGAAGAACTCTGTCTTTTTCAATCAACGGTTGGCATCTACCTAAAAGGCCGTACATTCCATTAATCATGCCAACATCTTCAACTTTTACTTTATTACCGTCAAAATCAATTTTGGCAAGATGATTAGTGCAATTTTTCCAACGTTCTACTGGTCTACTACCATAACTTATCGGTAAACCGTCCTTAGTTGAGTCAGAAAAATAAGAATATAATAAGTATGCTTGATCCTTAAATGTCCATACGATCGGATTTCCTGTTTTGTTATGTAACTCAGTGCTGTCTATCACATGACCAGCCGGTTTATCAAAAAATCCAATAACAACCCTCTGAAAATCAGTGCATTCCTTGCCAATATAATTGGCAATGAAGTAACCATCTATATTTTTAGTAATAGACGCGCAATGATGCAATTCTCGACCATAAGAAATAAACTTAGTATTATGATGCATTGTTTTATTATCTCCGAAATTACGCATAAAACGCACTCTAATATATACCAGACAGTTAAAACACAGAATTCAAAATTTTGTCGATTGAATTTAACTTATAATACGGAATACGAACCAATTTTATATCATTGTTTCTACAAAAATCATTTTTAATTTTATCTCTAACTTTCCTCTCTTCAAATTTCTATAAAAATAGATATTTTACACGAATTATTCGAAGACATGAAGAGAGAAGGTATAATCGATGAAAATTTCCTCCTATGAGTCATAAAAACATCACAATAATTGCTGCGTGTGTAGACTTTGACGACTACCTGAACCGTATAGTTGAGTCCTGGTTAAGGTTCAATCCGGCAGAAATCGTTATTTCTACTGCCGATGACGACTTCAAAACTGCCAGTTTATGTGACCAATATGGCTTAACTATCATTAAATCCAAAAGACCACAAAATTGGGTTAGAGGATACTATATTAATCAAGCATTACATAGAGTTAAGACGCCTTGGACTCTAATCTTAGATGCCGACTGCTGGCTTCCAAATTTGAATATAGATACAGATTCATTAAATCGAAGTAACTTATACGGCCTAAGATCAGTGGAAATGGCTCCAGAGCAGCTAGAGGACTACAAATATGACCACAAAAGAAAGAAACGCATTCGAAATACCACTATAGGAGTTGGATTCTTCCAGCTATTCAATACTGTCAAACAAAGACGAAGAAGTAGATGGTATTCTGAAGAATTTAATATCATGCCAAACGGTAAAGGCGCTAGTTTGGATTTCGCCCACAAATGGAAAAAGATCAAGCAACTATCCAACGATTTTGTAGTTGTCATTAGTAACACCAACAACCGATTAGGTCGGAAAACAGGCAGAATACCAGATAGCACCTATACTAAGGGAGAACTTACTGAATCTAAAGTTGATAGATTCAAGAGATTCACCAATTATGAACTGGGTATCACTATTTATGATAAAGACTGACATTAGAATTAAAAAATGGTACGGCAGGTTTGGCAACAACATCTGTTCATTAACACAAAGGGCTGAATTTCAACAACTGTCTTAGAGAAGATTCACCAAGACTATGAGAAACAGTAGATTAAAAAACAAAATAATACTGAGCATATCTTCAAAACCAGGAAACAAATTCAGACGTTCCGATCCTAATCCCGAGTTGAGTATATGTATTACAGTCAAAAACCGATCGTCAATTAGATATGAAAACAAAATATTAAAATTATTCCCAAATTGTATTGATTCAATAAAGAATAGCATAGACAAGGCCAACACAGAAATAATTGTGACTGATTGGCATTCAACCGATATAAATATGGATAAATTTTTATCTTCAAAACTTATGGGTTATAATTATAAATTAGTATCAATGGAAGAAAAACAATTTTCAAGAGGCGCTGGATTAAACAAAGCAGCAGAGAACAGTTCAGGCTCTATAATATTATTTTTAGACGCTGATGTGACCATAACCAAACAAGCAATAAAAGATGTCATAGAATTTACTTCAAAAACTCAGTCATACTTCCCAAGAGTGTTATTATTTCAAGACCCAAACCACAAAACCAAAAGATTCACAAAGAGGGGATATGGCAATTGTTCTGTGCACCGCAACAACCTAGTGAAATGGTGGAGTAAACAGTCTTGGGGTCATGAAGATACTGATTTTTATAAAAGAATAAAATCAGACAAGATCAGACATAAAACCACAGAGTTTAAACATCAGTGGCATCCAATATATTTAAAATTCAAGCACTATCAACAATAAATACTTGATTTAGACTTATTCCTTAGTGGCAGGCCACTGTTGGCCATCGCTCCTGACAACATTACCATTATCAAGAGTATGCCCAAACAAACGAGTCTTCCATTTAATTGCAGTGCCATCTATTTCATAAGATCCACTGCTGCCCCAACCATCAATGTATGTACCGTCATTTTTAAACTCAATCCAACTACCGGCAAAACTCCATCTACCAATTGGATTAACCTTAGGTTGCCCAAAGATCATATCCACTGAACCTTCCTCAACTTCAGGCATATAATCAGCCACGGTCATAGCTGACATTTCATCCAGCCGCAAATAGACCGCAGCGACTTCCTTAACTTCAGCACTAGCCAGCGGACTAGCGATAATATCTTCATTGGAAGCGCCGTTCTTGGCAGCAGCCTTGTAGGCTTCCAAACCCTTGTGGCGACGCAACTTTTTGTCAACATCTTCCTTGAGTTCCTCGTTTCGTTCAGCGATAACTTCAATCAGATCAGAAACTGCGTTGCGATTGTCCTTATCGCTCTTTTCAAAGAGGCGCTCGATGTTGTATGGGATTTCAACCTGCGTTTCATCTTCCGCCCACGCGACGGTTAGAGGCAGGATCATTAGAATAACAGCGATCATTCGCATGGGGTATCTCCTATTGGCTTCTGATTGTTTGTAACAACGGTAGACCGATTATTAAATATATCGGGATTCTGCTTGATTATGAAAATGGCAAATAGGATAATAACCACCATCACCGCAAAACAAAAAAGGGCGAGCAACAGCCCGAAGGCTGTGCTCCCCTCATCTACTCCATTAACGAAGTCCACCAGTTTTTGCAAATTCTGTAGTTGTTCGTCCATGATAGTTTGTGGCAGTCTTCAAGCAGTAATAAAGGCATCATTAATAGCAAACCCCATAGCCACAACGATTGCTATACCAGCTGCGAATCGCCATCCCAGACCAAACAAATGTTTGCCTTCAAGATAGCAATGGTCACCGATGGGCTCATAAAGTGTGTTAAATTCCTTGATAGTCTCAGGGACGATAAACTTGATCGGAATTAACAAGAATGCCACCGCGATAAAGTGATGCATTGTCTCAAACCCATATTTATTATCCATCACGCAATTGACAATATAAACCGGAACCGCAAAAGCAGTGAGACCAATCATCGCCACACCTAGTTTAGACATATTAAATAGATTATCAGCATCAGATCGGTTGCCGCTCATAAGCCACACCGCCAGCTTGATCGGCAAGATCAGAAGTGCATGAATAGCAAAACCGATGGCACCAACGAACATAGCCACCATGGCCAAAATAACATAGGCGTCCACAATCTTTTCGCCCATACTACGGTTATCGCTGTCACCCATTGCTATCTCCTACTAATTAGTAGCAATGGGTCAATATATAATTAAGTAGCTATTGTTCCGGACGATAATGGACCTGCGGCATTAGGAGCACTTTGAGCAGAAGAAACAATAGCAGCATCGGAATTGAAGTCTTTGCGATTCAAGAATATGTCCGTATGCCACTTACCACCTATAAATACATGTTCAAATCCATAAACCAAATGAGACCCTTGACCGGTCCAGGGTTGCCCCTCAGCGTCAATCCATAAGAGCGACACTACTGAAGCACCCAAAGCACTACTGTCATCCAACTTAGGTGCACCTAAGGCACGCACACGCACACGGTTCAATAAATCAAGAGATCCGATGAATACGCCTCTGGCACGACCATCAATATATTGTTGATATTGAATTCCGACATCACCAGCATTATGCTCTGGGATGGCTCGTACAAAGGTAATACCACGATCCTTATCGTCAGGCTTTGTAAATCCTTGTTCTTCGGTAATCCGAACATTTTTCTTAGCAGCGGTGTTCTCATCATCTACAACAGTTAGACCTTCAGTTATGGAATTGCTGGGACTACAATAAAGACCGGATACTGCAGATATACCACCAGTAAACATTCTTGTCTGAAGATTGCTCAAAAAGTTATTGTCTTCCCGTTCCCATGACTCAACGTTTTTAGCCCCTGGATAATCAACATTCACAGAATACTCACCCAAATCAATGGTTCTCAGTTCCGCCTGCTCCCTGATGAGAATCTTCTCATCTACAGAAGCTACCACCCAGTTAGTTTTATTATTAGAGACTGATGCGGACCAGTCCAACAATGTCGTTATAAAAGTCTTAGGATCCTGGCGCATCTGCCACCACTTGTTGGTCTTATTATCAGTGGTGGTCGATATATCTACGGCAATGCCTGGAGCATATTTGGCGACTACCTGCCGGATTACATCAGAGACATTACCAGTGTATACTGCCCCTGCTGCATCACCACAACTCAAAAACCAAGTCGGTGGATCGATAGCAATAAATTCAAAATAGCCTGCAGTTTGAGCGCCAGACGGTACCTTGGCAACTAGATTAGTAACATATGCTGTTCTGGTGGTGGTTCTAGATTTCTCTTGAGTCCCAATGCGATAACCAATATTGAAAGTAACTACAAGAGGTTCGCGCCTAGCTTCCTTCAAATAACGAATATTAGTCAGCTCTTGAAACAGAGACAGATTAGGGTCGAAGACACGTACGAATAACTTATAACCATCATTAATGAAACTAGTCCATTTTAATAATCCAATGGCCCTGCTTAAATCAGGGCCATCTTGAATAGTGACAATGGTCTCAACATCAGAACCGGCTTTCTCAACCATTATCTAGAAGTCTCCCCATTATAAGGCCCCAAAATCGGGGTAACATTATCATTGGATACAATAGACTGGCCGATTGCACCGAACTCAGCAACCTCATAGAAATCAAATTCAATAGTCACTGTAATAGCCATTATCTCACTAGAAGAGTATGAAATCTGACCATGAGTTACTTGGGAAACCCATGCGCCCTTATAATCATATTCAATTCCACTAAAATCACCCTCAAATGCGCCAGTGTCCCTGATTTGAAATGTTACTTGGCCTTTATACTCCTGATAGTCTCTGATGCCATCTCTAGTATTGTGCGGCTTATCAGCCAGCTGTAGACATTTAGTCAATAACGACCGTGATCCATAAAAAACCATTTTTAATTCATTATACTCAGCTTGACTAGCGAATTTATATGTAGTTCCTGGAGTCTTAATACCAATAGACTTCAATTTCTTGTCAGGCATAGTAACATCTCTCAAAGCAATAAACTCTGGAGAACTACTTGCTATCTGCCCAAAGAAGTTGATAAGTTCAAACCGATGAGATCTTAACCAATCTCTATTCCCAGGGACGATTGGGGCTGGGCCACCACTTCCTGCAATTATAAAGCCCGGCATTAGAATAATGACCTCACAAAGGTGTTCTTAGGAACTTTAATAACCTCTCCAGTAGCTGGCCAATTCAATGGGTTCTTTGGTCGGTTGGCTATGACTATCACCCATTCCAAATGAGAATTACCGTAAAATTGATGAGCAATTAGATCTACTCTACCAGATAGACTAGAATCAACAGTAAAAGAATCATAATCATCACCAGTAATGTTCTTTAATCGATCAAACCCTTCAATCACTCCATAAGTGTCCCGGCCACTACGAGTTTTTGTTAGCGGAGTCTTTATGAATCTGCTGACATTCAATAATTGTGCCATTAGAACCATTCCACTGGTGGTCTAGAGACTAAATTTTTAAATCCGGAGAATGGACCTTCTGTACCATTCTTACCTTGAATCTGCGAAACAGACTCTAATTCCATATCTGCAGTAACATGTAATGGATACCAATCACTGCCAATTTTAGTCATTTCTCTACTTCTTTTGATATTAAAACCCATCAATCTCCAAGTGGATGGCCTTTGAGCACCAGCTTGACCAGCAGTTCTAACAATATTATATAGTTTAACTATCTGCACTACTGGATAATGATCATTGCCACCACCAAAATATGCACCATAAAAATATGCCCGAATTTGGGATAGAATACTATGCAAATTAACTGGGTTGAATTGACCACCGTTAAAACCACCAGTAACCCATTCAAACTGAATGCCTAATTGTCTAGCATTAGCATTTTTGTAGAATTTCATTGGCTCATAACCACCAGAATCGGCCTCCTCTTGCCATCTGGCTGACTTGCTATCTTTAGTGACAATTGGTGGAAACATCAGATTATTTCTATCTAAGGTGATGCCAGCACTACCATTGTCGCCATCGACTTTCAATTCTACGTTTTCTAACGCGTTTTCGTCAGCTCTAGTTAAGACAAGGGGCATAATTTATATTTTATGTATTATATCTGGTGTCAGCCACACTTCCACCAAACGTTCCACCAATCGCAAGCTCATTGAAGATATTCTGAAGCAATTCTGTGGATTTACGGGCTTCTTCCAACTGCTCTGGGCTAGCACCACCACCAACGCCACCACCTTCTTCCACAGCAGCGATCAAATCATCCAACTTTTCCAAAATAGCTTCATCAGCGGCATTACCCTGCTCAATAGTAACAGCTAACGCAGAACGAATCTCTTCCGCTTGTACCTTAGCTGCTTCCTTGATGGAAGCTTCTACATTAGCCTGCTGAACGCCAACGATATCCTTCATTGGCTTGGCAAGTTTAGTTAAAGCAGCTGCAATGTCCTCTGCATTATCTTCAAAGCTATCAAACCAGCCAGCATCTTCTTTCAATACGTTAACAAATTGTTTAAGGCCACTAGCCATAAGCCTGAACACCATGGCAGTTTCTCTACCGATTTTACCAATGCTATTAATAGGCGAAGCAATCAGGGCCATGGCCTTAGCCAGGTCTTTAGCATTGGCAACGGTATCACCAGTAAGGAAGCTCATAATACCACCACCAGCAAGAGCGCCAGACATCATGAGCAATCCCTCACCAATGGTCTTAAACGCACCAGCTGCATCCCCACCAATGGCCGCAATAGATTCAATAGCAGGCTGCATTGTTAGCATAGCCTGTGCCATCGCAGCAGCCTGCTGAACAATGTCTGCACCAAAGAAAGCAGCAATCTCACCACCAGTTAAAGCAGCAGCGAAAGCAGCCAGGCCCGCACCAATCAGCATGAGGCTTTCACCCATTTGTGGATTAAGTCTGCTCATAGATCCAATAAGGCTATCTAATCCTGCAGCAAATGACTCCAGGCTACCAATCGTAGTACCGATAATTGCCATGGCAGCAGACAAAGCAGTTGCCACAGCAATTAAGGCTACGGCACCAACTAGAGCAAGTGGTGCAACAAGACCGATTGCAGCAATCAATCCAGTAGCAATAACTAAACCACCAGCCAACTTGATAAAATTATCAATCTTACGCTTATTCCACATCTTGATAGCAAGACCCAATAGAGACAGCCCGCCAGCTAGTGCTGCTCCAACTGCTAATATAGCTAAAGCACCAAGAAGAGCAGCAGCGCCAACGGCTGGTATGCCGATTATAGCGATTAAGCCGGTAGCGATAATCAAGCCGCTTGCCAACCAAATAAAGTTATCAATCATCCCCTTATCCCACATGCCAATTGCCAAGGCAAGTAATGCTAATCCACCAGCCAGTGCAGCACCAACCACACCAACAGCCAAAGCACCCATTAGAGCTTGCGGTCCAAGTTTTCCAAGTGGTATCAAAAGAGCAGTCGCTATTAGTATGCTACCCATTAATACTAGTAATTGATCCATTTGAGTTGGCTGTAAAGTAGCTGCAGCCTTACCCAACAAATAAATGCCCAAGGCCAATGACCCGGCAACCGCCACCAGCATCACAGAACCCTTGAGCATACCAGTCCAGCTTATTTTAGCAAAATTCTTACTGGCCAATTGAATTTGCTTAGAGAAGTTTACTAAGAAGCCACCTCCACCACCAGCACTAGACATTTTAGTACTAGCTGATGCCACTTGCTGTTGGGTCTTAGCAAGTTTTCCAAAACTACCGACTAGGCCGCCAATACCAGAAACCAATGGCTTAATAACTTTAAAATAAGTCACAAATGCAGCGGAAGATATGGCCAGCCACTGCCCAAGAGGAGTTCTAATTAAAGTACCAACCGACCCAACAATGCCATCAATCAATTTCGATATCGGTGTTAGTGCAGCCACTAAATTATCAACTGCATCAACAAGTTTACGAGTACCATCTTCTGGTAAGTTCTCATTAGCAGTCTTGCCAGACTTAGCCATATTTTCTTGCATTTGAACAAAATTCTTACCAGTATTGGTAGTATCATTAAGTTGTTTGTCTAAAGCTAAGAAAGTTTGAACTTGAGTCGGATCAATCTTCATGAATCTCAAATTAGCTGACATCTGGACCATATCCATATTGCCAGCATCGACTTTAGCTTGTAAATCAGCCACAGCTTTAGCAGCAGCCCGCAAAGTCTCTTCTGGAGAAGCTTGAACAATATTATCCAGACCGCCAGCAGCCAAAAAAGCTGCGCGCTGGGTGCGTTGCAGTGGGTCAGTAAATGAGTTAAATAATTCCTGTGCCGCAGCCGCATCGACACCAGCTTCTGTTGCTGCAGAACCGATCAATGCCAGACCAGCTTGATATTCCTTAAGCTCATCTGGAGTCATAAAAGTTTTAGCAGAAGCAAGACCCTTAGTTAAGGCATCAACAGTTTTCTGAGTATTCTCTGCAGAAATACCCAATTCCTTCATAGCACCAGTTATGAATTGTACTGTCTCTGCGCCAGAAGCAGTTTCATTTGTCAGACCAACCATAGTAGTTGATAAGTCAGCTAAACTGCCAATAGAAACGCCAGTCGCTCGATTAGTTTGAGCAATCGACTTAGACATTTCAGATAGTGCTGCAGCATCTTTAACAGTAACAGCAGCACCATTAGCCAATATTTTTGTCAGGGACTCTTGGGCTTCACCAAGAAGAATATTACTCTGAGCAGCATCAGCCTGAATATCAGCCAATGCTCCGTACATGTCCCCGGCTTCACCAACAGTGCTGATATTTCTATTAACAATTGCCCTATTAGCCTCAAACTGCTTGTTAAGATCCTTAAATCGATCAATAACAATATTCAATAAATTAAAGTTATTTCCTAAGAAATTACCAACTTTCTGTTTAGCAATTTCAGCTTGATTGTCTTTCCATTCTATTACTTTCTTATCAATATTTTCATAATTTTCAAGAAGATTTTCCACTTGCTCAACCGTAAGTTCTAACTCATCATTGATAACTTCTCTATGATTCTTTACAGAGTCAAGTACTTTGGCTATCTCTTTAAGGTCTTTATATTGAGCGCCAGTCAACTTATTGACTTGTACATTTTTATTAGAAAGCTGTTCAACTAAATCTGCATTCTTAGACAACAGATCTCTAGATTCACCATAAAATGAGGCCAGTCTTTCCGCAACACCAGCACCCCTAGCAGTCACTGCAGCCAGACGCTCAGCATTGCCAGCGGTTTTATCTAAAGCAGATGCCTTGGCTTCTACTAAATCCAAATCTTTCTGAGCTTGCAGATAATTCTCAACATTCCTACTATTGACTAAACCAGTCAATCGCTCTGTAGTTCTAATCGCTTCATTAACTTGAGATACCACTTCAATTTGATTATCATTAACAACATTCATAGGGCTAAAATTACCCACTTGATCAACAAGATTGATTATTTTGTCTTCAATCCCATTCAGACCGGACATTACGTCGCCAGTCTGCATTTTTACAATCATTTCTAGAGTGTGGAGCATACTAGAGATCTAACTCCATGACCATCTCAATATCATTTAGAGCTGACTGCAATATTTCTGACCGATATATAGACTTCTTGTCTCCTATCTTATTAAACTTCTTTATACCTTTTTTAATGTTATTAATTAAATTTTCTAGGTGACTTCTATTTTCTGCGTGCGTGGCAAAATGAACCATCTGACGATACACGGTCTCCGCAAACGGCTCTTCTTCCTGGTCAGCTAATTGCTCGTATTTGTCAGCTAACATCCTTAACTCATTTATACTGACATCTACTGGATCTTCCTGACGCATCGCTTGCCGCTGTTCTTTGCCCCATGGCAAACGTCCAAGATCGACCTTCTCAGCATTATCAACATCTAATAATCTAATATCTTTTTCATATTCTGAAAACTTACCAGGATTCAAACCAGATCTAGAAGTATAGTTGGATAAATCAAAGAGATCTCCAAGATCATCACTATCATATTTCAATACTACATCAGAGACAACCTCATATATGTCAGTCTCTAAGATCATCATAACCTGATTACGAAATTCTTCAGTCTTTACTCTCTTGCCACCTGGACCTGGGATAACTAAAAATCCAAAATACCTATTGCCCTTCTTGAATATATGCAAACGCGCCTTAGTTAAAGACTTATCGCCTTCAACTCCTACTCTGATAAATCCCTTGCCTCTCGCTACGGCATACGAAGCTATATGCGTTGTAGGTGCGCCACTAGCCTTAATCTTGTCAGCACGATCTGGCTCTGGATCTGGCTCTGGATCCGGCTTCGATTCAGTCTGCTGAACCGGTTCCATATTCTTAACCGGCTTCTTGCCAACCGACAGAAATTTTCTAAGCCAGTTCGCCTCATTAATGGCAACTGGTTCTTCAATTTTTTCTGAGAGCGCCTGATCTAGACGATCGCTTAAAGACCGCATAAGGTACCTTTGATTATTTACAAAGGTACTAGCACCCTGATTAAATTAATGATGATTAGTTATCGGTCGATCTTTCAGCCGTTCTTTAACCATGCTCCATGGCACCGGATAAAAATCCCAAGCATCGACCCCAACATCAGTAGATCTATTAAAATCTTCAATGTCTCCATGAGAGTGGCCATAAAGATGATAACTACCACGATAAGAACTACGCCAAGTTCTACAGGCATAATGATGAAGATAAACCTTGTCTTCACCTATCTTAAGATAATGGGCCTGTCTGATAGACGCAAACCCAACATCTTTAATCTTAGTGGCGGGCCAATCCGGATCATGATTACCTAAGATTAGATGGATGCTGCCATTCAACCTAGACAGCCAATATCTAAACCGTTTAATTTTAAATCCGAAATCACCCAAATGCCAGACAATATCATGTTTACCTACTACTGAATTCCACCGTTCGATAATGGTTTCATTCATCTCATCGAGATCACAAAACTGTGGGCGGAATCTCAAGGCACCCCTACGGACTACCTCGCCAGTATCCTTATCAATGAAAATACCACCGTGATCAATATGAGTATCCGCAGAAAAGAAAATATCGACCATATCGATTTATATCAGCAGTTATCTACCCATTAATTCTGGTTATCATAACAATTCTAACCCCACTCTATCAGCATAACGAGACATATGTGACGGGTTGCAAAAATGCATGCCGTGCTGTTCATGGTTTTTAGATAAAAAACGCTGGCAGAACTTGCAACGCAATTGAGGCGCTGGTAATTGTTTACGGCTATCTTCTAAAGTCGGGACGCCTTCTTTAGCATAGGGATCATTATCCGCTTCTGCTGCCCTATGGATTAGCCAATTAATAAAGTATTCAATCGGTGTCCTTAATACTTTGTCTTGGGTAACTCCAACTATACCTAGATCTCTAACAAATTCACCCAATAATTCGCTAGCATTAACATATTTATTGAATTCACGATTAAAATTAGCCTCATATTTAACTTTAGCATCATCATCAACAATCTTATAATTGCCCAAATTATCCATTATTAGCTTAGTATTATCTGGCAAGTGTATTTCACCAGCACCAACCAACAACTTTAATATGCCACCAAAGTCTTGCTCCAAGCCATGATGGCTTTTCCTGGGTGCTTCTACTACTACAATGTCAGTACCAGTAGTGCCAGTTAATGTGCTAGTTGTAGAGTCAGTGGCTAAACAATAGCCAGAGTTAGTGGTATTTGACGTCCACATCATAGTATTAGGATTCACGATTGAGCCAACTACGCCTTATGAACATACTGGCAGCAGTAGTCTCACACTGCAGCACATTGTCGCTAGATTTCCAGATCCTCCTTTTGGTAACATCAAAAGTGCCACCAGCATCTCTATCAAAGCGCTCTCCTGTGACCACTCCATCCTTAATCACCCGATAGTGGGTGTGGCGGCAGTGAGGACACTCAATTTTATGATTACCATCTAAACGATAATCAAGCAAGGCGACAAAGTTGCGTGAGCAGCTATGACAGTAAAGGTCTGTCTTTATCTCGCCTTCTTCTTTATGAAAGTCAAGCGATTCTCCAGACATCAACCCGCCATCTCAGCTTCAATCTTCTTCTGGATTTTCTTTTGCTTCTTAAGCAATTTTTTAATCTTTTTCTTGCCCTTCTTGCCTTTCGGGCAAGAATCAACCGCTTCTTGAATATTAGAAATCATCTTGCGTGGCGATTCTTTGCTCATCATGTGATCGACCTTATCGGAATCAATCTCATGACCAGGGATACCCATCTTTTCAGCCAACGACTCTGCGACGCTTTTAGCCTCAGCGATTTGATCATGACCACTAGGAGCAGGCAAAACCCCATCTCGAATGCCGCTCTTAATGATTCGATCCCATGGAAACGGGGTCTTGTCATGCCATGTCCATTTAACATTGTTACCATTCCAAGAGAAATATGCCTTAAAATCATCCATTGGCATTTTGTCCCTGAACTCTACAGGCGGGGTCTTACTCGTATCGAACATTGAATAGATGACTTCATCATTTTCAGTGGAATGAACCACTAATAAAGAACCATCATCATGTTCAGCCCAACAACCCATCGCCAATTCGTCATTGTTGGCGTCTTTGGCACCGGGAACATCACTAGTAGACATAATAAGAATCTCCTGCGCATTTATAGAGCGATCAAAGGTCTAGTCTATTCATAACACACTTATAGCATATATCGCCCTTACCATATTTGGGGCAAACAAGCCTAAGATTAGCTAATTAAACATGGGGTCTCGTACGAGATTCGAACTCGTCCCTCAAGAACCACAATCTTGTGTGCTAACCACTAACACCAACGAGACCATATTTGGGGCACGAGGATTCGAACCTCGACTAGAACAGCCAAAATGTTCTGTACTACCCTTATACTATGCCCCAGTGGATGCCCTATTAGGATTCGAACCTAAACTATCGGTGCCAGAAACCGACGCACTAGCCAATTGTGCTATAGGGCATTAATTTAGATTGTCAAAGAGTATACCAAGAGCAGAGCCCCCGAAACCTAGGCTTCGGGGGCTCACGAGATAACGCAACACCGTCCAAAAAGCCTAAGCGCTCTTGGTTCCTGTCTGGTGCTGGTGTTGTTGGAAAGTGTTCATCGGATAATACTATAACATCCAAGAATCCGCTGTCAAGATTCTTCTAAGCAGAGGTGTTTTGGAATTTTAACTTCAGTAGAAAAATCAACACCGTGATCTTTAGCAACTTGTTCCTTGAACTCCTGCATAGCCTTAGCAATTTCTGAAGGCTCACATAAATTGTAGTCTTTTTCAGCCGATCCAAAACGCGGATGCTCCCGCAAATGTTGAGTCCATGCACTGAAAAGAGAATGGCCAGGAGACCTATTATAAGTCGTATACGAAGCGAATTTATTAATATAGCAATCTTTATCAAATCTGATATCAGTTCCAACTATTGAATATTTATCAAAAGACCCATCAAATGCATTAAGAGAACTGCGCATTTGAAACTCTTCACGCATGATATTAGAGATCTCATCGCTTACCTTAGCAGCTTCCGCTTCAATTGATCGAACCATTTCATGAAAATAGCCACAAAATTTTAATGGCTTGTGATAAGGAGCCATAATACCCTTAGGAAATTTAGTCATGCCTTTATCTTGACACACCATAAAACAATATCGATCTGCTCTAATTGTGATATTTCCATCAACTCTAAAAAGCATCTAATAATCTCCTGCCAATTTATAACAGGGACGTCATTATAATTAAGTTATTATTAATTATCTTCTAATAGCCCAAAGATAGCGTGTGCGACTATTTATGAATTCTATTCCTTTTTTGTCACAAAAATAATTAACAGCTTCACAAACAGTCCTTCGCCTATTTTGCGTAGGATTTTTCCAGGTAAAATCATCTCCAATCAGAATAGCGTTGGGGAAAATCTCCCAAGCCATTTCAATATCAACTATCACATCCTCATATTGATGAGAAGCATCAACATATACCACCTCTACATCACGATCAACATTCTGATCTTTCAATTCCAGCATGCCCTGCACAGTATTCATTTGCATAGGTATAATTTTATTTCGATATTTCCAGCAAGACTGAGTAAATGCTTTAAAAAGATCATCTAACTGATCCTGTGTAAAATCACTATGCTCTGCACTACCTGCCCAGGTGTCAATACATATGATGTGAGGGCAGTCCGTATTTTCCGCAAACCAACGAGTACTGAATCCGACCCAACTACCTAGCTCAACAATGACCGAAACATCAGATGGGATTAACTGTCTGAAAAATTCATCATGTCGATTATTAAACCATTTAGGATAAACTGAGACATCAATATTGGGTTTTTTAGTAGGATATTCAAAATCATTTCTAAGTGAAGAAATAGCCATACAAAAGACCGTTCCTCAAAGTATCCCATTATAAGACACAAGAGGTTTGCAACCGGCACCGTAGGGCCCGGTAAGGAATCGGGTAAGGATGTTCCGTGATGCCTGCACATCTGCGTTTGCCTCATAGCCACAACTGAGACAACGGAACAACTCACCGGTTCGATTCCTCCTATCGACATGGCCGCAGGATGAACAGGTCTGGCTGGTTTTGTAGGGACTCACGGAGCGAAAACTCACACGGTGATATTCGCATTTCCGTTGAAGAGTCTCTAACCAATACCGGACATTCCATCTACCGATAGAGCGCCGCATATTTTTACCCAAGCGGCGTTTGGTATTCTTCGTGATGTTCTTTAGGTTCTCAGCAACCACTAACGAGGATTTATCAACAACCTCTTTAGCAACTTCATCCATTCGCTGCCTTAAAGCACGAACGGCCCGTTTCTGACCTTTAGAGCCGTGTTTGCAGCGTTTGATTCGTTCGATACCAACCTTGATATCCGTACCCAGTTGATCGCCAGTGGACAAACTGGCTAAGGCGTTGATTCCAGTATCAACACCGACACAGCGATCTGGTTCTTGCTTCGGACCAGTTTCGATCTCGAAGCAGAACTGCACGGAATCCCTGGTGATAATGTAAGACTCTTGCTTACGACCGACAGTAGCCAGATCGTTGAAGTGCTTGTGCCGTTTAATCGGCAGATCGAGGATGATGCCATTGCCGATGGACGACAGATGCAACCAGCAGTCGAAAGAACTGTCTTTACTGGCGTCCAGTCGAGCAATGGTACTGCTGACGCACATCCGTTGCCCACGATGGGTAGGCGTTACTGCCTTATCGCCCCAACGCTCCTTTGCTGCCTTCACCATGTCGATGGCTTCACGAGCAGCAACCTTACGGAGACGGGCGGTGAACCAACTATCGACCGAATCAACCACAGGTTTGAGTAACTTGCCCTTGGCTGGGCATTCAATCCAGAACTGGTCGATGAAGGCATTAACTACTCGACCGTACTCGTTGAGTACGGTGCCCAGTTTCGACAACTTTGATGCTGTCGTGAACTTGAGAGAGCACTTGGATGATCGGCTAATCTTCACTCACCGCCTCCAGCGCTCGCTTCGCCCGATTCTTTGCCGACCCATTTCGACAGTTTTATGCCATTACCTTGCATAGTATGTTATGGTATACATGGTCAATCAGTTGTCAACCCCGCTAGATTTAAATACTAACGGGGGTCAAAAAGATTAAGCTTCGCTAGTAGCCGTCTCTTCGATTTGTTCTTCTTCAGCTTCGCCAGCATCACCCTTCATAATGAAATCGATATCATCCCTAGTTAGAATCGGATCAATATCCTCATCTTCACCACCCTCATCAGCAAGAACATCAACCAACCGACCAATAATCTTCTCCAATCGGTTGATTCGTGCGTTCCGTGCCTTTTCAGCATTCTGCTGGGGACGACCACTGGGCCTGAAATGATCATTATTGTAGTTGCGAGTTCTCTGAACAGGACGACGCGGAGGTGGGCGATTACTCAACACATCAATATCAATTGCTTTAAGCCCCTGCTCATTCTGCTCAAGATCAAACGCAACTTCTTCATCTTGCTTGAGAAAGCGAAATCCTTCCATATTGATGTCATTTTGGTGGGCAAACGCCTGCTCACCTTCATTTGGGCCGCTGGTAATGGTAATAAAACCATAGCCTCTCCTGCTATCAAAACGTACAACAACACCATGTGACCGTGACATAGTTTACTCCTATCCCTCAAGGGATTAATTGCATTTTCCTATTATAAATAGGGGGTTAAGTGATTAGGCACCTGGGCCTCTATGTTTCGCAACCTTTGGATTTAACCAATCGTCTGGTTCTTTAAGAATAGGTTGCGTGATATTGGTTTTCTTAAGTTCATCCGGTACATCATCAGGAATATTGCTTTCTAAATCACCATCAGGACTCGATAAATTAGATACGTCTCTACCATTTTTGTCTTTCAAGTCTTTTTTGTCAATCCATACCTTTGAAGGCATCGTACGCATGCCACCAGTGCTAGATCCTGGATATCCACTAGCTGATTGAGCGCTTTTCTTGACCATCGCCTCATCAAAAGAACCCTCAAAATCTTTTAGCTTACTATAATAACGTGGATCTTCTTTTAAATGATCCATAGCTATCTCTAGAGCAATATTTTCATCAGAAGTGTGTTCTAACTCAACTTCCATGCCTTTTGCCAATTCTTGTTGATCGAAATCACCAGGATCATTCTCATCAGCAAGACCACCAGGAATCTTATTCAAATTAGATAACCTCATAAATTATTTTTGGCAACGTGGATCAGCATGCTGGTGCTACCGGAGGGAGTCGAACCCCCGACCTTCGCTTTACGAAAGCGTTGCTCTGCCGACTGAGCTACGATAGCATAGTACCCACTCAGGGACTCGAACCCCGAACCTTCTGAATGTAACTCAGACGCACTAGCCAATTGTGCTAAGTGGGCTTGTTTTTCATTTCTTAATTTACTAATCAGGAACAATGATTTTGTACGCTCCAGATAACACTATCCTGCAATACAGTCTTACCATCACCCCCGGCTTTCACTTCAATAGAAAGCCGGGGATCTTATTGGAGGCGGCGGGGTTCGAACCCGCGTCCAAACTGCTTGCGCCTGTGCGCTCTACCTTGAATATCTGGCGTATTCGGACACCAGCAACCTATTAACACCATTACGAAGGCGTTAACACCACGATCGTTCAATCTTAATCTTTAGCTGACGATTACACTAAAGAAGCATCCGTTGCTGTTCGGTTTGCTTTAACGGAGTCCACGAACCGTCGCTCAAGCCGCTACAGCGACAGGAGCATAGCTGACGTGATCGTCGGCATTTATTCTTTTGCGGGTTTTTAGATGGCCTCCCGCACCATCTCAAGGCTCACACTAGGTTCCACAGCCTGTCGAAGCCATGTCGCCCCCATATTGTCAAAGAACTGTTTCCTTAGAATTGCCTAATTATTTTTATTAATTTCCATCCATCTTTCATTCGTATTCATAGGTCATATCATTAGCCATCAAAGCCATAAACAGATCGGTTTGATCATCTGGCCTTTCAGAAGCGGCTGTTTCCAGCATTCTAAGCAACATCTTTGAAGCTTCCATTGATGGACAACTATATGTAAATTCTTCAGCATCATCATTAAACACATATTTACATCCAGTTTCAGATTGGATGATCTGGTGCACTTGCTTTTCAATCCTATCGGCTAATTCACCATCACCATCAAAATATTGTTCTGTCCAATCTTCACCATAAGGATCAAACATAGGAGACTTAACAACAAGCGTCACCCCATTATTAACTGGTCTTCTTCTGTTCAAAGCATCATCAAACTGATTATCATTTAGCGGCATTTTTATCTCCCAACTCTTGCATGGCGTCCTCTAAACTACATTTGATTCTGGGTAGGTTCCCTTTGTAGGTTCCATCCGTCGTCCGTCAATTAATTAGTCGTCACTAGGCTTAACGTATCCATCGCTCACACTAGGTTCCACAGCCTGTCGAAGCCATGTCGCCCCCATATTGTCAAAGAACTAGTTAAACATCTTCCTTCTAAGGAAACGTTTCAACGTATTATGCGGCCAATTTGGCTCTTCATCGTCTAGTGATCGCCAAATATCAATTGACTTGTGACCACGAGAATCTTGTGTTATCGCATATCCACGTTTTGTATCAGAGTCATGATTACTGTCAATGATTTCATATTCAAATTCATCGGGGGCTGGAGTATACCCGAAATCTTTAGTAGCCTTTGCTATGATAACAGAATCTGGATCATCAGGATCTGCCGAAATAGTAGCAGCATTTGTTCCACCCAACTCTTGCCATGTTAAAACAAATATTTTTTCATTATTGCTGCTTCTATTACTTATACCATTCAAAGCATTATCAAATTCTTCGTTATCTAATGGCATGGCGTCCTCTAAACTACATTTGATAAACTCTGGGTAGGTTCCCTTTGTAGGTTCCATCCGTCGTCCGTCAATTAATTAGTCGTCACTAGGCTTAACGTATGGATTAGGATCTTCATCAACCCTTCTCCAGTAAAAACCGTGCGCAGTCTGGTTTGATCCATGAACTATGCTAGTTTCTACAATGGTCTGACGGCCTGCGCCATCTTCCCTTTTTGCGTCATCACTGACATATACCAAATTAACGCAAGGGTCTTCGATCTGACCACCCTGATCCCAGGAAATCTTCACTAACGCATTGTGCGCTTTCCCGTGCTTGTCATGGTAAATGACAGTATCACCTATACGTGGCGACTTACGTTCCATGGTACTCATGGTTCCTCCTCCTTTCGATTGTCAAAGAGAAGCCCGTTATGGGCAACGTAAGGTATATTTTATCAACCGCCGCCTAATAAACCAGGGTCAGCAATCTCCATGCCTAATAATATATTTTTATTAATTTTCCATCCATCAACCCACTCCACATCCCACACATCTGGATCTGGATCTATAACAAGCGATATCGGAGACATTTTGATTTCTGAATTTAAAAATGAAGATAAATTAAATTTAGCTATTTCGTTATCTCTTGGTTTTCTCATCACCCATATTTCAGAATTAAATGGAGTGGTTATCCATTCATTATCTCCAGTTCTAATCAGATAATATTCAGGATCTATATTGGTATCACCTATAACATCTTTTAAAAGGTCCCAAATTCTACTGCTGTCACCACTATCATCACCTTCACCACCTTCTGGATCATAACCACCTTTCCAAGCCTCTGGGTCATAATCATCTTGCCATCCTTCATTAAGCCTGCTCAATTTCATTGAGTATATTTGCCAGCGATTCTTTTTCTTGTGCTTTTTTAGGCGTTTACGTAATGTTTTCTTGGGACATGGTTATTCTCCAGCATATTTGAACAAATATACTACATGAAATTAAAACATTTAAACGAAATGCCTTTAGTTGGCAGACATGTTTATGATGATCCGGATCCCCATGCCCCTAACTGGATCGCAAAAGATACAAACTATTCATGGTAGGAAGCTAGGGAGTCGAACCCTACTCAAAGACACTTATAAGGTGCCGTCTGACAACCAGCCAGCCGCTTCCCCTATTGGGGTCGAGGTTGACTGGTTGCATATTCGATTGGCATGTCGTTTCATTTTAATTTCCTTGTTAAACCACCCACGAAGATCGCCATACTCAGTCACTTTATAAGACATCTTCATAGGTAAGACAACTAGTCTGCACATGCATTCTCCTTAAAAATAAGGTATGTCTGGGTCACGGAGATACCATGGCCCATTCATCTTAGCGACTATCTGGCTCCTTGCGATAATAGGACGTAGCAACCGGAAGACCCGTGTCGAAAGGCACGGGCTTTATTGTACAAATATAGCTCATAACTGAACGCAAGGTGCTATTGGTAGGAGTAGCAGGAATCGAACCTACGAGATTTCCTTATGAGGGAAACGGTTTACCACTAGCCTATACTCCCTAAGTTATCTTATAGCATGCTTCATTATAGTAAACAATTTTAATCAATAAATGGCTGCCCAAGCAAGATTACTTGCGGACTACTGCTCCGGAGGCAATCGCTCTTCCATTGAGCTATTGGGCATTAAAATCCTTAGGATCAACGAATACGGTCATCTCTGTCGCTCTTCTCAATTCCTCATTATGGTCTAAGACATCATTTTCTTGTTTAATTCGACTCATTACCGAAAACATTGACTCCATTGTCTCACAAAACAAAATCGCAGCATCATTTTTGTTATTCTTACGCCAGACTCTTATAAAGTGAATAGATAGTTTTTTAGGATTAATAGCTAGCCGTTTTCTACCACCCTCTTCGACAATCTTACAGAAGTCTAACATGGTCTATTGCTAGATTTGACAAATTTAAAACATGCGCGTAATAGACGTCAAATTCCCAAGATTGCCATTTATAAGAGGCACTTTCCCTGTCTCCTTGTTGGACCTATCAATACGTTATTTTGATCGTGATGGCTACGAACTAACAGAAGTAGAAAGGGCTATCCATAGATATTTCAACATTCCTGTTGGTGACTGCCTTAATCATCACTCCGTGTGTTCTGAATGGATCACTGATGAGGACGAACTACCTATAATCTTAGATCACAGCTTTATTTTAACTAGATATGCTTATGACGACGATGCCGCTGACATTATTCGACGTAAGTCAGAAGAAGATAAAAGATTTCTAAAATTGCTATCGCTAAGACCTAAGTATGGTGTAGACATTAGCATTGAATATGTGGAAAATGACAAAATCACAGAGCTATTGCATATTGAAATCGATTCTACTAATTTAAATGGAATCAAACAAGCCAAAAGCAAATTAGAACAAACCATTCCAACATTAGACTTCGCCAATAAAGCAAAAGAACTAATGAAATTACGTTCAGAATGGGAAAATTTGCAATCAGACGACCAAAGCGACTATAAAGCCAGATTTTTTGGATTTAACAGAGCTTTTGATAATCTAAAAGCATTCACCTAACACGCTAACTAATATCTCTCCTTTGAACCAGAAGTTCGAACTATTAGTGCCTGATGAAGGACTCGAACCTTCGACTTCCACAATGTCGGTGTGGTACTCTAGCCAACTGAGTTAATCAGGCTGAATCGGGATGTTCTAACCGGGCGTATTTTATATTTATGTCTAAGGGATGTCGTAAAGTATTCAATTTCGATGTTGAAACAACTGGCTTATTTGCTAATACTCATGGCATCATTCAACTGGCTGGTGTTATTGAAATCGATGATAAACAAGTCGAAGAATTCGACTTCAAAATGCGACCATTTCCCGATGACCGTATTGATGGAGAAGCACTACTAATCCATGGACATCCCAAAAAAGAAATTTATACTTGGGAAGACCCCCTTGTAGTTCATGATCAGCTAGTAAAGATATTTGACAAATATGTCGATCGATTTGATCCGACAGACAAATTCTACCCCTGTGGATATAATATTGCCTTTGATACTAATTTTATTATCCAGTTCTTCAAGAAATGCGAAGACGATTATATTGGGTCCTGGCTAAAACTAAACGCCCAAATAGATCCACTCTATATCCTAAGAATGCTTGATTACATGGGCCAAATTTATCTATCTGACTATAAGCTGGAAACAGTGGCTAATGCCCTGGACATCGAGATTAAAGCTCATGATGCCTTGAGTGATATCAAGGCAACTATTGAAATCCGCAAAATTGTTGAAGAACTTATCACATGCGAGTAACTAATTCATGCTGACACCATTAAATGACCAAATTATTGTTAAACGTGATGAGCCAAAAGACATCTCTGATGGCGGCATCATCATGACTGCTAAACAAATGTCACGTTGGGCCACTGTAATGGCAATTGGCCCCGGCAAAAGATTAAAGAACGGCAAACGTGCCCCTGTAGATGTTGAAGTTGGAGATCGCGTTATGTTGGCCCCTCTAGGTGCCGAAATTCATTATAATGACGAAAATTATGTAATTGTACGTGATAAAGACATAACAGTCAAAGAATTTTAGACTATTACAGTAGATGTCTGTTTACAAATATTGGTTTAATCCAAATTAGCTTGGTGCTGTCACGTGCTCTTCTAAAATGGCCTCTTCTCCAATGTGGCCGTTTCCTTCTAATTGTATCAACATCAATTTTGCATTCTCGATTATAATCAATATCCATTTTAGAACCAAGAATTTTTGGATTCCAAATTTCAATTTTTTCATTCTTACCCTCAATACGAATCCTATCTTTAGTAATGCGCTTAGACTCGTAAGGTCTCACCTCATCTGGCTCCGCCATAAAAAACAACAACAAAGCAAACCAGAAATGAAGTTGTTCTCCAACTGGGTCATTGATGCCACCATACCTATCAATTACGTCCAGCAAGCTATCATTCTTATCAGATTTAATTTCAAGCGGGGCCATAAATCCGGTATCTGACATAATTATGACTCCAATAATCATACCGCCATCGTCATTATCAAAATCAAAGTATATTAATACTGAACTTATATGAACTTTAATTTCATCTATCTCATCAGAATTATTGTCTCCTGGTTTAACATCAGTTGCGTTAGTCTTGAACCATAGTTCACCATTTGGTCCAGCTATTTTTAGCAGATCCTTGGGAAATACGATAAGCATCCCTGGGTAAGGGGCTTTAAGATCACCAAAACTGAAATCACTAGGGATATCTGTATGCATTATGATTTCGACAAATTGTTTGTTAGCAACCATTACTGGCCAACGATCCCAAGCAAAATCAACACATTTAGAAGCCATAGAGCCATCTTTGATGGCCATCTGCATTGCTTCATTACTCTCGCTGTTGGCCTCTAGATTTTCTATCCAAGCATCAGACCCTTTAGGGAATCCCATTTTATTAATTTCTTCACCAATGACGGCAATATAATTCTTACAAAACGTCATAGCTAAACAAATCTTAGCTTCCATGGTGTCTCTAATACCAGACCATTCATAAATTCCTGGAGGCATTATGAATTCACGTCTTTTAAAGGCTTTGCAATTAGTTTCGTAAACTCTATCTAAATCAGTGGTCTTTATGCCATGCCGTTTATAATATGATCTTATGGTTTTATAACTATTGACATCACTAGTACGAACATTCTCGTTAACTATTGGGGCATAAATCCCAAAAGCACTATCGTCTATTTTATGATTCTCAATAGCCATAGCAATTTATAGCAATAACTTATAAATAATAAAGGAAAAGGAAGGATTCGAACCTCCACGCCAGTAATGATCAATTACCAGCAGTACATCCACCAAATTGGGTGATCGATCCCTATTGGGTCATATCTTGATAGGCGGTCAACCTGTCGCAATGCCTTTCTGCCACTCTTCCATGTTATAAGCCGCTAGGGATTCGAACCTACAACCCGCTCATTAAGAATGGGCTGCTCTGCCAGTTGAGCTACGGAGGATTAAGGCTGGCATTTAATCTTTCGATATCTCTTTTTAATCGAGTTGGCAGAAACACCAAGATTTCTACCAACTGCTGACTGTCCTAAATCATCAACCATCTTTATAAATTCAAGATCATTTGGATAATCCGCTTTTTCTTGGGCTTTACCAGAACATTTTACACCACAGTATTTTGATTTTCTATTATTGCGGTTTCTATTAAATTGTTTTCCGCAATTCTCACAGTTACCGTTCTTATAATTAGCTGGTTTTCTTTTCCTGTCATTTAGCCATTCAAGGGTTTCCTTCAATTTATCGTCGTCATGATGAACCTCGGCATGACAATTAGCGCAGAGAAGATCACATTTATCCAGCTCGGTTTTTATAAAGTCCCAAGACCGTTTCCTTAAATAACGCCAGTCACTATCTTTATTTGTCGGATCTCTATGATGAAATTGAAGTGCATTATGGCACTTATTATATCCACATTTGCACTTACCGCCTTTATACTCAATTGCTTGAATTTTCAGACGCAAATACCGCGCTGCTACATACTTGGCCATATAATTATCTTTCCCCATGAATTAATTTTGCTTAGATTAATTCATGGGGAAAGAGTTTAAAGTGCGCCCTGAAGGACTCGAACCTTCAACCCTCTGATTACTTACCACTATAGTTTTCACTACCCTTACGGTTTGTGGTCTGGACTATCTCATCACCCTCGTCTTTACGTTAGGGTGTCGGGCGCTAGTGGTGTAATCACCTAGTCTCTGCACCTTCCTCTATGAGGCTTGGCTCAGGATTGCCACCGCCATTACGCGCTGAGGGTTCCCTGAATTCACCCGATTTTCACCTACATGTTTCCATGCAGGGCTTCCTTTGAAAGTCAGATGCTCTACCATTGAGCTAAGAGCGCTTGACCGGTTGCTAACTACGTTTTCGTGCGTGCTCACTAATGAGCTTTACACCAGGATCACTATCCAGCCACTCTACTGTCTCGTCCATCATTTTACAGAACTTATCGATGGATTCATTGACCGCGTTGGCAGTCTCCTCATCTACTGGATCATCCTGATGCTTCAGCGCGTAGCTGATGTACATCATATCAATTTCATTGACTTCTGTGATCATACTTGTTTGTAACAGATTTCGCAGAGCAATTAATAACTAGGCTTCTTTTTACCTGTCAACCTATTGATCTGCAATTGTTCTTGCAATGCATCCCTGCTGCTTTTTAGCAATACCGCTAACTTCTGAAAAGCAGCCGACGCTAATTCAATATCCTCAAAAGACATTTCATCGCCAGAATTAGCAGCTAATTCTTCTAGCTTCCTGATACCACCCAAAAGATTTTCATCATCGCCTGACAGGTCTTCCAATTCTCGGCCATCAAAGAGATCTTCCATGATGGACATAATGCGAGCCATCTGTTGATCTTCTGTCAGCGTATTAATAATGTCCAATTTCATATCCTATATTTTATTAAATGGTGCCTGGAGAGAGGATTGAACTCTCGGCCTCATCCTTACCAAGGATGCGCTCTCCCACTGAGCTACCCAGGCATAGCTACCCGCCCTGCCACGAGTCTTTTACGTTGGCATTTCCAACGACCAGTTGTTAGCCACTGGAGTCTATCTGGTGCTAGTTGAGGGACTTGAACCCCCGACCTGATGTTTACAAAACACCTGCTCTACCAACTGAGCTAAACTAGCTCACTGTTCTTTATCTGTCTCGTCGTCTTTCTTTTCTTCAACAATCTTAGCATCTTTAATTTGATCACTAGGCTCGATGCGCTCTTGGGCAGGCTGATGATCTTTAGCTACTGCCACATTAATGATGTTGTCTACTGCCTCCCTTACAGATTCGGCAGAAGAAGACATGTCCTTAGGAATAGGTCTGCCACTAAGAGCTAATTGAATAATCTCAATCTCTGAAGATGTCATGAACATCAGATTAAACAGATGATGATATCCACCCTCTTTAAGATATACTGAGTGAACATGTCCATTAGCGGCCATTATGCCTCCTGTGATTTAACTTGTTATCGTATAATTTAAATACTCAAAAATGGCGGGCTAAACCTAGAAAAAGCCCATTCCATCCAGGATTGGTATCTTCGTCTCTTCCATTAAACATATGACCATTGCTATAATGCCTACCTTCCAAGTAAACACTATACTTTTCTGAAACTCTGCCACCAAGTTTTAACGAAAGAACGTAATTCTGCTTTGTGCCACCATTTGGAAATTCATTTTCAAAATAAGCCAATCCGCCAGCCATACGCCAATAAAACCAACTACTATTTCCTCCCATAAATATGCGTGCTTGTGCTCCCAACTCCGTATTGATCAATGCAGCAGCGGAAAACCCAATCATGTTATTTAAGCCAACTTCCCGCTCTACTGAAACTCCAATCTCAGCAAATTCTGCAGACAACGCAAACAGCAACGACAATTCCACTAATCTACTTTTTAGTATGAACCAAATGCTTTGGAATCTGGTTTCTCACAAACTCATTCCAAGATTGACCAATTTCTTCAACTGACTTAATTTCATCAACGCCATTAATAGCTGATTCAAAATCCTTGGCTTCTTTATAAAACACTTCAGTAAAATCAACACTGGGCATTCCACATTTATCCACAGTAATCTTGTACATTGGCATGCTTTGTCCTCCGTGTTTTAAATACATGTACAGCAAGCCCCGACCTACGCTTACCGCAATGGATACCGATCGTATCCCTTCCCTAAATGTCAGCCATGAGCAACACACTCATGTTTTCCACGCAAAAGGACGTAACCCCTTTAGCTACATTGCCTTGGGCAGATACGCGGGCTGACGATGGCGGCCACAGTAGGATTTGAACCTACGACTGGCAGTTCTTCAAACTGCTGCTCTACCGGGCTGAGCTATATGGCCTTAAAAGAACTTCAACCTCTTGGTTTGAATATGGACCTTTGCCATATTCTAGGACGATTTCCATCCATTCATCGCTGAAATTACTGTGTTCGATCTTGTGACATTTAATGCACAATAATTCACATTTCACAACTTCATTTTAACAAAATCCCAAGATTTATTATAAATCCGACTTATCTCACATTCTTTATTAGCGTCTGGATGATGGAATTCATAACATGCAATGTGGCCACTCCATTCACATCTGATGCACTTGCCGCCAAGCAAGCTTATAGCAGCCATCTTAACCCTGTATCTTCTGACTTTTAGTGTATCTTTTGCAACACATTTCACATAATTTAGCTAGCTTCTTTCTTGGATCATTGCTAGGATTAGTTTTAAGATCGTATTTGTTTAGCCAATACCTCATAGTAAAGATGCCGGTGGGACTCGAACCCACAAATACTTGATTTGCAATCAAGAGCGTTAGCCAATTCCGCCACAGCATCATATATCAAAGTTAACCAATGAGATTACTAGACGCTGCTGGCCTGCTCCTCCAAGCAGACCTAAAACCTGAAAGCGCTGTAGATCATGTTGAATACAGCTTATTTAATATTAATGGACAAGAAATATGCGTAATTCCTGGGACTAAGGCAGGAACAAAAGATGTTTATGATAACCTTAGAGCTTGCCGAAAAAGAGTTAATATTGGCGGTGAAGAGTACAAAGTACACCAAGGATTTTGGGAGCAATCAGAAAGACTATTCCCAATAGTCGGGCACTGCGATTTATTCTTAGGTCATTCTTTAGGTGGCGCGATTGCTCAAATTTGCGCATTGCGATTCCAGAAACCAGTCATAACACTCGGTTCTCCGCGTGTTGGCAATAAACGATTCGCCAGTCACATCAAAGACAAACACACTAGAATCAAAGGAAGAGGTGACTGGGTAACTCATGTGCCGCCCTGGTGGTTTGGATACAAACATGGCGGCAATACCACAAGGCTAGGCTCTAAAGAAGCCCCATGGTGGAAATTCTGGTCTACAGAAGACCATTATATACCTGATTATATTGAAGGTATTAAAGAGTATTTAGGTAAGTAATGGACCTAATTCTTGAAAGTCGTAAGCCGCATCATTTTATTCGGTGTTATGAAGATGTTTTAATTAAATCTGGCATTTTTAATGTCACTAGACAAGAACAGCCAGAAAACACTATGCTCATAGAAGAAGTAAAAAGATTATTTGGCAATAAATATCGCGCCAAATATGGCGGTCTTTGCTTTATCAAAATCGGCGGCAGGCTTGTTATCCTTGAAGCTTTCATGCGGCCAGTGCATAACCATAAGCTATTCTTGAACGGTATGTTTAATAATATCAAACCGGATTTTTGGGTGTCATTCTATCACGATCCTGAATTTGAGGATATGATCAAGTGTCCTGTAAGACCGTGGATTACTTTCCCTTGCGGGTTTGATTTTGTTAACAAATTCCAATGGCACGGTCCCAAAAAATACACCGGGTTTATTACATCAGGTAAAGCCAGTGCTTTACTTATGCGCCGGGTCGAATGGATTAAACATGCGCAGGGATTAGGTGATTTCTTTGCAACAGGCCATCCCATCGCTCCAGAAAAATATCTGCAAACCATGCTCGAATCAACTTGGGGCATTATCTTATCACACAAGAGACTCAAAAACACCCGCGAATATGAATATCCATCATGCGGAATGCCCATGGCACTAAATTATATGCCAATTTTCGAGTATCCTTTTAACCCTAATGAACACTACATCCTTCTAGAAGATCCAGAAGACCTCACTAAATTGAGAGATATCAACCCGCATCATTACGCTCGCCAATCGCGTTGGATCTGGGACAATTATCTAAGGCCAGATCGCGCTGCCGCGTTGTTACTGAGAATGTTGCCCTAAATAGGCGTTTTCAAAGTCTTACAACGAACAAGTATGCTTTGGTATGGTTTAAAATCATTAGGGTCAAGAACTACTTCGCTCATTTTTATTAATCCAGCTTGTTGCCATATCTTTAAATCTTCCTCGGAGAATGGAAACGTATCTTTACCCAATAAAGTAGAATCGTGTAGTTCTTCAATATCTATCTTAACCCAATCTCTAGCATTACCAAACCAACGCAAGAATCTACCAAAATCGTGAGTTGCTTCATATACTTGCATTGTTTCCCCTATTAAGGAAATTCAGTCTTATCTACTAAATCGCCAATCCATTTATAAATCTTCTCTACTTGATCATCTGTGAACAACCACCTAACATTGACATTTTTATCAGCCCACTCTTTACTGGTATTGCCTCTTTCAAGTCCCATAGCATTCCAGTCACAAACCATTTCAGCCAATGAAATATCGTCCATTTTGGTGGCGTCTATGGGTTTCTCTGGGGGCTTATCGCGGTCTCTCTTATTCAGGCTGTCTTCAAACTCTGCGTCTTGGTCCCAATACTCTGGATGATGAGGATTAGTAGTTATGTGGTGCCAAGTTGCCCGCTGGATCTTCTCATCCATACCGTCTGGCAATTCTAATTCAATGCCATCATCTTTACACTTATAGCGCCACGTCAGCCAGATATAAGGCGTATATTCTGGTTCTTTCCACTTGCTGAGATCGTGGAGTGACACACGAGACCTAAGACTTTCTAAATTCGGATTTTTATCCATGAGATGATTAATGCAATTTCTCACACAGGTGATATGATCTTGAGTCCTATTTTCATAGTGATCGACCATTTCGTCAGTGATGTTTATCATACCTAAGTTCATATATTATATTTACCCCATCCGACGACGCCGCATATTCCTTCTCGCTTAGCGGCACAACACTGGCGGTGGAAAACCGGGACCTGTAACAGGCTGCCCCCGGAGTTGTCAAGGAACCAGTGTATTATGTTTGGCACCCAGTGTAGGACTCGAACCTACGACCTTCTGATCCGTAATCAGATGTTCTATCCAGCTGAACTAACCGGGCATATGGTGGAGTCTATCGGGTACGATCCGACGAATACTAAAAGTGGACCTTTTGGGATTCGAACCCAACTGTTTTTCTCCTTGCAAGGGAGATGACCACTCCAAGCAGTCCCAAGGCCCTAAAATCTATCTGGGATCGCAGAAAGCGACCGCAGCTTGCTTATTGAATATTTATCATATTTAATGTTGCCGATTGCACTATACCACGAACATTCAGCTTCACCTTTTATAATACCAACAATGGTCATTTTCGGAGAGCCACTCTCCAATATCACAGTATCGCCTATGTTCATGTCATACTCCTTAATTCCATTGAATGGTGCGAGATATCGGAATCGAACCGATAGCCTAACATTGGAAGTGTCAGATGTTAGCCGTTACACCAATCTCGCATAAGTTGGCTTCCACTGAATAGCTACTAGTTGGGCTGTGGGGCACGGCTCACTATTCAGCTTTCACCAACAGGACCCCTCTGGCATGGGCGGCAGGGATCGAACCCGCAACCAGCTGATTTGGAATCAGCTGCTCTACCTATTGAGCTACGCCCATATGTTTAAAGTTTCTTCTGTAATTCCATATAGATTGATAGAACACAGTTTTAAGATGGGCATATATCTCTAGTAAAAGTGTCAGTATAAACCTGCATAATCCGGTTCACTTATCTTGATAATCAGTCTGTCTAATAGCTTGTTCTAACTGATAAAACGACCCAAAATCAATCTCTATCACCCAACCTACAGCGGTATTCAATATCCATATACTCTCCTGGGCTCATAAGTCTTATCTATATGGCCAGCCAGTTCCAAAATCTTATCAGAATTGCCATCTTTAGACATTATAAGCGATGCACCTATATTCAAACATTCTCGTGCCTCTGGGCATTCCCCATAAGCCGTCCAAATAACATAAAACGGCATATCAGAAACATCAAGCATCTCTTTTAAAACGTCCTTGCCACCAATATGCCATCCATTTTTATCTAAGCGCAAATCGACAAATACCATTTTATATTGGTTCAAATCGCCATAATGCTCTCTAAGTTCTTCTAGTGACTCATAATAGTCTACTTCAATGTTATGAGATTCTAAAGCTCTTTTAAAATATTTAGCTGCAAGCTTCTCATCTTCAACCAATAATACTTTGCTAGGCATGATACCCTCAAGGTTTGTTGTGAGTAGGCGGTGTTGATGGCTGTTGCTGTTTAGGCTGGTTGCCCAACATTATCCAAGCCATTAATCCACCCATTACTGCAGCTATCACAAGGGCACTCAAGACATTTGCAACCACTGTCTGAACAACAGTGGGCTGCTTATCAGTCTTTTGCTCATTTATATTTATCTGTTTTTTAAGCATGTTCCAACGCTCATCACACTGAGCGACATGCGCAGTCATTAAATCAGTAGCTTTTTGAGCCTGGACACCAATAGCCTTTACCGACTGAATAGTCTGGCTATGTTCCTCATCTAAACGATCAATGTCTCTACCACCCTCAGCCAGCCTGATATTGACCTCTCTAAGAGCCTTAACCGTCTCTGCTTGCTGATCCACCAACTGAGACAAAATTATATCGCGCTTACCTTCTTTACGAGCACGACGTTCTAACTCTTGAAGCTCTTCTGGAGTAACCTCACGAGACTTATGGTGATGACTTTTATATCCACCACTATCATCGAACATATCGCCTGTACCCATCGACCATCCTTAGCTATATCTTGAAAATATAACTTGTATTATCTTTGAGTCTGGTACTACCTACCGGATTTGAACCGGTGTGACGAGACTGAGAATCTCGCATCCTAGGCCACTAGATGAAGGGAGCGTAACTAGTGATATGAATGACAACGAATTTAGAATATTTGGTATGAAGCGAAGTGGTAATCACTGCATTATTAATTGGATAGCAAGTCACTTCGATAAAGTATTATTCTTTAACGATGTAGTATGTTACCGCAGTCCAATATGTGAAGCAAACAACAACGTTTTTGATATCCCCCAATACCAAAAATTACGGGACAACACTGAAGATAGAGAATGCTTAATTTACAGTTACGAAGATGTCGATCCTACATTAGTATATCAGGAGTTAGTGCCAGACAAAGAAAAAACAATTGGCGAAAGCACCAATGAATATTCCATAATGATATTAAGAGACCCTTTACACTTGATAGCAAGTAGGGTCAAATCCGGCCTTTATACTGATAAAGATATATCGCTATGGAAAAATTGTGCTAAAGAATCAATTAACTCAAAAGTCTTAAATATATCATTTACTATTGTTTATGATAAATGGGTCCAAAACAAAATGTACAGACAAAGAATAGCATCTAAATTCAATAAAGTGAACAACGATTCAACTTTGAGTAAAATAGCTTGGTGTGGTTCTTCTTACGATAGCGACAATCGACTAACTCGGTGGAATGACCCCTCAAATTATTCTAAGAGAAGCGATTGGCCAGAAATTAAATCTAAAATAATAAATGACGATGAGTTATTGAGTTTGCGGCAACGGCTCATCATTTGAATGGTGCGCTGAGGTGGATTTGAACCACCGACAACACGCTTATCAGGCGTGCGCTCTAACCAGACTGAGCTACCAGCGCATAAATATCATGTATTGCCGCACGCTACAACTAGTATCACCATGACAAACGGGGGCCACTATTGAAAATTTCTTGTCTAAACTTAACTAATAAATGTCGATTACACTATAATAGCAGCTCTAGCAGGAACCCCCGATATCACAAGGCTAGTTCTCTTTACTTGGCTGCACATACAAAACTCTCGCTTTGGCCTTACTCACAGCCGCTTGAGTAGTACGAGCCTCACCAAAATTCCCTCTAATAAAGGAATTATAGTATTTACCAAGACTAAGAGCCATCAACATGTCACCTAAAACACCACTTGGCATCGTGTACTTGTACCAATTGTCTCCCAGCTTGAGGAAGACATTCTGTTGCAACGCACTTCTTTTACTAAATCAGATGAGTTTTGCATGTAAATGAAATACTCTGTGGTACTCCATAAGGGACCCTTGTGAATGTCATGAGTAATCCAAATAGTTCAAAAGGCATGCCCTATTCATATGTCAAAATGTCCTAAGTATCTCACACAATTAAGATCTTAGTCCCAGCTGGTATTAGACTGACACCAGACTCAGACATAATAACTATGTCTTCTCCAAGTTTATAAGTTCCATGCTGCATTATTGCGCTTAGTGAATTTTTCAATGCAGCTTTTACCTCTGGGTCTGCATTCTGTATCTTTTTGGCAGCCCTAGCATGGGCCACATTTTGGATTTTGCTCTGTCTAACAGTGGGAAATATATTACTTATAATGTGGCTATCTATGTTCAAATGGTTCATTAATGATGCCATTTCTACTCTTGAAATATCCAATAAATTCATTATTTTCAAAGTCATATGCTTGAATCTTCTGATGTTAGAATCATCTTCTACATCAGCAGGTAATTCGTCCACATCAAAGTCAGCTATGTCATGACCTCTTTTGTCCACATCAGGCATGTCTCTTGGCATCTCAGCTTCTAAATCTTTACCTCTTTGCTCCCAACCATGCTCTGGGTCTAGTACAGACTTATATTGATCTAACAACCAACTATTAGGATCTTCTTTCCCTGTAGATTGTTGAAGAAGCTCGTCAGCAATGTCTTGCTTGCCAGCAGCTTCTAACTGGTCATAAAGATCATCAATTTGATCTTGGATATCTTGAGTTTCAGCGCTTTTTCTAGCCTGTAACTCTTTCTCCTGTTGTACCTTTTGAATAGCATTTTTAATTTTTCTCATTTCACCAGTAGTAACTCTGGCATCATTTTTTACAAAATCATCAGGATTTAAATCATAACTTATTAATTGGTCTTTAATTCTGTCATATTCACGTTGATATGCTCTTTTATTCTGAGCAGAAAATGCTTCAGAAAGCTTTCTTGACTCTGATATCAACAGCTTGCTAATTAAATCAATCATAACATATCTTTGATCTTACAAATAACCTCCTTAGATACTTCTTCACTCACAATCTTATCACCAACATAAGCTCTTCCATATTCATGATAAAAGTGTTTCCTATAAGATCTAAAAACACTGCCAGTGGCAAAGACAACACCGGCAGGAGTCTTAAATCTTTTATCTTTAACACTATTGACATACAACATACCATCTTCAATATATATTTTATAACCATCGATATAATGCACACCATTCATGCCTGTTTGTAACAATAACAATCCACTAATTAATAACACTCAATCGCCTGCCACGATACTGGGGGTTCTGCCAGCGCCCGTTTCACGAGCATAAGGAAGAAGGAACCCAGCTGGGTCACAGCCCATCCCTCCTGTGAAAGGTCGAACCTCAGCTGGGTTAATTGTTAGGGGTGCAGGAATCGAACCTGCTTCATTCGCTAGTACGGGCAAGCCCGTGTCCCTATGGCAGCGCTACCGCAGGACGCCATAACGAAATGCTCACCAATCGCATCTACCCCTAAGGTGGTGTGGGTACTGGGACTTGAACCCAGGGCCTTCTACAGTGGGCTCACTACGACAAACTGGAGCAGATAGCGGGAATCGAACCCGCGCCCTCGCCTTGGCAAGGCGACGTGCTACCATTATCACCATATCTGCATAGAGCACCGAGATGGTTCTACCCCACCCGAAGCCCCCATTATAGGCCGCGAACCCTAGGAGACTTCCCTCTTTAGCGAGGGTCGGTGCATATTCTAGTACTCCCAAGGAGAATTGAACTCCTGTTTACAGATTGAAAATCTGTCGTCATAACCACTAGACCATGGGAGCATAAAAGTCCCCCACCGAAGTGGGGGACTTAGTTTGGCGACCCTTGCGGGGATCGAACCCGCGACCTCTTGCGTGACAAGCAAGTGCTCTAGACCGTCTGAGCTAAAGGGCCAAGTGTTAATCCACATCTATAAAATTGTCAAAGGGTACCAAAAGCAAGAGCCCCTGGGCTTTTTAGTTCCCAGGGGCTCTTAAGAGGTTCTTGATTATACTGAACTCTTAGGTGCCACCTGGGTCTGGATCGGTCTTAATACCGCAGTCCCATCCAAACACGTCGAATCGCTCGACTGCTTGTTCTGCTGTCGCCATCGTGGCTTCCATAAGTAATGGGTGTGAGTTCATGTCTGCCCTATATTTTATCGGAATCGTTCCGAATTGTCAAGTCATTTCTAACAGTCCGCAAAGAATCGTAAATTATCTATCACGGCCATTCACCAAACTCATCCATCATCATATCAAAGTGGCTATCTTTATCCACACCAATTCCATCTATAACACTAGATCTATATACCTCGGCTTCTGGTGGCAATGGCTCTAGTACTCTAACATAAACTTCGTAACCGTCCGCATCGCCACTCGCTGTACTGGCAATTGGTTCAACCCCAAGACGATCAATCCATTCGTTGTAGCCACTTTCGTCTACATAAGGATCGTCTGGATCTTCTGTTGAATCTATAAAAGTCGTCATTTCATGTCTGGCCACACCTTCATCACCCTTAAACTCACGAATTCTAATAAACGGTCCATTTTGCTTGGCGGTCCAATGAGCATCTTTTATATCAGGATAAAAGATTAAAACTGGAAGGATGCCATAAACGGTTCTAAACTTCATTGTATTCCTATTTAATGGGCGGAACCCAAAGCCTACACCAACCGTCTAGTTCAATAGGCCCACGAATTTGAGAACAGATATAACGATCTCTGACGACTTTTTTGTAAGCATATTCACAATTAGCGCACATCTGATTACCACTAGGTTCACTCTGATATTCAGAGTCCTCCCGACTCATCTTATAGGGAGGAGTACCGCTTCCCAATATGGCATACAATAAAGGCAGATCGTCCGGTAGCCCGCCAACCAAAATAGCATCGACTAGACTTTTAACTTCTTCTGGTGCATTTTCTGCGGCACGCGGATAATTGTCGTTCATTTCATTTCTTCCATAGCATCTTTTCTCATGTTATCCAACATATCTTTTAACCATTCCCAACAATCTTTTTCATTATAAGTCATTCTCTCATCACGATCCTTGGTGCCATCCGCGTCCGCAGGCACAAACCTCCCATCCTCTGTTTCAACTAAATGATAATTACCACCATCTTTCGGGGGAATCAAACAAAACATGCCACCGCCATCATGCGGCGAAATCAGTCGATCAGTACAAGAACAATAGAATCGTCCATTAACCGCTTGACAACGGAAGTAGCAAGTAGGTTCTTGCCAATCGCCGCCTGCCTCAAACATTTGGCAACGGGCTTGATCTTTTAGCTCAGAATCTTCATCTTCATGAACAGTTATCAATCTATCCTTGCTTACATCATAATCATTCTCAAGATCGAAGCTAAATCCATCAATATCCATTAATTCTTTAAGAAGCTCTTGCCATTTATCCTTAGCTAGATTGTCATAATCAAAATCTTCATTAATCATATCAAGCTTCATAATTTAAGCCCTCGATATTGAAAATATCATTAAGTTCTTCAATATCATCGTCGTCTAACTTATCGTCATCATCTTTAATTTTCTTCATCTTAGATAAGATATTCATATAGTGATAACGCTCTAACATTTTTTGAATCACATTAGCTGGCAATAGGTTCTTAGACCCAAACTCTTTAATTTCATCGAGAGTCATATCCCTATCAAAAGCATCGCGCCTTGCATCCTTGACCGCTTGACGTTGAAATAACAGACTGTCCACACCTTGATCAATTTCATCCAATTTGGCACGTAATTGAGCCTTTAACCCTTTTATTTCATCTTCGCCAAGATCATTTAATATATCATAATCAATTAAATCTCTTCTCAATTCCCCAGCAGTTAAATCCATGTTTTGAACTACATCTCTGAATTCGTCCATATACTTCTGAACATCTACTTTATGTGAATACGGACCTTTAACCCAACCCCTATAGAGATCGTAAACACCATCAGCATCAGCTATATCGTACTTGCCACGCTTTGCGAACACCTGCAAAGGGTGTTTGGTGCCGGGAATGAATAAACCATCATAACGTTCTTCAATTTGATCACCAATAACATCCCATTGATGATCATTAATATTCTCATCAATTTCAACCAACAAATCAACATCGGTATGAGGCAACCATTGATAACTGAGAATAGACCCCTTAATTAAGGACTTTCCAATTACAGGAACCACATTCTTATCAATATCATCGACAATTTTCTTGAGGAATTCCATTATCTCTGGTTTTAGTTCTTCATCCTCATCGAACATAACAGGATCAAGGGCAGGCCTCACTGGATCAATAGGAGACTCAGAAAATACATCTTCAATTTGGTTGATAAAATTCATACATTATATATTTGGCTCACCGATATTATAAACGTACACTTTAAGGCCATTTTTGTAAGCTTTCAACATCATATCTTTAGATCCTCGACTCTTGCCATCCCATACGATTATGGCTGCGTCAGCATATTCCGCCATTTGCCCATTACGAATAGGTCCAGCAGAATCACCATATTTATTCCAATCTGCCTCAAACACCTTTAAAGGCAAGCCAGCTGCTTCAGCGTAATCTTCTCCAAGTTTATCAACACCACGCTGACCGCCGCTAACAACTTCTGTTATCTCAAAATCAGACTTATCAACAGCATCAATTACAAACGCTGGATCTGTAATATACCTTGATCCAGCTACTATCGTTTTCATAATGTTTAAATACAGCTGAAGCCGCCCTTAATAGGGCGGCTTCAGGATTGTCGGACCTTGTACCACTTTTGCGGTACCGTGGCCCTTTTGGAAGCGGGGGAAGGATTCGAACCTCCGACCTTGAGCTTATGAGGCTCACATGCTACCGGACTGCACTACCCCGCATCAAGCTACCAAAAATAACCCCACCAGGGCCTGTCGGCAAGTCTGATGGGGAGCAAAAGTCTCTGGATGGATATGGGTTAAGTTATGATCGACGGCGCTCTACCGCTGAGCTATTCCCCCAGTGGTGGGGGAAGTAGGAATCGAACCTACGCATCCGGCTCCGTATGCAAGATCGGGATTAACGCAAAAGTTCCAGAGATTGAATGGTAAGTATTAGGACTAGGAGAGTACCGGGTTAAGTAGTGCGTGATTTTCACCACTCCCCCATATGGTGGGGGAGGTAGGATTCGAACCTACAGTGAACTGATTAAAGTCAGTTGTGTTTACCGATGCGGAATTAACGCAGAAGTTCCTAATCCTAATACTTATCATTCAATTGATTTGCAACAAAGTAAAATCAGGATAGACGAGGGTTAAATTTTGGTGATAATACAGGAATTGAACCTGTACCCATTGCTTTGCATGCAATTGCTCTACCAGAGAGCTAATTATCGGAATTAACGCTCAAGTTCCTGATTTTGCTTTGTTGCAAATCGTTGGCAGCTTATATAAAATTGTCAATGTTGCTTTGGCAATTAATCGCAGCAGAATGAATGGAGGTCAGTGTTTGGTGCGAATGTGGGGATTGAACCCACTACCCTCAGTTTACTAGACTGATGCTCTACCTAGTGAGCTAATTCGGAAATGACGTCCTAGTTTCTGCTGCTATTGATTGCCAAAGAATAACTGGATGATTGCAGGTTAAAGTGTTAGTCAAATCCAGACCGGGATTAACTTGCGCGTTCCAGTTATCTCATTTTTATCATCCGGGAATGTTCTGTCAAGTATTTCTAGCTCTTATTGCGATGAGGAAATGGCTCTTTAGGTATCGGCTTGCCCAAAAATTCACAAATAGGTGCCCACCCCTCGCTAACTTCATAAATCAACCAATCTTCTCTGGCCATAAAATATTCAAGTACTCTTTTAGTATGTTTAAAATACCCTTCTAAGAATCCATTCTGATCATATGCAGTAGTGCCAAACAAGTCAATGTGAGCCTGATATACTTCAGGACCACATCTTCCATCAGGTTTGAGATTATGCCATTTGAATCTTTTTGAAGCATTTTCACACGATTTAAGCCACTTAAGCGGATTACGCATCGTGAGTATAAATTTAGACCCCGGATATTCCTTATCCAGGTTTTCAAAACAATTACATATAGGGGTATCAACCAAAGCATCAAATCGCTTAGCTCTATCAGCATATTTAGGATAATGCCTAGCATGGTATCCCAATATCACCAAAGCTTCGCATAAACTAGCCGTACCAGTGCGAGGAAGACCAATACCAAAAACTTTAGACACCAATTAGCCCCTTTAAGTGCTTAGCTGCTGCTTGTGGTTTGAGATAATTCTCCCATAACTCTTTCGAAGCACGTGCATAGGGTCTGGGATCTTCAGTTTTGAGCCTTTCAAGATCATTTGGCTTTTCTAAATACAAAAAATGTTTATTAGGGACAAATGGATATTCATAGTGTGGAATATAGTTCAAAACTAATGGCATGCCACATGAAGCGAACTCGACTTCTCTAGTATTCTTACCGTCACAATTGTGTTTATTGCCACCCTGCAAAATCAACCCCCATTTGCATTCTTCAATTATTTGAGCAAATTCAGAAACATGAACACGTTGGCTATGAAACGATCCATCGCGCTGACACCACTGAATATACGGCGGTCTACCCCATCTTCTATTGCTGTTAGGCCCACCAGCACAAGAAGCGATATACTTAAAATCTCGACTTGGGTCCCACTGAAAACATCCCATAGGAAAATTAAGGGTACTCCACATGATCCACGATATCACCTTAATACCAGTCTCTTCTTCGAATTTAATCCAAAATCGATGCGGATGAAATTGAGTTTTAATAATAAATTTCAAATCTTTAAGTGCAGTCTTAAACAATCCATCACGATACATAGATTCAATATTATAACATCCACCATTGGCATCAAATGCAATTAATATGCCATTGACCTTGGCTATACTAAAGCCTTCTTCCTTCCGATGATATTTAGCTGGAATAGTGAATAACGGCGCTTTAGCAATTTTAAATTCTCCACTCTGCTCAAGAGTTCTCTTAAGAGAATGATATCCCTGCGATAAGAACTGGTCATTCCTATTCAATATCAATTGCATGTGTTATTTACTTCATTTAATAACTGGCTCCAAAAGCCCGCCATATGAGTATGATGCTTCTAGGAAGTCATCCCAAACCCTCAACTCCAGTTCTATTTATCCACCGCCACCCTCATTCCCAAGGAAAATCGTCAAATACGACGATCGGACGATTTTCCTTGGGAATATACAGCAATGCACGCTCAGTGTTGTAGCTATGCCACTCCTGAGCCTCCTCCTGAGACATTCCATTAGCGATATGGACCTGAATAATCTTGACATAACTATATGCTGCCACCTCGTTGCCATGATTGTTTAAACTAGTGCCTACCAGCGCATCCTTGAGTCCGTCCATGATAGGCCTCAGGATTGCACTCCTCCAGGTATGATAGAATCTTATTACTCATTACATACTGAACTGTTCAGCGCTGTACCAGTCTTCATTCTTGCGGAACTTTTGAGTGCAGACAATGGAAGCATACAAAATCTTTTCATCTTCACGAACAGCCTGACCAACAAATCGATCACTTTTCAGCGAATCAACCTGGAATCCGTCTTCATCTTCGCCAGAAATCTTAGTCTTAGCGATCTCTGTCTCGCAAACACTCTGAACCACACTCTTCACTTTCTCATACTCACGCTGTTCAACATCTTCCACGGCATCAAGTAGATCTTGCAACGAGTTTACTTCAGACATCTCAACACGAGTGTCCGGAACCTTAGGTGGCCCCTTCTTAGACTCAATAATAGCCAAGCTACCATAGCACTCACGAATAAGAGCTGGCCAGATTGACTTCCAATATTCGTAGTTGGGGGTGCGCTCAATACCAACAATTTTGCCATTGATAAGAACTATTGCACCAATCTGATTAGAGACAAGCTCGAACTCAGCTACGAAGTGATCTAATTCCTTACGGAAGTGATCATAGAAGTACTCAAGATGGCCGTAACTACGAAGCCCCATCTCCTGGTTCAGCTTGGTGATGGCTGGCCAGAGTTTACTATATTCAGACTTCTGACGAACCTTAGCGGCTTCCTCACGAAGTGGGAACGGAAGGATAGACATGTGGCCACTATCCTTAATGTTCAAATATCCACCCTGTGACTGCTGCACGCAAGCCGCAGTTCTAAAGGTCTTCTGAGCCTTCTTCTTCACCAAACCAGCATGAGTCATCGCATGGTCCTGGGCTTTCTGACCCTTATGGACATACGTTGCTTCAGATGGAACAATCATGATATTCTGGGTCTTATTCTTGAATACCATTGATCCATAATCACTAGTGGAGATCTCAGATCCCTGCTCAGGAGATACGAAACGGTCATCAGTCATATCGCTAATGAGCGGAATAACCTGCATATAACCAACTGACTGAATACGACCGGGGCGACAGCCACGGATGATGTTAGAGATTGCGATTTTAGCCATGTCAACCTCCTTAAGCCGACAAACGCGGTACAGTTGCATTCAACAGAGCTTGTAGACCACGCTCTGTATCCTGCTCAATAGCCACACGAATTAATGACAGTCCAATACCTTCTGGTGTGGAGACAGGCAAGGCCGACACATGATCAGAAAGACTACGAATACCAGCAGCTTCTGAAGCCATGACCGGGCTGAACTGATAAACTGGAGTTTCGATACCCAGCCTACGCGCTGCAGAAATGACTTCATGGACGCGACCAGCAGGAGCATTCTCATACCCATCGGTAATCAAGAACACAACATCTGGTTCAGTCATAAATGCTTTGGCCACAGCCTTAGCAAGAGAGGTGTCACCAGAAGCTTTAATAAGCCCCTTGCGGTCAAGCTCCCCTTCAGTGCAGAACACTTCGCTGGAATCACTGGCCTCAACAAGTACGTCTTTCATTGCCAAGGAAATCGCCAGAGGGCGATTCTTATTGTGATCAGTTCCAGACATAGAGAGTGAAGTATCGAGTACAATCGACGCCTTCTGATACCGCAAGGGAAAACCACTAGCAACCCGAGAAGCCTTTTCATCAAGAGCAGCACGAGAATCCTCATCCATACCCTCTTCTAGAGCATGGACATATAAAGAAACCGCATCGAGCTTAGAAGCATCAAACTTCATCTCGACTTCAGCCTTCTTGGCAGACCGCTGGCTACGCAGCTTCTGCTTATCAGTCATCGTGTCCTTAGTCAACTCAAGAATGCGATCCTTACTTACCCGCTTATGGAAACGCCCACGAATACCTTCAAGTACTTCCTTAGGAAGAACCTTACCAGCAGACAGGTCATCACGAGCGGCCACCCGCGCCTTCAGCACATCATTCTTGAACGGAATATCCTTGCCGAAAACATAGCAGATTGACTCATAGATATCACTCTTCGGACAAGAAGAATGAACAGCATAACGATCAACTAGCTTGCGAACCAACGCTGCATCACGAGCGGTAGCATTGTCAATACCACCAGCCAGAACACGCGCTACAACCATAGCGTACTTAGAACCCCAAGCATGCTTGAGAGCCTTCAGCAAATGGCGGCGATACTTAACAGCCCACCAAGGCAGATTCCTGTGCGCCAGAACAGACACAAGAATAAAAGTCCTAACGCTACGGCGGTTAATCTTCTGGTCACAGATCATGCCCAGCATCTTCAAAAGACGGTCAGCCTTCAAACGACCAGACAAAATCTTGATCAGCTCCGCTTCTTCGTTGGAAGATAGAAGTGATGCGCCATTCTTGTCACCAAGAAGACGGGTGATACCTTGCTGGATGGAAATATCCAATACACCAGGTAAAGCCAGCATGGCGAGGTACAATCCACGATTGACCTCAAACACAGCGTTATGAATATCTTCCATGGCTGCGATTTGTTCGGACCGCTTATTGTAATGAGTCTTCTGTCCAGTAGCCGTACTGGACATATCCAAGAATGCTAGAACTGCCTTTTTAACAGCCTTCTTAGCATCCGGCACAATTTTCAATTGGCCATTATCAAGATACACAAGCGACTGAACCAATGCAGTTGTCATACTGCGCTCCTTCAATACGTCTAAATCAGTTTATACAAAAAAACAATTGTTAGTAAATTATGTCAGCCACCTGCTAAGCGGATAATCTCATTAAGGGGGCCATCAGTTCGCTTACGGCAAGAGGCAACTTGTTTAGCAGCTAGCTTTTGCAACGCTTTAGCCACCAAATATTTAGTATTTTGACCTAGCTTGCCGCCCTTAGACTCCACTTCTTCTTCAATAAATTGATATAATGCTTCGATTTGATTTTTACCACCATAATCTGTACGCTGAAATTGCTTAGCCTTTTTGGCATTTTCAGCAATATTGCTCAAACGCGCTGTTTTACGCTGTGGTTCTGCGATCATTTTTATCTCCTAGTAGAGATAAAATACGCTACATAGTTATTTCGATAAGCGATACTTGGTGACACACATATAACCAACCATCTGCAATAAAAGACAGTTGATGTTCAAATACTCTTGGTACTTCCAATCTTTTGTAAGACGATATAGGTATTAAAAATACTGGGCCATAAGATATCTCACCGTTGATGACTAATCTAGTCACCTTTTCAAGACCGGTTCTAGCTTTCATCTTTCGAATTTGCAGGACCCCCACCATCCAGTCCGTAATAATTTTAGTCTCGCCATCCTTGGTGCGAATAACAATCTGCTTAAGAAACTTATCAGTAATATACTTTCCAATACCAGCAGCTTTCTGATCTTCATCGAAATCCATAAATTCAACATCATCATAACTGAAAGAATTGTCAGTTATGATTCTTTCAATCTTTAACATATCTTATATTTTATGAAGAGGATTCATCTGATTCAGATGATTCTGATGATGGGGAATCAGACGACTTAGGTTTTAAACCTTCGTCTGAATCATCTAAATTATGGTCATGTGGTTCAAAACTATCAGACCCGCCATTATCAATAGAGGCCCTCACCTGACGTGATGTAAATACATTAGTATATTGGCTAGGTTCAGACGTGTCTTCACCATATTTATGGGGATGAACCAATCCATTCATCTCTTCGACTAATCGAGCAGATCCCTCAGCTGGCTCAGTCTTCTTAAATTTCATCGTCACATCAATAACATCTTGACGATCACCTGGCTTAGAGCTAGTTAAAGAAACATTAAAACTACATCGTGATACTTCTTTTTCTTTATTAGCGTCATGAAGATGCTTTTTAATTTCAGACCGAGACAGTCTAACTCCCATTCTGACATCCATTTCTTCTAGCCCTAAGGTAGAAGGATCAATCATGGATATCAACGGAACTTCGATATATGTGGTGTCATCAATTTTACAACGGACAACTTTAGGAACTAAAGTACCATCTTCTTCTTTATGAAAATAATGATCAACTTGCTGAATAAACTGTCTATCTTGGATTTCATTGGCTGCACCTGCTGCATGTGCTATACCACGAACAATATCAGATAAAGTCTGCCCCTCTCCACTTGATTTAGAAGGGCGTTTTTCAAGATATGCATTATCTGTAGCATCTGGAGTTTCACATTTAACTGAAGAGCCCTCTGACTTGGGTTTCTTCTTACCAAACCAAGTCAGAGGGTTAAAAATACTCATGCATTAGTTACTAGGAGCAGATGCAGCAACTTTTGGCTGAGTCACAGCCTGTTGAATCATTTCCATAAATTGCATCATACCTTCTGGGGCATCATCTTTAGCGATCTTCATATTAACAGCATAACGAGCGCGAGTATCAGTTTTACGTGTCTGAGAAGACTTATGACTAGCACGACCAGAAATCTTAACTGAGAACGGACCCCAGCCAGCTTTAGCTTGAAAACTACCCTCTGCTTCAGATTCTGAAGTAGATTCTTCAGAAGATTGGATAGTCATTTCAAATTCAACACTACCCTCTTGAACATTAACATTAGGATGAGTCAAAATGGAAAGTAAAGGGACAGCCAGTTTCTTTTTAACAGTATTTGTGACATTACCTTGCTCATCAACTATATCTTCGTCATATTCAGCAGTGACCATCACAACATTGCCATTTTCATCAAGACCAACTGCCTTGACCCATTCCATATAATTATAAGACAATTGCTTCTGAGTATCGGCCATGGCCAAAGCTGGGGCTTTAAACATGCGATCAAGCGGTAAAGCATTGATCGAGTTACCAACCATTTGTCCAATATTAGCCATATTATTCTCCTTGGTTCTTGTAATATATTTGAACCAAGCATTCTATTAAGATACTGGGCCTACGTATTTATATAATATTCTCCTTCGATTCTTAGGATCTTTTTCACCATTAAATAAATCTGGGTACTTATTTATGGTCTTACTAACTTGACTTTCTGACAGCCCAGTCCCATCCATTATCTGCGCACGGTGCATTGGCTTTTTCCCATCAACAAAGTCACAAATAATATCTAACACTTCTTCCGCTTTCATCCTTCTTTTCGGTTCAAGTGGTCGATCAATTTTCTGAGTGGCATCTTGTGGCCTATAAGAATTCGTCTCTTCTTTGGGTTCTGCTGTAACCTCATCTTCTCGATTTAGCTCAAATTCCAGTTCTGGCTCTGATTTTGAATTCAATACTTCTTCTTTACGTTTATTGATTCTATTAATTAAATCTGTTAGATGATGATTCTTAATACTGCCATATTTTTCAGTGGCAGTAACACTTTCATATTTCGAAAGTCTATCTTCAAGAGATTTTATTCTATGTCTTAGGGCTGCAATCTGCCTGACAGGATCTGTTTTAGTTAATGGTATGACTTTACCATCACCAAACTCTGCCAATAAGATTCTCAATTCTTCATTTTCTATCTCAAGTTTATCATTTCTGTTTTGTAACTTAGAGTTTTCTTCTGATAACTCTTTATTGATTTTACCTAAAATTTCAGCTGCCATCAGGCCGTCCCGTGTTTATTAAGTTCTTCAATAATGGTCTAATTGCCTCTTTAACATCATGCAACACAATATCAAATGTTCTATTAGCATCAATATACACAATATGTGGGGTATCACCTTTAGCCTTAACAAATTTTAAAAGCCATTCTAAGTGGTTCGGTAAATCATCATAAGCACAAGAAACCCTATTAAAAAAACTATGAGACATCATTTTTTTCTCAAAATGTTCAGCCTTTTCAATTGACGATCTTTCTTCTCGTCTATTTACGGCAGTCTCATAAGATACACGAAGAATAAACAGAATGTCTATTTTTGGTACCAAATCAAGATTGTAAGTAGCACTATGAATTTTTTTAAGAATATCTAATGAACACCCATCAGCAATTTGATAAGCGAAGCTACTTATAAAATTGTTGCGATCTGCAACCACACAATAATCGTCTTTCATTTTTGGTATCAAAATTGTTGAAATATATGCTGCATTATCCGCAGCAAATAACAAAGCTCGCGCTTGATGATCAACACCAAGTTCTCGATCAGCTATGATTCGTCGTAACTCTGCACCAAGCAAGGTAGATCCAGGGTGTCTAGTATTGATTGTCTTAATACCAATCTCATTGGCTATCCATTTTGCCAATTCAATTACTATTGCACTTTTGCCACTGCCATCACAACCTTCTATGCATATTTGAAATCCGTTTCCCATGCAACACACCTCCATCAAAATAATATATGAATAAAGCCGAGTGGATAGAAGCATACAATAATGGATTGTCAGCGTATGCCATAGCACGCCTTTCACATGTTACACCACCGGTCATTTATAAGCACTTACACAAAATGGGAGTATCATGTAGATCCAATTCTTCCTCGCACATTAAAACCGGTTCTTTAGATAAAATACTTAAGCAATTCAATGAAGGAATCTCCGTTACAAAACTAGCTTCTGAACATGGATATTCAATTACGGGAATGTCAGAATTATTGAAAAGAAATGGCATAAGCACCATTACAGCACCACAAAATAAAGGCGACTGGTCTTTTATTAATGTTAAACAACAGCTGTTTTTCTACTGGCTTGGATGGATGTTGGCTGATGGTTGCATATATCACAAACGCCGAGATAACCGCAATAGAGGAGTATCAGCAATATTAACAGTCCACAGAAATGACAATCATATTTTAGAATTCTTTAGAGATATTATCTATCCGCAACAAAAAATACATGTTGTTAAGAAAAATAATTGTAATAGATTAGACTTATCGATTCCACGTCATGTCGCCATGGAATTAGAAACATGGGGTTTAATTCCAAACAAAACATATGAATTCAAGATTACATCAAACCTACAGCATTTATCTGACGATCAATTTTGCCAATTTCTCATAGGATTCATAGAAGGAGATGGATCAATTGGCATCTTAAATCTAAAATCACGCAAAACAATACGCAAAGTTCCACGTGTCAGAATATGCAGTGGGTCTCAAGTACTAATTGAATGGCTTAGAGAACGCATAACACAATTTAATATTCCACCACGCAAAATCTATACAAAACCAAGATCAAAGTATTATGCCGCATACGAAATTGCTGGATCTGACGCTATAAAACTATACAAAATACTAATAACATACAAATACAAGTTATTAAATCGAAAATGGGATCGCTTAGAAGAATTCTTAAAATGATTCATTGATATTTATTATCATTACTTATCTAATGCCACCCTCTCAAATATAAAATATGGAGCTGGATAAGGCAACCAAGCCTAAGTGGCCCAAAATAATATACTACAAAAAGAGTAGTGGACATGTACGCAAAAGTGGCGGCAGACAAACAATCACTAAAATCAACAAAGATCTAAATGCTAGGCAAGTAGAATACGCTTTATCACAAGAGCACGATCAAATCTACCGCTATAACGACGATAAAACTATTGAAGCATATTTAAAAGGTGGCTTTTGGGAACATATGATTGCATTCGATAGAATTGATGCCCCTTCTAGATCACATTAGATCTAAGTTTCTCTCGTGGAAGTATAAATCTTCATCATATTTTTCATAAATCGATTTTGCTATATCACGACCCAAATACATCAAATCATGAATTAGACCACAGGTGCATACGCCGCTTGTAGAATAGAATTTACAATCACCAAAATGAACTATCGCACCATCAGGATGCGCCATGACTTTACGAAAATATCTATTGTTAATTCTCAATATCGCTACGCGAACTTTTTCATCTTTAAAACTTTTTCCCTCCATGCATCTTCTCCCGCAGCTTGTTATATTCTACCTTAGCGACTAAAGCACCAGCGATATCATAATTGCGACCCTTGCCGAAGTCCATAATCCTAATAATGGTATCAGCCAACTCAGCTTCTACCCCACTAAACTGAGGAATTTTATCATCAGGCGGATTTCCATGCCTCATAGCTTCGCATGCTTCCGCCAGTTCAGTGACCATCAACATCAGAGCTTCAGCATCATTCCGCTCTTTATTCCACCAACCCTTTTCGACGGCAGTCTCGTGCACACCATCAGCTACCTCGTTATATCCCTTAATCCAGTTATCCATGAACTGCATCCTTTGCTAACGAAATGGCTTCTTTAATGTCATCCCTAGTGGGATGCCTTTTGTGAAATTGAAGAGATGGAAAATAAAAACACTGATGGCCAGTAGCCCGCCACTCTATAATATTTCTCTCAGTGTCATCTACCAAAATTCTATTAGGACCAGCCAAAGCATGCTTGGTATGGGCTGGACATATAATCAACTTACTGACAGCCTCTTTGCCAGCATTGCGCTCAACCCATAACGCCTTACCAGCATATGCTGATGGCATCCTTGGGGCAGATGTCAAAAAATGAACATCGCATACTTCATTTAACCCATCATATAAATCGTTAAACCACCAGAATGGCGGCATGGTGTGCCAAAACTCTTCACCCATTATCTCAATCCAAGACCAAAAGGAATTCTTGCTGCGGCCCACAGTCTGCTCTAGCGCGTCATAAGGATGCATTGATTCATCCTTAGCCATTTCATCTAATAAATCCTGCTCAGTCTTGCCACACATGTTAAGAACATGCCCGACAAAATCGCAGCATACACCATCTAGGTCCAAGAAAATCATAGACCTTAAATACGCTAAATTACTTTGAAAACAGAACTACCCTTAGAGAGTACCGTAATTGAGTTCTCTTCCTCAATCACTAAATCATTTAGTAACCTGCCCTCAAAAGCCTGCCCTTCGTCATCATAAGGACGATCAGAGCGGACCGGGAAAGAGACATCCCTCTTATGCTCTTTACTTTTCTGAACAATATCAGAAATCTCTTGTTTTATATCATCTGGAAGCTCTTTTAAACGTTCCATGGTATCAATATAATAAGGCTGCCACTTCGACTGATAAAATTCTACCTGACCATGATTACTTTGGTCCATAGTGTTCCAGATATCTTCATCATCATAATCGTCTGGGATGTTGCCAAGCCCAGCAGCCGCATAAATATCAGGGTCAATGCCAAGCCTTGCCGCAATAACCCTGACGCGATCTCTACTACGCCATAAATTGGAAAGATATTTCAATACATCAATGACACCTTCATCTTTAAATTGATTATCAGCAGGCTCGGCTGCCATGCTCGGATCTAGCTGCTCTGTGTCTTTATTAGCAACCTTAAACGACGGCATTTCATCACCAATACCGTCAGAATCATCAACTTGAGCTTCTAATTCGGCTGCCTTCTGAGACAGCATCTGATAGAACGGCTCAGTCTTCTGGCCTGCATCTTTATACATTTGGCGTATCTCTTTGTAGGATACGCCAAATGCTTTACGCAATTTGTCAGCTAAGTCCTCGGCATCACTCGCCAAGTCTTCTGACAATAAGTATCTTAAGATTCTAGCCATGTGGTATATTTGTCTGAAGGAATATCCTCAGACATGCCACAATAACTACGGAACTTAATCCAGGCGTCACGAGCCATTTGGTGGTCCAGAATCTTGCTATCATCAGTCATGGCATGCAAGAGGCCATTAGCCGCAGCATACTCCAGGGTAGCCATGAACTTACTGTTGCCACCACGAACCACAACATTTTCGTTGTTGTCGTAGCACAAGTAGTACCTAACTCCATCACTACCATCAACATACATCACCAAATGGTTGATGTCGCTAGGCTTCTGATAACGCTGGTCGTCGTACATCAGTTATTTGTTGCAGCCCTACCGTATTTTTGAAATAGCTCTTTTTCTAATTCAACCATTGAAGATACTGACCGCCTATTTCTATCTGACAAAAGGCTAGTTAATTCCATTTCATCATTCAAACCGGGTCTCATAGATATTAATCCACAAGCAACCGCTGCTACCGAATCGGTATCACCCCCTAGATCTACCGCCTTTTTCATAGCTAAGTCTAAATCATCGGTGCTTTTGGATATCCAAAGAGCAGCGTGGGCCGTCTCCACAGCATCACAAGCTACTTTAGTGTCCACTCGCTTAAGTGAAAATCCCAGGATTCCTTTTAGATATTCAGAAACCTTAGATTTAGGACCTAGATCATGATAGTAGTAGTGAGACGCTAAAGCAACTGACGCTGAACTAATACAACTTGATGGGGTGGCATGAGTAACTGATGACTGAATATAAGAATAATTAACAACATCCTCAGGCGTGGGTAACACCCCAATTGGAACAGAGCGCATTACGCTACCATTTCTCTTGGATTTAGGAGATATCTTAGACACAAAATCATTAATAGATCGGCAATCATCTAAAAACTTTTGAAATCTTCTAGCATACCCATCAATACTATAATTGCGGTATTCATCCAAAAAATGCCAAGCGATCCAATATTGATTCCAAGGCTTATCACTAATCATATGGCGCATGATCGCCAGCGTCATCTGAGTATCATCAGTATACTCACCTTCCACTAAATCGTCTTTTCGATTAGGATGCTTATGAAATTTTAAATCATTAAGCGGTGGCTTAGGAGCAAACTCATAAGCTGCACCATAAGAGTCAGCAACCGCTATTTGTGTAATCATATTATTTTTAACAAAATAGCAGCAATCATGAACCATAATCACTTTCTAACCTTTGGATATTATCTTTTGCCTTATCTAGCCAGTGCTTTTTACCGTAATCAGTATAAAACAAATCATCACCTCGTTTTTCTAATAGCGTGTTTAAAAAATACGCGGATTTATGAAGATGCTCAACTCCTAAACCGTTCTCCATCAAAATTTCTCTCTGTTGATAAACAAAATCTTCATAAGGTTCACGAGCTAATGAAGAAAGATCTAGATCACAAATCTTCTGGCAGTTTGTATCTGTGTGAATTGAATCCATAAAATCTGCAGTTGCCATAATCATTCTTTCAATAGCAGCACAATCACGAAAGATATAAAGGCAATCTTCTAAAGATCGTAGGGCTATATCGGCGCTAATTCTTTCATTAACACCACGCCCAACCCCAAGCGCATAGTACACATCATGAAATAAAATCGCAAAAGAAAGATTAGTGCTGGTCCAACCAGCTTCTTCCATGCGATCCAACATGTAGAGGATGTGAGCAGGATTATGATAATACCTGCCATTATTATAATATGCTAACAGGCCGCTTAAGGTGTCATCCAATTTACATGGCACTATCCCAGAATCCATTAATATGCTGGTTGCCCATTCTTTAAATCTTTCATTCATGACCGACCTCTTGATAGTAGATGCTCATGATATCATCCCAACACAACAAGTGTGCAGCTTTTGGACTGCCGATACGCACGAATGCGTCACGGACAGTTTCTAAAGGAAACGACTATTAGATAAATATTCTCTTACTTTCATAAGTGTCCTACCAAGCTTGTTCTGGCCAGTTCCATCTGCTCCAGACCCCCAATAATAATCGATTGGTGATTTCTCAACTAAATGATTATGACCAGTACCCAGTAGGATTTCTTTAATATGCCTATGCTGCGTGAATTTAGCAAGCACCACCTTATACATCACATCGTCTTTAATCTGTTCCCAATTTTTCTTAAGCGGTAATGATCGATCACGCCCCATCCCTCGTGCTGCGCCAGGCCCTTTGCAATTACGCACTCTTTTTTGAATATCATGATCCTCAAATTTTTGCGCTTGATAATAATGTTCACTAGTTGGCCAAACATAACCGCCCAGATCAACTTCATGCCTAGAAAAATTAGAGAAACAGCCATATTTCTCATCAGGATGATAAAAATTAATAGTCATTGTATACCTATACCTTAACTCTGTTGGTGCCATTATAGGTTGAACACCAACTAGATCGTTGATGATGCCACTACCAGCAACGTCCTCTGGGGTGTATAACAAAATCTCTAGTTCTTTCAATATAGTCGCCACAGCAAAACGATGCTGATTTTCAATGCCCTGGCTATCACATATTTCTTGAAACCACACACGATAATCGTCTTTATTGAATTCTCGATCAGTTTGGAAAGCTTCAAAATCAACACCAGAAAAATCACCATCAACAAACTTACCAAATGACGGCATATTTTTAATTATTGGGAAAACAAGCCTATCAAATTTAGCAACTCGATCAGCCACGTATTTGTTCCTTCACAATGTTTAGCCCAACTAACGTGTCATATATACCATCCCTCTGATATATGTAAGTTAGTCACATTTTAATAAAATAGTCAGGTGCTTTATAAAAACTATTAACGGAGTCAACCATCCCAACAATTAACAATGAATCAACATTAAGACTAATCACATCACCACAAGCTGATATTGCATCATAAATATTGATATTGCAATTGTCGTCAATAGTCACAAACTTATCGCCAACAACAAAGTCGCACGGCTCAATAAAATGAAATCGGCATAATGTTAAAGACTGTATAATGGCATCACGAAATTCTTCAGATTTTACTTTTACTTCGAATATCCTCTTATCCATCGAATGCTTCCCGCAAAAGTCTAGCCGATAATTTGACATCAGACAGCGGATGGTGCTCTGGTTTTTCGTCCTTTAAACGCCGATAATTATTCATTGGATCCATGCCAACAGCCAGCATAATAGAAGAAATATCATGCAACGGGTAGGGACCAAGCCAATTCCGTAACTCTTTATCATCATCAATGCAACTGTTTAAAAATCTAGCTTCAACTGGCCATGAGCATTCCGCCGCCATGATCACGTTTTGGTATTTCTTTTTAGTATCAATCCACATATCCCAAAATAAATCACGAACTTCGCGAGGATTATCACAATTATAATCCAACTTCGGCACATTTTCCATGACCCACTTGCGATCAGAATCTGCGCCAGAAGCTTTGTCTGGGTGGCAGGCATAAGTGAAAGTCCATCCAACACCTTCCCAATTTAGCAACATGCCAGCTACTGCAAATGCAGTACCATGTAAACCGACTGATTCTACATCAATTACTAAAAATGTTGAATCTTTATCCATATATCTTTATATTCCGCTAATCGTCATCTTTTACTTCCAATCTAAGGGCATCCCTCATTGCAATGAGATCTTCCGCTGTTTCAGAGTTTATAATAATATCTAGAACTTTAGTGGCAGCATCCAGCTCAACTTCAATGGCCGCTATTTCTTGATTGGCATATGTCTGCATCGCTTCATATACAGCTTTTCTAGTGAAAGTCATGGAAGTTTTAAGCCCATTCTGATCTAGGACTTCTTTTAAAATTTCACTTTTGGGCTTCTTTTCAACCATGGGGCCTATCCTTAAACTTTAGTTCTGCTTTTTTGCACTTATGAGGATTACCATCACAATACTTATCCCACATTAAGCCAGCTTCACAAACATACTACTGCCAATCCTATCCCACCACATTCAAGTGCCATCCTATTGGTACAGCTGAGCTAACCATGAAAACAATTGAGCCTTTAAATTACATCCCCGCAAAATAAAGATATGCAACCATAGCAGAAACAGTCGCTAATAATGACAAAATAAATATTCTTTTACTAATGGACTTTTCTATTACTGCGTTGGTCGCAGCTTCCGCTTTGGCTTCTCTGACCTTTTTTATTGCTTCAACTTTTTTAGCTTTAGCTTTTAGCTTTAGCTTCTTTTTTAACATTTATGATTTTTGTCATTTTGTTTCTCCATGTTAATTTTGAGCTACGTTTCCTATCTGTTTCTAAAACCAATCTTCTAATTCAGTCCAGTGATAGTCGCTAATTCTAACCATCACTTGCCTTCAATGTACCATCTAAGTTCTTTGATATCATGTCGAACTTCCTTTAGTGCAACTCCATGCCATCGCAAATCTTGCAGTCAGGATCAGCGTTTTTGTGGGCAGGAAGCCCATCATTGGCGATATGTGTCATCTTCTGATGACATCAACAAATCCGTACTTCTTAGCCAGCTCTTTGGCTTTTACAACCACCGCTCGCCAATTATTTCCAGATGCCACAACTCTAGCATTATGCACGATCCCAAAGCCATTAGCACAGGCAGTCATATCAACATTACGCTTCTGCCATCCCAGCCCAGCCATCCTATCTTCACCGGCCTGGATTTCGAATTCTTCTTCCAAGCTGATATCGTATCCATCAGCTGCAAAATAATCTTCTGCTGACATTATTCCTGGTTGTCCAAACTTTCTACTTCTATAATCACTCTATCATCTTCTAAGTCTAAGCTGCGCACTATTCCAACAATCTTGTCTAACTCTACCTCATAGCCTGACCCACAGCCTGACCCACAGCCTGACCCACAATGGGCCAGCATTTTGCCTTCCTTAACTCTATATTGCGCTTCTTCGATAGCTTTTTGCAAAACTTCCTTCGGATAGATTATACCATTAGCATCAGGCTCATTTGCTCGTGGCCCAGCACAGATGTAACGCTTCTTACTCATATCTGATTTATATATTTAACTTAAAATAAATAAATCCCTATTTTACTATAGACTATAAAGCGCTATATCTATTTAATAGCTTTGTCACATATAACTTGTATTTCTTTCAGAGCCCTAATGGCTTGGTCAGGAATATTAATCGCCTTATCCACGCCATCTAATGTAGACTCTAGACAATGAACCAGCAAATCCTTGATCTCTGCCTCACGTGGTTTGTGCGGCAAATCCGATTTTGCATAAGCTTGCTCTAGAACTTCTTCCTTAACAGCAAAGTAATTTTCGACTTCTTCTAACGTCCACTCACCACGTCTAATAGACTTTAATTGTTCGCGATTTCGCTCTAAGTCTAAATCGTTCTCTTCTAAAATTTGTTCTACTTCATGCATTAATCGAACCATATGATAAGCGAATTTGAGATCATAGCCGTACTCCTGGACTACTTCTGCCCGCTTGCCAATACGAGTCTGGCTCTTCATTTTCTGCATTTGGCTGTAAGCGTAGCCCTTGAATTTGTGCCAGCACAGCTTTGATAAAAACAATTTACGATTGTCCCTGACCAACTCACCAATATGAGTCGAATGCAAAACACAACGTCGAGGCGTGAACAAACTATCGATCATATTGGGATTACAGCCCATGCATAAATCGAAATACTTCACAATATTATAGATATTTAGATCGTATTCACGGCCTTTGCCTCCCTCAGCATCTTTATCCATTAAATGGTGTTTTTGAAATTGATCAAATTTTGGCGGTTGAGCGCCAAACCCTGGAATATAGCCATCCAAATGGGGAAATAGAATGTTCTTTGGTGGAATAGCAAAACCATACACATCAAAATCACTAGAATCACCACTCACACCATAGGCTATGGAGCCCATGATCGTTTCATAATGGACATTACTCTTAAGAAAACGAGGATAATCTTTAATGATACCACGCTCTCGCAATTGATCAAAGACGCTAGGCATATACTTCTCCGCGCTTTTATAGCACGATCGTATGCATTATTAATAGCGCGGATAAAATCTACTACCTAAATGATTTTTCAAGATCGTACTTCTTAGTGTTGATTCCCATCTGTTCATATAGGCCAAGGGAATCAAGATCTTGAAGATCTTCTACGCGAATCATATCTGGCTCCTTATAGTGGATATGTATGCCTTATATCGGCACCATTATCTACTTTGGAGCTTCAGATGAGTTGTCAATTTTCGGGCCGAAACTGCAATGCCAACTATTATGGGCTAATGCCTTTATCACAAATAATATTTTTCTAACTCATCCAAAGCTTCACAGCTAATGCCATAAATTTCGATAAATGGCGTACCCCTGGCCAGCCCTGGTTGACCTAATTCATTGTGGAACCATATGCTAGAAGCTACCGGAGAGTCTATCCACCATTTTTTCCAAACTCCACCACGCCAACGACGATAAAAACAAAAATGACACAAATACCAATCCATGACCTTAACTAACCATGGCTTAGGATGATGATCTACAATATCAGTTGTTAATAAGAAGTTTAAAACATCAAATATCTCACCAAAATCTGCATCATTTTTAACATATCCAAAATTCATTAAACATACCAATAGTTCTGCCTTTACAATTTTGTCTTTGCGCACTTTCACATTATCTACTATCAACTCAAAATCAACATTTTCTAAGCGCATGTCATTAGCCATTGGCCTTCAGCGTGATCGTCAGACTCACTAAAATTAAGCACCAAGCCATCCATATTGATTAGTACAAACAACCAATCATATGCTTGCCGCCCAAGACAATCCAGAGCAATAAACTCGGTTTTATACTCCTATAGACGGCAAATTGCAGACCACTCAAAAATGAATACTTGGCAGTTTTATGACCCGATAGCTCCCCTTCGGCGGTGGAGGTGACTTATTCGGCCTTGGTGGTGGATCATCAAGCTGACTCGGTGATATCCGACTGCCGTGTGGCCTTGGTGTGGACTGAAACGCCATATTAAGCTCCACCGTGTTTAACCCGCCGCTCCATTGGCTCTATCCGTCCAGTTTGCATATCGACGCGCCACCAGTGCCCAGAATCGACACCCTTAGGGCATACATTCATTTCTAAGGTATCATCTCTCATGCAAACATTTAGCTGGTTGCCTTCTTCGGTCTCTAACGAGATTCCGTTATAGATCTCTTTCAGAACTACGCAACGGTCTTCTCTAACACTCAGTTTAAACATGACTCATCTCCAACGACCTGTAGAGGGTTGCGACGGCAATCTTTCCCACAATGATCCATACTTGTTTTATAAAATTTTTCGGCGGTATGACAATATTTTAGCGATCTCTTGGTCCGATAGTGGCTATTAGAGGTTGCTCGCGTTGATGTAACGTAGCCCGCCTATATCATAGTTTGATATAGCCAGCACCATTGCACTCTGTGCAATCTTCCCTAGCGATATCACCACAACCATTCAAACAACAATCACATATAGTATGTCCATTCAAGAACGAATATTTCTTAGCTTTATTTTCTTCCAAGATATCAATCAACTTAGACCAAATGGTCTCTCCCAGCATAAATACAGAACCAGGATTAATTAATACAGGGCTAATATTTGGATATTCTATAACGTTGATCCTAAAAACATTGCCATCATATTCCCAATCCAAGCCAAGCTCTTCCATCAATTTCTTGGCTTCGTCCTCACCCTTAATTTCATCAATCGCTGCAATGACATCACGACAGATCCTATCAAGATTATCAAATTGAGGCAGTCCAATTCTTGACGCTTTGCCCCTAAGAATACACACTTCAGTATGATTCAATGAATGATCATTAATCGACTTACGAGCATCACCCAACATTTCTAATAAATATTTAGCTCGTTTTAGTGCTTTAGCTTTCATGCTTTTAAAATACTATTCACCATAATTCGGACTTCCAAGAAGCACCAGCAATATTGATTTTATAACTAACGACAGACGCCCGTAAAGAATTATAATAAAAATATTAGATTGTAATATTCATCCTGGATTAAAATCAAGTCCACTGAACTGAACCAAGATCAATCCGCCTCCTGGATTATAGTTGATTAGTCCATCACCCTCATCATTAAACCATGACATTTGAGCGTTGAATTCAATCGGATGTCTGACACGACCATTAAAATAAATCATTGAAGACTCAGTATCGATATTAGCATCGGTCATCAACTGATCCCAAGTTATAATCCTGAGATCGATGGAATGCACAAGACTTTTACTGTTATTGCTCATTGTGATTTGGGCTGGATCTTTATCAGTCCGCATCCGGATCTTGATACCTCCACAGCCTCTAAAATAATAAATCTGCTTCATATTAAATTGCTTCTATCAGTAGTATGAAACCAAATACTCATAACATACCATTGACAGTCAATTCTGCAATTGACAAACTGTTATCTGATAAAATCAGCGTTGAAAGGACGGCCCTTTGTAACAGGAATAGACGACTAATAAATTATTTATTAATTAGTCTCAGGGTCCCCTAGCAGTCAGATGAGAAAGATTAACGCATCTTCTTTGATTTGTTGGCCAGCAGATTTATCTTTTAAACACAAATCTCAATTTTTTGGATCCAAATATCTTTTTATACCCAAATTTGTTGGCATACTCAGATTCTACAATGTTCATTTTAACAGCCTTATTATACAAAGTCTTTTTATGCATCACCCACCCATTCTCATTAGTATACCAATAATCTGGTCTTACCTCTTTATCATTAACAAAATTTAGTGATTTATAAATAGCCCCATCATGATTATGAGTGGTATCACAGTAACTAACGATACACTTAATTGAAACATCTAACTTTTTAATGCACCTACTAACAAACCAACTAGCAAGATTTTTCTTTTGATAATTTGGATGGATACAAAGACGAGATAATTCAATTACTTCATTTTTATTAAACCCATCAATCTCAATATTTTGCCTGACCAACTTGGAAAACACACATACAGCAATCAATTCATCACCAAAATAAGCTCCATAAGCCATTCCACCTTTACCTGCATTTGGCAAATAATGATACTTTGATAGCAACAGTTTGTATTCTTCAGCTTTTGATCTTTTTATGTCCAGATCACCAAAATCAAAATTTTCAATTTGGTTATCAGTTAATCCAGTCCAATATTTTATCAGTTCACCAATCCTATTTTGGCAAGCAAATTCATGTTCCCATAAATATTTCAATTCATGTGTGTTGGAACAATATTTCTCCAAATAAGTTGCCTTAGATTTATCAATTCTTATCGCTTTATCCTGAGTGTGCCAATAATCACCTTGGCATTCAATAACTAAATCTCTATCATTGGGTCTAGGAATTACACAATCAAAATTGTAGGGACCAATAATGCACTCTTTATCAGTATGGTTGCCTTCTTTAAAATATTTAATTCCTAAATCATCTAGGATAGAATATAAAATTTTCTGTATTGACGACAACCTGCCACTTTGGTTGGCCCTCCATAAAGCTAACCTTTTCCTGTTTTCTGGCTTATTCCATATTTCTGTCTGAATCTTTACCTGCTTTTCTCTATAATCGTTGTTACTCCACAGTTTCCTAGATCCATCAGAAAGTTTCTGTTTCAGTTCTGGCGTAACCAATTTTAAACTTTTATCTCTAGCTTTCTCTTTTTTATTATCGTCCCAAGCATTTTTCATTTTAGTAGACTGAGATTTTACAAATCTCTTTTTATCTAAAATAATCTCATATTTATCACATATTCTCTGAACTGAGCTTATAGATGAGTTATATGTTTTGGCTATCTCCTCTAACGACAAAGAATTTCTGTTGTTCCTTATGAATTTAATTATCTCAGGATCATCTAGAGGAGACTTAGTTTTTAACGATGCAGCCTCTGCTCTGGATCTTTTTAACCCAAGTTTCCCACACAGCTTCATTACTGTCCTGCGAGGCTTGCCAATAGTATCACCAATTTCTTGATGGGTTAACCCATCATTAAATAAATTTGTTATCTTATCTGATAATTCTTGTTCCATAACAAGTCATATTTTATATAAAAAAGAACCCCGCACAACGGCGGGGTTCTTTTGATCCTTCGACCGAGTGTCTCTTACAAGTTTGACACATTAATGAATCTTCTGCATGTTATTATTAGTGTCACTGACTGGTTTATCATGTGGATCTTGAGTGACTTGTTTAATGCCATCCATGTCTTCTGGCCAGCCAACAGCATTTTCATTCTTTTTACCAGAAGTGTATTCTTTTCTTACCTTTTCTAATGCATTGACTGCTATTTCAATGTCTTCATGTGGTATTCCCTGTGATTCCAGTTCTGATACCAAAGCTTCCTCAAATGTTTCATCTTCCAAAAATTTGTAGCTATGCACCTTGTAAAATGCTGCGTTAATGGCATCAAAGAAATCATTAGAATCTTTAACTCCAGTATGACATATAGAATCAACAGCTTTACCGATATTGTTAATTCCAGATGCTAAATGATGTGCTTCATCAATAACAACTAAAAAACGATCATCAATTAAATCAACACAACTACATAAAACATCATAAGAACACACAATCACATGAGGCCCAACCGATTTCAATATTTTTCTTACATTATCCTTTTTATTTTGGTATTCTTGAATCACTGATAAAGATGGCAAAATTAATTCTAATTTAGAAGTATTAACAACAAACTTCCCATGATTAGTTTCATTACAAAAATTGTTAGTAATGCACATTTTAGGGACAGCAATAATTGTAGAAATACCAATCTTATAAAAATAAGCAGCAGCAGCCAAAATAACTTTACTCTTGCCACTGCCAGTAGGTGATGAAATCTTAGAAAATTTATTGTTTATTATGTGTTCTAAAAACTTTTCTTGATAATACCTGTGGCCACTAAAACTACAAGATGACTCATTAATATCATTAACTACAGAATAAATCCTGTTGCCAAGAACACCTTTTTTCAACACAAAACTTTCTATCATATTAATCTATAACAATTTGCTATTTATGATTAATACTGATTATCTTTTTCTTCCCAATATCTTTCTAGACAATTGTTACACCAATTGCCATCACTGTCCCATTCATCATCTGTTACTATTCTGCCGCAATCACATTCATGAAATCGTCTTTCTCTGGATTTTACATATTTAAGGACATTACTGCCAGCTCTCGCTTCAAAATAGTCGTCTAAAAACTTAAGCGTCTCTTCTTGTGTGTGCTTGTTCTTGAGAAAATTAGCACCTTTACAAACTAATTGAACGTTACCTTTGATGTACCCTTTATCAGAGTCTATGCGATCAACAGATATTGAATATAATGACCCATATTCATGTTTCATTTTCAATCCAGTTATATTGCATAGACCATTCTTAGAATCATAAATTTCTTGAAGGTCTTTGTGTTCTATGTTATATTCAGCTTTTTCTTTTTTTCTCTTTTGCGCTGTGTGCCTAGTTCTTCTAGCCAGATCTATTAAAAATCTTTCTGGAGACTGCTGAACATAATCTCTAGCTCTAATCCTAAGTTCTTTCTGATTATCAGCATACCATCTCCTCTTATTAGAATTTAAATCATCTTTCCTTTTTTCTCTATACTTGTTTTGATAAATTGCATAACATTCCATGCACTGATTTTTATTCTTTTTAAATTGGACTCCATCTTCTTTTTTGGCACCACAATCCCTGCATACTCCAGATTCTCCTCTTCCTGGCCTTTGCACTATTACTTCATCACAGTTGCCGCATGCCCATCTTTCTGGCTTTCTAAGATGAATAAAATTTTCTTTATTGTCACATTTAAGACATTGATTTGGTTTAAGTAAACTGGCCATCGAAAATTCTCCGTCTTAATTATATATATACAAAAAAACCTCGCACAATGGCGAGGTTTTTTTGAAATTCTGTGGACGGTAGATTTCCTAATTAAAGGTTACTAACGTTCACTGTGGCATAAAAGAGGCCGCCATCCTCGATCAGCTTCTTGCCGTACCGGGTCATAACACCCTTGTTTGGAGTGAAGCTGTTCGGGTCCAGCACAGTTGGGGTGCTGAGCAGCGGAATGTACGGAGCGTAGAAGTAGCCCGCGTCCAGTGCGCTGTTGCCCTTGAAGCCCATGAGGATCTTGCAGTTCGGGAACAGCGGATCCTTGTAAAGCTTCATCTTGCCCTGAATGGTACCAGCATTGGTGATGCCAATGTCGATGCCATCAGTAGCGAGAGCGTCAGAACCACGGAAGTCATTGAGCTGCTCGAACTTGGAAGCGATGTCAGCCGAAGTAACCATCCAGTTGGCAGGGCCGCGCAGAGTGGTACGGTGGATAACGTTCGCAACTTCCAGAGTCTTGTAGAGCAGCGCGATGTTACGGTCCACGAAGTTCACTGACGCGCCAGCAGCGGTAGCAAAGTTGTGGGTCGCACGAACGCTAGCAGCAATGATCAGGTCATTGATGATTTCACGATCGATTTCCGCGACAATCTCGTCACCCAGCAGGTCAGTCAGGGTGGCCTCGGCATCGATGTTGTGCACCGACTTAAGGTCCTGAGCGGCCTCCAAGCTCCAAGAGGTCTTCAGCTTACGGGTGAGAGCAGAAACGCTATCACTATCGATGCTGAGAGTAACCTCAGGCTGGAACGGGTTGTTCTCAAGGTCGAACTCATAGTCTACAGTCGCAAAAGCGCCAGCAGGCAGAGAACCACCGGTCAGAGTAACAGTCACATCGCCAGTGTCATTGTTGAAGCTGGAGCTACCAGTATCAACACTAAGAGCTGAAGTGACATCCTCAGACTGAACAACAACGTCTGGATCGCCATTGGCATCGAAGGTCACCTGGATCAGCGGATCAGGGGTATCGCAACTGTCGGTGTCTTCAGCGAAGACGTTAACAACCACAGTACCAGCGAGCACAGGCTTGTGAACGAGGTTGCCAGAAATAACACCACCAGCAATAGCCAGAGACTCATCCTTAACAGTCTGGGAGCTGTAGTAAGGATCGAGCGCCCAACCGTTCTGACGGCTGAACTGCTGGCTGGTGTTCTGACGCATGATCTGCGTACCAGCCTGGGTCTGACCCTTGGTCAGAGCGTAACGGTAGCGGATATAGAACAGCAAGCTAGCTGGCTGGCTCATGGGCTGAACACCCACGAGATTGTCAGCGATTAGCTTGGGATAGCTCTTACGCAGAAGGGGCAGAGCAAAGCGGGTAAAGTCCGCAATGTTGCCGGTGGAGACGGCCTGAGAGTTCTCAGTCAGAAGGCTGCTCTGAGGAGAGCCATCGCCCACCATGTGGGAGTGCTGATTCTCAAGAATAGCAGCCATGAGCTGCATCTTGCCTTTGGACTGCACCTCAGGCATCTTGTTGAGAACCTTGGCCCAACGCTTAACTTGCTGATTGGACTTAGCCTCAGCGAGCAACGTGGCTTGACGACGATTTGGTTTCATAGTCGATCATTCCTTGGTTATTGTGAGAGAGTAAGACTTACACATCCATTGCTTCAGCAATGGCATCAATCGAAGGATCCTCAGGGCTAGAACCCTTCTTGCCCTTGCCGACATCGCTTGCATTGATGGGTGTGCGCTTGGCGGTCTTGGCCTTACTGGCCTTGACCTTGTTTTCGCTAATGGTTTTAGCGGTGCTCTTACCTGATTGTGCGATAGCATCGCGAGCCTCAGACAGGAGCTTGGTCTGTTTGGTAATCTTGCTTTCCAATAGACGCTGGCGTTCCATTGCCTTCTCAGAAAGCTCACCAAACTTAGCTGCCTTAGCCTTCTCCTTGTTGAGGGATTCGGTAAGGGCAGCAACCTTGCCAACCAGCTCAGCGTTCTTCTTACTCTCAGCCTGCAGAGCCTGCGCGTTAGCCGCACTATCAACATCGAGGCCGTTTAGCAAGTTCATTACCTGCTTAAGCTTGTTGACAGCATCAGACTCAGCAATAGCCGCGTTCTTTTCAGAAGCCTTGCGGATTAGGTCGCCTTGATTTTCGAGGAACATCTTAACGCCGCGAGAGAGATTGGCCTTGTGAGCCTCAACCTCTTCGACGCAGAGCTTCTTGGCCTTTTCGAGACGAACCTTATACTCCTGCTGGAGCTTGTCCTTCTCTTCCTTGTGCCAAGCCTCACAGACACCGACGAACTCGCCGGTAGCCTCTTCAGAAATGCCCATCTGCTTGAGGATCGATGCGATCTTATCAAGACCAGATGAAGATTTTTTGTCGCCCATAATTAATATTTCCTCTTAAGGGTGCCCGGAAATGGGGATTCCTTATAATTACGTTTGGGAGGAATTATATTGACGAATAATCAATCTATTTAATGATTAAAGTAAATATATTTAGAAGATGCCAACCGCAAAATGCAACAAATGCAATGTGGACTATGAGTTCAAAGAGGCATGGTTTAAGAAACATGATCTTGAAGAGTTCGTATGTCGAAAATGCAAAATAAGAATACGAACCCAATCTAGTACCTATCGTAAAGAACAAAGCCGACGCTCTAAAGCAGCTCTTTCAGATCCTAACGTAAAAGAGAGAATGAGCCAAAGGGCGACCCTCAATAACATCCATAATGCCAATAAAATTAGCCAGAGCGTTAAGGATTATTATGCTGATCACAATAATCGCGAGCGAGCTAAAAAACGAAGTAAGAAAAAATGGCAAAATCCAAAATATCGCGAGATGGTAAGCGAAGGATTAAAGCGTAAATGGCAAGACCCAGAATATCGCGGGAAAATACTTGGAAGCCGTGCGCATTATAAGAAGCACAATAATAAACTACAGGCAATATTAACTGATCTAGGATTTCAATTCGTCTTGGGATACACAATAGCCATGTATGAGTTTGACGCCGTAATCAACGAAATATATTTATATGATGAACAGTATTCCCGCGAAAAAGAGATGTTCATCGATCACTATTTTAAGAACATGATTTATATCAATAATCTAGATTCAATTCCGACATCTGAGAGTTAGAAGCTTCCTCAACCTCTTCCTCTTCTTCGTCGTCGTCTTCGTCGTCATCATAATCTTCTTTGTCAGAACCCAAGGCAGTCGGAATCATTGCGACTGCGCCAGTTCCAACGGTCTCGAAAATCGTGCCAGCCTTGATTGTAAACATTTGACCACCATGCTCGACCATTACATCGTCAACTAATTTTAGAGACTCCTTCTTGGTAAAATCTCTCAGTTGTTTTTTAGTCATATTTTTGGCCATTTGAGCAGAAGCCGTTCCTGACTTAGCCTTTTGTTTCCCTTTCTTAATTTGAAGAGCAATTTTAGCAGCCGTAGCTTGATCTTTACTTTTAGCAGGCATTTAATTCTCCACCTCTTTTAATAGAAATTTTCCCAAAATAAAGCCCCACATATAGTGGGGCTCAAATAGATCTACTTTGACTTAGTTATCAGAACAGATTGTCGATATCGGCCTCTTCTTCGTCCTCTTCGCCATCGCCTTCCAGATCAACGCCCTCGTCATCTTCGTAGTCCATCTCATCACCAACACCAAGAGCGCCCTTGATGTTATCAAGATCGTCTTGAACATCGTCGATCAAGCCAGCGATATAATCAGGGCTAGACTCATCTTCAACATCAACATCAATATCCAGCTCGCTACCAGTAGCATCTAAGCCGTCTTCTTCGTCTTCTTCCTCACAGTAAGCGCCACGCTCTTTCAGTACACCACCAAATCGTCTCTGCTTGCTCTCTTTACGGGCTAAAGCGGCAGCATGAGGATCTTCATCATCCTCTTTGTCTGCATCATCCTGCTCATCATCGTCCTTACGACCCAAGGCAGCAGCGTGAGGATCCTCGTCCTCATCCATCTTGCCATACTGCGTGCTCTTGCCCTTCTTGCCATAACTCTTACGCTTACCAGCGTGACCCTGCCTCTTCTTATCACCCTCTAAGAGCTTTTTAACGTCCTCTAATAGAGCTTCTGGCAGAATTTCCTTGCCCTCCATAGCATAGTCATAATCACCAGCGCCATTAAGAGCTTGAACTACCGCCGTAACGATCTTTGTTACTAAATCGGCATTGGCACCAGCATCGACAGCCGCATCAGCTACAGGGCATTCTTCTGGGCCAACCATCTCCATGCCATCATCATAATCCATGCCATCATCATAATCCATGCCAGCTTCGTAACCAGGGCCAGCATCCTGATCACTATATTCCATGCCCATGCCGCCCTCACCAATGACCACCTTAGTGCCTTTGGATAGGGTCTTCAGTGTGCCATCTTCAGCTTCCACCATGACATCGTGAGGTAACTCGATGACCTTACGACTCTCCTTAACACCGTCGTTATGCTTCTCCATGCCATCAGCTTTATCACTAGGAGAAGCAACACCACTGCCTCTAGCTTTACTCACGGCCTTAGCATTAGTACCGCCCCCAGCGGACCTGCCGTCCGAAGACTTGGGCTTGGAACTAGCAACAGAGGAGCCTCTAGCGCGATCAATCGCAGGCTGACCGCCGCCATCTTCAGCACCACTGTTACTAGGAGCACCAGAAGAATCGGTGCCACTAATATCTTGCGGATCGCGACTAGCAACGCCGTTGCCGGGCGCTTTCTCAATGGCATCATCTTCTGAGACCACGCCCTCAGTGACACCACCAGCATCGCCACCAACAGACTGACCGCCGCCAGTAAGCTTGAAGCCCTTCTTTTTCTCAGTATTAGAGAATTCAGGCTGCTTCTGTACTTCACGGCCTTGGACCCCGCTACCAGGGGCCTTCTCCATGCCAGAATTATCTTCCCTAATGGAAGCAAGTTCTTCATCGAGGGCTTTAAGTACGGCAAGGCGTTGTGACATTATTGTATCTCCGACTGATTTTTGCTTACTTAAGGAATTCTTTTATAGCAGATACTAACTGCTTCTCGCCACTACGGCGACGCTCCACACGGGCCTGACGCTGCTTGCTCTCCATCACATTAAGCTTGGTACCCTTAACAGATGGCTCGTTTACAGCATCAAAACAGACAAAACGGAATCCAGGGAGGACTTTGTTAACCTCAGACCCATCTTCCATGAGTTCAATTTCCATGTCGCCTACACCGCGACTACTAATAGAAATCGTAACTCCTTGATCAATTAGAGATTTGAGCATCTGGCCCTTAGGCATACCCTCTAAAATCTCAAACTGGCCATAAACGTCTTTATTTTCCATCCAAATCTTGGTTAACAACAGACAAGCATTTTCAGTATGAATCTTAGCGTCATCTGGATGGTCTAACTCACCAAGAACCATACGTGCTTCGATTGGCTCTTTTAGTGCCTCAAGAGCCTCTCGCATGACCTCAGAAGGGTAAACACGACCATTTTCGTTAGGCGTGTCCGCTTTCTGGATTAAACCAGTTAACCTCGTAAATTTCTTGGTCCTACCATTAACATTTTCAGTTACAACTTCTGGTGATCTAGTAAGCTTAAAAGCAGAGTAATCACGAATAACTTGATTGCCCTCAGCAGTAGAGGACAACAGTGTGTCTTCAAGAATCAATTTAGCGGTACCCAAGTCCATCACTGCTCCTACTTGCTCGTATTTGGATGCCCAGAACCAGGTTTATTCTTGCCAGTATTAGCGCCACTGGTTCCGTCATAATCCTTATCAGAGAACTTAGGCTTAGAATTGATTTGGGAGCCATCACCATGCTTTTCGGCAGCCTTGTCGCTGTCATAGTCAGCATGGGTTGGATCAGTTACGTCGTTATCCTCTTGGATCTCGTCGCCTTCTTGATCCTTGTCTTCCATCCTCTGATCGTCTTCATCCTTCCAGATGGGTGTACCATCTTGATCAGGATCAGCCTCATCGCTCCATTCGCTATCGTCACCCTTATTGGCTAAAGCAACAGCGTGTGGATCTTCATGATCTTCTGGGCCAGCAGTATCCTGCTCATCATCGTCCTTACGACCCAAGGCAGCAGCGTGAGGGTCTTCGTCCTCACCATCAGCAATTACTTCACCGTTTTCATCATCGTCCTCTTCACCTTCGTCGTCTTGGCTGCCTAAAACCTTATCGATCATACTTAGTAACTGTTCGTCATTATCAGCTGACACTACTGCGATTGATTCGTCTACGCTATCATCTTCGAGGTTGTCGTCATAGTCACCGTCACGATCTCCCTCTTTATGACCTTCAAGGTTCTTCTTATGACCTTCTTCGACAGCTTCGCCCTTTTCAATGTCTTCTTCAACACCATCATCTGCACCAGCAGCTTCATCGCCGCGCTCTTCAGCGCCCTTTTTGCCAGCTTCATCCTTGCCACCTTCGTTGGGGGCAGGATCCTTCTTCTCTTCGATTCCAGCATAGTCTTCATTGATGTCAATATCACCATTGCCACCAAAATTGTAAGAGTCTTGCTGTTGCTCTTCTTCGCCCTTGTCTTCGGCAATTACTAGATCATAATAAAATGAAGTCAGACTTTCATAAAGCTCGTTATTAACGGTCTTAGAATGGTCCATGACCTTACGAAGGAAGGTGGCCTGACTTTCTGTTAGGCCCTTCTTGAGCATTTTCTTAAATTCACCATCAACCTCTACGGACTCTGGCTTCATGCCCTTCAAAGCTTCCAAGACGACCTTAATGTCATCTTCTTTCATTTCACTAACAGGCTTAGCCTTATTAATAATATCATCTAATTGAAGCTCTTCTTCTTCCTCGTCTTCAGCAGCTGCATTATCCACATCAACTTCTGCTTCGACATCAACATCACCTACATCACCACCTAAATCGCCACCAAACCCACCGGCCAGATCGTTGCCACCACCCATGTCACCTTCAAAATCACCCAGATCTTCTTCAGTACCAAAAGTATCAGCGCTAAACGGTTCAGGAATAGTATTAAAATCAGATAAAGTCGAAGTGTCATTAATCAAATCAGCACTAACAGTAGCCAACAGATCTTCCACCTCAAATAATGTAGCGTCATCAACGTTATTAAGATCACTTTCAAGGCGCATAACTAAATCATCAACTGTACCCTTAACGGCTTGATCAGCATCGGATCCAGTAACGACATTATTAAGCATCTTCAACATATTGAGATATGAACGTGCTTTAACAGTGCGTGTTGAATGATCCTCATTAAAGATACTCTGATTAAACTTGTCCATAGCATCAGAAAAGACCACTGGGGACTTACCAGCAGCACTCTTAAGAATTTCTACATTTTCAGATAGCTGCTTATTACGGCACTTGGCCGCAGCCGTTGACCATTCCTTAATGATGTCAGCCTTGTTCAAATGGCAATTAGTTTCCCAGAATAACAAAGCAGTATTGCGAATAGCATGATAATTGAAAATACCCTGGCGATACAAAGTATTTTCAATGAGAGTATAAACACCCTGCTTATCGAGAAGAGTAAACTCTTGCTCTTCCGATAAGAAAGACTTAAGGATGCCAACGGCATCCTTCATATTGTCATTGGACACATGCCCAGCAACTGTCTTGGCTAGTCTGTTGAAGTTATCGCTAGAGTAGGCGCTTTCAGCCACTGTGCGCATATTCCTGGCAATCGATACCCGCCTAGTAGTTTCATTGATTGGTAGGTCAATACTCTCTTCACCAATAGAGATCGACCCTTCTTTTATCACAACTTGTGAACTCTTAATTGCTTCCTTTAGTGCTTCTGCTACTGCTGGACGTGACTCCTCAGGGATCAGAGCATCACTTACTTTAATACTATGAATACTACCATCACGAGTGCGCACTCGGCCACACTCAGGGATAACGCGAGGAGTACAGTAACCAGTTGCAATACGCCCAAATACTTGTTCAGCCTTTGATGAGTCACCACTCTGCAGGGACTCTTCAATAGAATCAATTAAATTATCACAAGCTTCGTCGAATACCTTAGCCTTCTCTTTGTCTTCAATGACAACTGATTGTATGTTGTCTAAACTTAAAGCACGATTCTTGCTATTGATATCAGCTTGATAGTATTCATTACTAGCGACATCTTCAAAATAGATGCTGTCACCAAAGTGCGCTACTAAACGAAGCTTAGAGTCGGTTTCTTCAGCAAGCTTTTGAAGCTTACCTTCGACCAGACGGATCTGCCCGGCGAAGCCCCTCTTGTTGATGTTACCCAAGAATTTTCTGGCATCAACATGCGTTTTGGGCGCAGAAGTCAATTGCGAGTTGGACATTAGGTATTCCCCTGCATTCTTAGAGTATTTTTGCGTTTGATGCTACCAAAGTTTAACCCTGATCATCGCCATACTCTAATGACGTATCGAACGGGATGTCGTCTCTTAAGATCTGTTCTACCATAATTTTTGCTTCTTTAGCATCAGCATTTTCCAAATAAGATTCGTCTTCAAAGCCATCAAATTCATTATCATTAATCATCTTCTTAAAGCTCGTGTGGAATCCATACTTATTACGATCTTCCTTAATTCTCTGTCTCAGATCCTTGGCGTCATTTAAACGTTGTTCTAGTAATAACTTATTATACTTATCTTCATCATTATATTCAAAGAAATCTTTCTCTCCAGTATCCTCTGTCTCTTCTGTCTGCTGCAACTTCTTGGTAATATTCATTAATTCAAGCTCATCATCTGTCATATCTGTAAACCGATCAACAATCCATTCATCAGGGAACATACCTGTGTCTTTCAAACCACCCATGATATCCACCCGACTAGCCCACGTTTCAATACGATAGAGTTCATCAATTGCACTGGCTGATGTCATCGATATTTCGAAATCTTTCATCTGATCAATAGAGTAGTTCTTCAAAGCCAGATGAACCAAAATAATCTTCTTAATACCAACTATAAGCTGATCTTGGATCCATTGCACTGCCTTAGCAAATTCTGGCGATTGAGAAGCAATAGATTTACCAGGATCGCCAGAAGCTTCCCCTAAACCAACTCTATGGAATGGTATCTTGAGCGCAGAGACCATCTTCTTTTTGAAATATTCAATATCAGCGATAGCATCAAGGTTTTCAGCGCCAGATAAAGTTTCTACCTCAACACCACTACCGTCACCAGTAACTGGCACCCAATAATCATCATCCTGAATGTGCGGAGCATATCTCTCATTTAAAGACCCAGTAGTTGGGTCAATAAACTTGTGCTTTTTAAACCGTCTAGCAATAATCTGAATATATTGCTCACGCTCCTTAGGGGCTAAATTACCGACCGGCACCCTAAACAAGCGCTTCTCTGGTGCTCTAACCAAACGATAAACAAGAGCAGCATCTTCCATTAACCGCAGGCGTCTAAAGTCTCGCCTAGCGCCATCCAATAAACTTCTTCCATAAGGGTGAAATATCTGCTCAAAAGAAGTCAAGCGCATATGAGCTACTTGCCATGGATGCAAATAAGTCGGCTCACCACCCTCTTCCTGGAAAAAGAACCCTACTAAATCACCATACTTGGTCTCAACTCTAGTAAAATTGTAGACTTGCATTGGCCTAATCTGAGCAACACCATCTCTATCAACTGTTGGAACAACCTCAAGTGGTAAGTCACCATATTTTGTCAAGTAACGAGTCATCGGCCTGATATGCGCATCAACATTCCAGGTCTCATATAAAAAGTCTTCAACTTCCATTTTAAGACGGGCATTACCCGTCTTCACAAATACTGAGTGATTACGCTCTGGGTCTTTTAAAGACGCTTCATCAGCGTACATATCTAAAGCCAGGGAAATTTCCCCAACCTCATCCATCTGATCATAATCTTTATAGCGCTCAAGCCTATTAATCTGTACGTTTGTCTGCTCTAACAAAAAATTCGGATCGGAGAAATCAACTTCACCATTATCACGTAAGACACGATCAAAATCAGGCTGGTTTTGCAGTAGGTTCTCATGCCCATATACATTGCCACGCTTGAAAAACAAACGCAGTTTATCCCACAATACAAAACTCATGCTCTATATTTACCTAAATAATACAAAAACCTACGTAATGGTGGTGTTCTAACCATCTTGTAGCCAAACTTATCAGCAAATTCTTTTTCTTTCAAATGCATCCCTTTAGCTTTATTCCATAAAGTTTTCTTATGCATCTTCCAACCATCGCCATTGACATAATAATAAGAACTAGCAGTAAATCCATCAAATTGCCAATTGCTAGCCTTATAAACAGTTCCATTATGACCCTCAATTGGATCTGAAAAAGCAATCAGGCAGGCTAAATCACTATATTCTCCATATATTAGTTTGATAAACATCTTCATAGAATATGAACATAAATTACTGTTTGTATAAAAGGGCGATGTAGCAAGTCTTGTCAGCTCCAAACATTGATTTTTGGATAACTTTAACCTATGGTAAGTCTCACGCCTCGTTGGATGAGCAAATAAAGCGCAACACACCAGCTCATCTCGCAAATATGCGCCGACTGCTGTACCAGCCCTTCCAGCCCCTCCCAAATAATGATAACACCCAAAAAACTTCTTATATTCTGGTTCTAAAACTAATTTAAATTCTAAATCTTTAAGAATAATAGATTTAGCTTTAACATCCTCAATACCGATCCAATGTTTAAATAATGATATAACTTTATCAACATCAGATAGTTGTGATTCCCACAATACCTTATACTTGTACTTGTTTATTTGAGAAATATACGACTCTTTGGCTCTATCTTTCCTAATGACATTTGGCCTAGTATGCCAATAATTTCCATTAATTTCAATTAACAAATAATCTTCAATCAAAAAGTCAAAAGTGTAAGGGCCAACCGCGTATTGGTGAACATAGTCAACACCTAACCCATCTAATATGGCTATGACATTCACTTCTGTTGATGGTATTTTGTTAAACTGCTCAGTTAGAGCAACTGCATGACGTTCTCTGTATTGCTCATTCTTCCAAGCATTAACCGCAGCTTCTGAGCATTTCTTTCTACTAGCAAGTGAATTGACTGACTCTTGATGCTTGCGGATAAATTCAGGACTAGACCATAGTTGTTTACTATTTAGTATTCTTTCATTTTTGTACTCTTGACTTTCCCATTTTTTAGACGTAGACTTACTAAGTTTAGATCTAACTTCTGAGCGACTACCAACACACTTATGGCAAATCCAATTAATATTATTGTCTATTACTTTAGACTTTACTCTTATTGTTAAATCATTTATTTTGCCACACTTATCGCATCTTACTACTACCTTAGGTCTATAGCCATCCACAGTGCTAATATTAAACTTTCTTCTTGTGATTTCCCAGTCTATCATTGGAAATATTTCTTACTACTGGTAGCGGGCATTACCGCTTTCTGGTCTGGTGTCCTACCTCCACCCATCTGATTAATAAAATTGTTGACCTCATCTTCCACATTCATAATGGTAGATGGATCAGATCCTACAGCAATCGGAAACATCAACTCTCGACCACCCTTAGTCAGCGCATCATCAAGAGTCATTTCGATTCGCTCTTCCATATGAGCTTCAACATGCCTTGATGTAGTAGGTATCAAACCGTCTGGTGTCTCTAATGCATCCATGATGCCTATGCATGCCAAGCCAGCAGCGATCATTAAGTCATCATTATTATTGGTCCCAGGCTCATTGCCAACTCTGCCGCCACCAAGATGAATAAATGAATTAGCTTCTTTAGCCAATCTAGCGGATTTAAATAGAACACCATCATCTTCAATACCCATATTATCTGTTAAAGCCTTAACAATATCTGGCTTACTGGCATTTGTAGTTGGAAAACCTGGTTTCTTATCTTTCTTGCCAGATGGCAATCTGCGATAGTACAGATTAGGATAATAATACATCCTCTTCAGATCCTGTGCCACTGGCTTACCGATTCCAGTATTTTCAACGACTACCAAAGCATTGTTATAATACCTACCTAAAAAGTCGATCATTTTGGCAAAATCTGAGGTATCACATTTAATTTTCAATTCTGCTACCTGTCTTCTAACAGTAGCATCAATAATGACAATAGATGAATAGTCAGTAGCCTCACCAGAAGATATGTCAGCCCCTAAACTATATTTATTACCTGGATTTCCTGGTGTTACAACTCTACCAATAGCATTAATTATATCTTGAGTCTTTCTAACTGGTCTTTCCCAAATATGTAATCCATCATTAAAATCTAAAATATAACCATTAATGTTAGCATTATCATTGTTATAAGCTATTGATTTTTTCATCACTTTATAATCATTATTAATCTGATTCTCTAGAGTAAGCAAAGCTTCTTGACTCAATACTGTATTGCCTGCGCCAATAAATTCCATCAGAATTTCTTGACGGAACTTCCAAGCTTCACCATTTTCTTGTAGCTCACGATATTGCTGCTCAAGCCAGGGGCTCTTGAACTTGCCAAATCTCAGCTTATCTTCTCTAGAAATGCACTTTTCGATCCCATCGCAAGGTGCTAAACGAATACGTTTTCCAGCTAATTCATCATACCATTCAATAACCCAATCCATATTCCACCACGGAATCTGGATTGGATAAAACCCGTTAGTATTAGCAACCGCATCTTCCCATGTATTGTGATACCAATTGCCTTTACCATTAGTAGTAGAAATCACAATAACACGACCACCATGCATCAGGGTAGGCTGACCAGCAGTCCACATCTCTTCCATATAATCAATAAATGCAGCTTCATCGATAATAACAAGAGAAGCAGTGTTGGACCGCAAAGTATCTTTAGAGCTAGTTAATGATTTGATATCCGAACCATGAAAGAATTCAATGGTGTGCTCGTTATAGGTCTTAGGAGGAGCGTATTTTCTAGACTTGCCTGATCGTGGATCACCAAAAATAGCATGCATCCACTCAGGAAGATATTCAAAAACAAATTTTACATTTCTATTAAGATATCCAATGGCATCCTCATCTCTTTTGGATACTATCAATACTTTGCGGTTCGGATGAAACATCGCCAACCAAAGTGCATAGGCACCAGTGAGTGTTGATATTCCAGACTGGCGGCATTTACGATAAATTACTCTATCATACTTCTTAAATGCCTTAATAGACTTCTTCTGATACTTAAACAGTTTAAATGGAATAATTCCAGCATTAGGATGTTTAATTTTGCAAAAATTCTCACAGAAGTACTGAAAAGACTTCTTGCATCTTCTTAACACCATTATTTTCTGATTTTTAGTTAAGCCCGCCATAATAGCCTATGATTACCAGCATCCCATATTCTTCTATACCCATTAACAAACATATTCTCAGGGCCAGTCAATGATTTATTAAAATTTATTAATATACCAGGCAATTTGTGTTTCTGAAATTTCTGCCTAGGGTAAACTGTAAATTTATCAGTATAACAAAAACCAGGAGCTGTAACGCCATCGTAAATAAAACCATTACTACGATATATATCACCACTAAAGTAACGTCGATCAGAATATGTCAATACAGTATTTGGGTTATAATCAGTTATAAATCTTCTGAATAATTTACTAAAACCACCAATAACATTAAACCAAAGCAAACTGGCGAACCTAGATATCTCCCACCCATACCTAAAATGCCTGTTAAAACCAATACAAGATACTATTTTACCACCATAAATTAATCCATATCTAACGCTACAATTATTAGTGGAACCCTGTATATGATTAGCATCCATAAATTTATGATAGTCATTAAATGACAACTCAACAACTGTGCACTTTCTAGCACCAATAGTACCATTTTTGCCAAATTTGCAAGATAAAACAGACTTAATTATTTCATTCTTGTACTTCCATTCATTTTCGTATATCTGAATAAGACTAACACCGTTTTTGGTGGCCAAATCATATTTATCATAATGGCGAAATCTTTCCTCTTTCGTCTCTGGTTTATCATACGAATGCCAAAATAATCCATGACACTCAATGCCAATATTGCCATCACACAATATATCTATTTCATATGGGTCAATTGATTTCCTATCATTTGATTTAAAACCAATCCCAATACTCTTAATAAACTTCTGCACATCATCGTGAAATTTAGTAACAATGAAAGAACACTTGGGGCACCCTTTGCCCTCTAAATGATTATTCGGCTCTTGGTAAAACACCCCATGTTTTTGACATCTTATCCCAACATTTATCTTATTATGACTGTAATCGACATTGGTGTAGTCGTACTTATGGCCGTGAACCTTAACGGCCCTATCAACAAATTCAGACGTGGATAGCACTCTACTACTATGTGACCTGTCATATCCACACTTAGGGCATCCCATTCCCTCTAAAAACGTCCTATTATTAATACTAACTACACCATGCACTTTACAGTATACTTTAGACCTCTTATCACCATACCATTCTTCTTTATATTCATAATCGCTTCCATACAATTTTATCGATTTCTCTAAAAATTCATTATAACTTCTTTTTAGTAGATTACGAACCGAATACTTTCTGCATTCTGGACACGAATACTTACTCCTTAAATGTTCAGATGGTTTCTGGAAAAAATAACCATGTTTCTTGCATATTATCTTAACTGGAGTGTATGAATTTACATAATCGACTTCAGAATAATCACAATTATGACCATGCACTCCGACAGCTTTTTCTATAAATTCATGCATCTCTCTTACCCAATAGCACAGCTATCTCTTCATTTGAGAGGTCATCATCGCCAGAACCGCCAGCATTCGGTGCAATCCGATCATTATTCTTCAGTGCTGCAAACAATTTGGCAATAGAATCCATATTAGATGCTCTATTTTTACTAATGTCTGCCTTAGTCTGAATTAAATTAGCCAATGCCATAATATCCGACCCGCGATAGTCATCACCCTCTATTTTAGGGAGCAATATGGCAACCACATCATCAATCCTACGACGGTCAACTTCTGCTTCTTCAAACATTGCTTTAGCACTATCACAATGCTGATCCAGCAGCCCTATAATATTCTTCTCAATTCGCTCTTTTTCTTGGTCTACTTCTACTACCTCAGCTTCATATTCCACTTGAGCTTCAAAATCATCATTGCCATCCTCTTCAAAATCATCTTCCAAAGAATTAAAATCATCAATATCATTCTCTTCAGCATCAATCTCTAAGCTAGCAGACGCTTCTGCATCTTTTTCCATCTCAGTTTTTTGAGGATCATCAATATCCTCTTCAAGCTGGGCCTTGCTAGCATCACCTTCCGCATCTTCTATTTCATTAAGAAGACCAGAAAGTTCTGGGTCAATCTCCTCCGACACCTTTAAGCCTCCTAATAATATCATCCTTATTTACTGGAGGATATCTAAAACGACCGCCACAAGAATGTCTCCATTCAGGATAATCACTACCCCTCTGATCTTCTGGCAAGTGTGTCGTTTTCTCTAATATTTCTTCATTACAAATTGGGCAGACATGCACCTTAACAGGGACATTTTTGTTCTGTATAATAACAAAAGGAACCTCGTCATCGATTGACTCTTTTAGCTCTACTAATCTTGACAATTCCAGCGGAAAGGGTATCTCACCACCAGCTTCCACAGCAACAGTGATTAGATCTTCTAACAGTTTTTCGAATCGATTAGGGTTGTCTACATTACCACCACGATACCATTTTAAAAAATCCTCAGATACTTTTCTCTTCTTACTATTTCTATTTCGATTGTTCCTGTTAGGATCGTTATTCGCAGTTTTCTTAACAACTACTCTGCCAGTATCGTCTCTACCTTTAGGCTCCACTTTCTTTTTGCGTATCTTACGACGAATACGTTCATTCGCTGATTTTGGAATAGCCATGTGTTATATTTTATTCATCGTGATCGTTATAGAAATAGCCGCCATCATCCTTGTAATCAAAATCCCTCATATCGAATACATTAGCCGAAAATTCGTCTCTGTGTAATCTAATCAATCTCAAAAATTGATTAATAACATTCATGTCTTTGCCAGATAATCTCTGCAATTTAGCTTTAAAACCATCATAAGGTTTATCGTCTTCAAGCCATAATTTCCTCATTATCATTGTTAATCCAGAAAAATCATCATCGTAATCACATAACTGTTCAAGTTCACTTAGAAATTCTTCAAAATCTTCAATTGATCGTGATTTAGTCTTGTACCTACGCTGCATCCAATCACGATAGGATGGCATATTTTTCTTATCGCGTTTCTCCTTCTTCAAATATGCCAATATTCTAGTCTTAGCAATTTGACTATTATGCGATATAAATCCATTAGCTATATATGAACTATATTCTGATGATACCTGTATTTCACAGACTTCAGACTCTGATTGTTCAATTGATTTAACTGGCAACCAAACAACTCTATCATGTTTGCTCATTTCTTCCGATAATCTATCAACCAAAAAACATAAATTGCGATCATCCTCATTAACATCTAATAGAGCTAATTTTTTGCCCGTTTCATTAATATCACATAAGCCAGTCTTTGAATTTCTAGCAGACCTTAATCCAGACGATCGGCTAGAAATACCATTATCTTCACATAATTCATTAATCTTGGCCGTAAGACCATACCTTAAAACCCTAATATTTTTCAAATTACTAACATTTATCTGTTTCCTTACTATTTCAAACCCAATTATTTCATAATATTTAAGGGAGTCGAATGATGACAGACTGATCTGCATGCTACCAGTAAGAATGCTAGTGTATTCTTTCTTATCCTTTACCTTAAATTTCCTAATAATCCTGTTGTCTCTACTAATCTTAGATAAGATGCCAAGATTCAACAATAACATTCTCACCTGTTTTATTAAGGCTGCAGAAGCAGAAGTATACCCTACGCAGCCATTATGTCTAGATGAATGTCCATCACCATCAAACATACCCTTAATGACTGATATAACAACATTTCTTGACGATCTTAAGACAATATCAGGAACAATCTTGGCACTAGCCTTCAAACCACCAAGTCCAATGGATTCCATAAACTTAACAAACCCAGCATTATGTATGTGCACAGCTTGTCTATCAGGATAATGCTTGCATGACAATCCTAAATCATTATCTAAAAGTTTATTAATTACTTCACTATCAATATTGTAAATCATCACGCAATTATTACCAATACAGCCTTCTGAAATATATAAACCAATGATATAGCCTAATTCTTCAGTTATCTCATCAACTGACCATTTATTATCATTGAAATCAACTTTATTATCATCAATAAACGTATTTTGGTTATATTGTATACCAATTAGATCATCATCTTTAATATTGCATGATTTGACCCATTCTGGGCCGTCAGATCCAAGCTTGTACAACAAATGTTCAGGAGTGCATGAGATTTCATATCCCAATTCAGTAGTTATGGAATTAACCACTCTACTGTCTTTACGCACGCTATCAACAATATCTGTTATCCCATCTAACCCATAAGTCTTTATATTATTATCGCTTATCGCATTTGATATACTCTTAATACCATCTTCTGTGAAGATACTGGTGTCTGGCTTAACACACCACATATTAAATAGTTTGGGAGAATTAGGTCCATTATCATATTTATATAAAGTTTTTTCAATCTGCATCCAAGCTACTTGAAATAATTCACCAAAGGATGACTGGTCTCGCCCTGGGAAAATATGTTCAAAATTGTGGGCTCGAATAATTTGTCTAATCAGCTCTTCCGCATGAGACATAATCTCATCACGCAATACTACATCCACACATCCTCTTCGCACATACCTATCAAGCAGCTGCTCAACAGCCGCATTGTCAAAGTACATGTTCTTCTTTTTCTTCGGTGGGCCTGGCTTCTTTGGCGCTTCAGTTTTTTTGTTAAACGATTTAGTGTCTGAATCTTCAGACGGTTTTACTATTGTTTGTGTGCCCATACTTATATGTACGCAAACACTGTTTATGGTCAATTATTCAAGAAATAAATTCTTTTGGTATTCTATACCTAGAAGATATAAACTTTTGAGCTTCTATCACTTTTGTGCCAAATATTATCTTGGCTTGATAACCCATTTGACAAATAAAATTGAGCCTCCTACGAGAGTGCCTTAAGAGATAATAATTGCCAGTATAGTAATAATCGAAAACCCTAGCCCAACCGCGATCATTATTACGAACACCACGACCAATAATTTGATCAAAATTGCTCTGATTCTTTCCACCCCCAATGATATGCATATTGTGTGCGCCACCACCTAAGTCCATCCCTCTCTTACCAACTTTACTAACAATCAACACATTGATATCGCCATTCTCAAAATCCCTAATCATCGCTTGTCTCTTTTTTGGAGATACTTTTCCATAAACAAATACCGAGTTAGGAATGATTTCATTTAACCTCTTTCCAAGATCCTCAACATTGGTCGTATCTACAATAATTAAATGACTCTCATCTGGCCAATTTAAAACCGACTTCTTTATTACGCTATGAAAATCGCAATTATCAATTATGACATCTCTTTCAGCCACATCAAATGCTGTCTTATCCTGTTGATCTACATCACCGAATTGAATCATAAAATATTTAACTGGCTGTATCTGTCCAATCTCTTCTAATTCTCTTCTCTCAGATTTAGAGGAAACAGGCCCAAAATAGCCACGTAGGCGCATCTCTTCTACTGGCTTATCTGGATCATAAGGGGTCCCACTAAACCCATGGACATACCTGCCCTGAAACCACTCCGTGAACAAAGGAGTATAATTAGCAGAAGCTGCATTATCCATCTCATCAACAATTAATAATTCGCATTCCGACACCATATTCTGTAATTCTCTACATTTATCTAGCCGGGTGTGGTACGCTTTTCTGGCAATATCGAAATATTTCTTTCTCTCGAAAGTATACCATATAGCCATAGCATTCTTCAATTCTTTGTGGTAAGAAGAAGACACGTGCTCTGTCTCTTCCCACGTAGCAACATTAAAACTACCAATCAACTTCTCAAGTTTCTTTTTGTCTTTCTTTATCCAAAATCCAATATTAATAGCAATATCTTTAACAACTTCATCCCAATCTTTATGCTTAGGGATCAGGTCTGATAGATCAATTCGGTTTTTCTTATCCTTCTTCAAATTCTTATCATACAATTCACCAACATCATCAAGAACACAAGATCTACGCCAAGCGTCTATTGCTTTAACAGACATTATCGTCTTTAACTTGTCGTAATCTTTGGCATACATGCTATTGAAATCTTTTTTCAGGGTAGCCATTCTAACATTGAACTTGGCTAACTGCGGCTTAACAGGAGTCTGCAAAGCAGCTATTGAACCAACACACACCACATTACCTTCTGGCATTTTCCCTGAATAAAATTCACCAATATCATCATGATGAACTACATTGAATAGTTTCAAACTATTAACTATTTGATTCAAGACAATCGACTGTTCAGTTATGATTACCGTCGGGCATCTAATCAACTTTACGATACCCGCCATCATCAAAGACTTACCGCCACCTGTAGGGTGGAAGTGAGTGCAGACTTCATATATTGGGTGTTGAGATGCCTTGCACACTGCATCCCAACACCGCATCTGGTGATCATGAGCGACTATTTTGTTACCTTTAATTTCAGCATCTATTAACTGATTATCAAAAGAACCAGGTGCTGGGACAGGGTATTTAGATTTGGGCCTCTTATCGATGATTTCAAAAGGAAAATCATTCTTAACACATAACTCAATTAAATCCTTCAAATAACCTCTAGCTAAGGTTTGGTTTTTGGAATTATAAAACCGATAGTAACCATCCCAATATCCACGACGCATACTCAATTTGTGATGAGCCTGTGGATCCTTAACACGAAAATGCTCATCTAAAACTTCTTCATGAAGTTCATAAACTTGCGTCAAACGCAAAGTATGATTATCAGTTATTACGATCTGCACTGCTTATAAAATACACCGATCCCCCAGTTATCACCAGGGGGACCTAGAAAATTCTATTAATCTTCCGTTTCTTCGTCATCATCCTCTAATCGGCCAATTACACCAAGTATTGGCTGAGCATGCATCTGAACGATAGTGGCAACAGTCTCAGAAAAATACCCTTGACTCAATTTAGCCTTGGCTAGATCAACAGCTTCCGCAATCTGCGTCATGTCAGTGTTATACATGACACTTTCATTTCCTTCAGCTACAACGTCATCCACTTCAAATGTGTCTGAATTAATCTTGACCACGGCATGACGAGTTACACCACTGACAGCAACATCAACAGGAATGTTTTGATGCTCCTGCATTAGCTCAATATTTAACTCAATGATTTCGGCCATAGATTCAATAACCAATTTGGCTGCAGCAACCAGTTTGGCTTCCTCAATACCAAATGCAACCATAGCCTCTTCTGGTGACCCCAGTCCACGACTATCTAAATAGTCCTTAATTTTCTGTTGTGCCTTTTTCCTCACCTGAGAAATTCTAACATTGCTAACACCAAATGCTTTGGCAATTTCTGCAGTACTCTTGGGACCAGCTTCAGAATACTCACCATCAGCATTAATACCATACGTAGCACGCATGATCACTTGTTCTTGCTTATTAAGACCAACTTCCTCAGAAGAGAACAAATTATTCAACAATTTAACTGTATTCATCTGTTCTTGAGCAGCTCTTTCACCAGAGTCAGCATCGCTAGACATTCTGGCTACATGAGATCCGCCGCCCGATTCATCATCTACCGGCGTATCTGCGCTAACGGTCGCTTTGGATCCTTTTAAGAAATCTGTCTTACCGCCTTCGTGAGGTTTAACTCCAGACACATTGGACGTTGGAAAATCACGCGTACCAGCTGCCGCACGCATGGTCTTACTCTTAATAGCTGGAAACACGTGCGTTGTAAACGGTGCAATTCCTTTATCAGTCCTAATCGCGTCAAAAATGCCTTCCATAGCCGCCATTAAAGCTTCATCCTGACTAAAGTTAGGAGTATCATACTTGCGAGCAGCAGCGATTAAAGTGGGCTTAAGTGCAGACACTAATTCTTCTTCAGTCCAACCACTCTCTAAAGGCAACTTGACACCCTTTAGATCATCAAGAGTCTTTCCAGGCTTTGGATTTGGGATATTAGTCCAATCCCTCTGATCATCATCCTGTTCAACGATAATCTCATCGTTAACAGAAAACAGACTAGTCATTTTGTCATCGAATCCAAACATGGATGCCTCCAATTACATTACGTTTGCCGTATTGGGAACCTTCCGCATATCTGGAAGATCCCTCTTAGGTGCCCAAGATTTTGCAACATGTAACAAATTAATTAATTTATCATGATCGATATCATCATCAAAATCATCTGAATAATCAATTTCATCCTCGTCGTCATCGATATTAGCTTTATCAATCTGGCGCATATTCATGGGAACAGCGAATTCAAAAGAGTCACCTTCCACAGTTCTACTGTGGCCTAAATCGATATTATTCTGATTAAGATCACCCAACTTCATCATTAACCCGAGACTGTTTCTTTATTCTTTTAATCTGCATTTTAAGACCATCAATCATTTCCTCAGGATCAATCGCTTGAGCTTGCAGAGCACTCAAAATATCATTAAGTTCTTCCTTAGTCGGAAAGTTTCTTTCCAAATAAGGAATCAATGCGTTAGCTAATTTTCTAACTTCACCCTCTGGTATGCCATCACCAACCTGTTTTGGCTCTTCTGAGCTGGTTGGATCTTCTGGCTCTACCTTAGTGCTATCTAATGATGCTTCTTCAGATAATGTCGCTTCAAATAAGACGCCATCATTACTACACGGATGAAGCGTAACACCAATCTCCGATAATTTCTCTTTGTCTTCTTGCGTTACTTTGCCTAGTAAGCAATCAAGACCATAGGGTTTCGCCAAGGCGAAGCGGTCTTCTCCTAGATACTTTATGATTTTTCTAATCCCTGATTGATTTAAAATCTTCATCTTATAGCCAGAGTGAAATAAGGTGACGATCTAGTTTGACCATCAGGTAGTTGTACGTCTACCCGATATCGATATGTACCCTTTAGAAATCTGTTAGTATCTAAAAGATATTTTAAAATATATGGATTAGAGCGGTAAGACCCTTGCCTCAACCCAACTTTCATTGGTTCTGCGTCAACCAACAACTCAAAACAAGCCGTCTGAATTGTGATTGTGGCACTTAACGACGGCAAAATTGCTTGAATTTTATCTGTATCAAAATCATATAGCGGTAACGGAGTCAAGCCAACTTCAAGATACCGCTTCTCTGGCTGCTGGAACCTTTTATCTAGTGGTTCGAACCCTAACCTAATATTCTTAAGGCCATCATCTACAAACCAACCACGATCACTTACGAAGAATTTATTACATTGACTCTGAAGTTGCGTCTCATCAGCACAAATGCTAGCATCTGTGACCGAAGTAACATCAGTACCTTCACAAGGATCGCATGCAGTACCTACAAAATTCCACACATCAAAATAAACACCAGGCTCAAACACATCCGGACACAGATTAAGATTTAGTACAAAACATCCAGGAGTAAACTGGGGCTCCACATCAGTACCGCAAAGGGCAGGATCGGAAGTATCATTGCACCGCTGGAGCATGCCTCCATAAACAAACTCATTAGATAAATCGAAATCATTATCAGTTGGCTCTGGGAACACAACCTCAGTCACCAAATTCTCTTGGCTAACTGAACACTTATAAATCTTTACTGAACATATGGCAGATGGATCCGCTGGAACACCGCTATTTAAGAACTGTACGTTGAGAGCAATATCTTCACATACAGCACCACTAAGACGCTCTCTTGTTGGCATAGGTTATATTTGCATTACTATCTTCTGACGCTCGGTCTTGATACACTGGGCGCACGAGCATTACGAGAATGTCTCTTCTCATCTTCATTACGTTTCTTTACTTCTTCATTATATCTAGATAAATACCAAGCCCGTTCCTCAGCAGTCATCATCCGCTGTTCTTCTAGACTCAGACCACAATACTCCTTAAGTAAGAATATCTGATTCCAGATACCCCAATACTGTTTCTCTAGGTCAATGCTGGTTATTGGGGCGAAAAAAGTTTTCGTTAAAGGGTAAGTTTACACTAAATTCATTTTTGCACTCGTCATTGACACAAGTTACATCCAATGTTGTATCAATGCTTGGGCTAACATCATCCAAGAAATCTCTAATCTCTGCTGCATCCCTCTGATGCATCTGGTCAATGATAGCATTCAACTTTTCACGATCTCCATACCTTACTCCATCAATCGTTACAGCCAATATTTGCGATTTCATATTATCTTCGTAAATCCGTTCAAGGTTTTGACCATCGTTACGAATAATAGTTTTATCTTTCTTCTTTCTAACCGAAACACGACCACGACGAACAGGGTCAAAGACCTTATCTTCACCTGGCCTAGCCATACGCATAATGTCGTCTACACGGATCATCCGCACAAGGGCGCAAACTTTCTTACCAAACGACTTAGTAAGAACAGGCAACTCAACCTCAAAGGGTTCCTCTAGATATGCTTCATTAGCCCAGTTAATAGTTTCGTTCAAACCACTAAGATCAAACGTGAAAGTATTCTTAGTCTTACAGGCAGGGCAATCCGCCACAAACTCATAATCAGGGCCGTGAGTGATGCCTCTAAGATAATAAAGCAAAAAGTTGAAATCACCAGATAGCATATCACGAATGCTAAAGCCATCTGGGAGACGAGTACAAACCTCAATCACTTTATTTAAAAGTTCACCATTAGCAATCAGCCTTTGATTAGTAAGCATCTTATCGACATCCACGCCCATCGGCTTGACTTCAAGCCAACCGTCTGGCATAAGATCGCCGTAATAGATCCCCTTACTCGGAAGCTGGACCTTCTCCCAAGGAATATAATTATTTTGTACATGACCTAAAAGTTCATCAAGCAGGTCAAGGGACTCAGCTTGAGCCTCCTTGTCTTGCTGTAGTCTCTCAGCATTTCTAACGACGGCATCTGGAAGCTGGTCCATGTCATCGTTTTCGGCTTCGTTCTCATTACTCATACACTATTTACTAACAACAGACTTCAGAATACACTGATCCCCTCACTAAAAGCGAGGGGATCAGAAACACTATGCTAAGAAGTCTTGTTAGCTCTGTCGAACTTCATCGAAACGTCAACAGTCTGAATTTCAGTATTGGTGTAATCGAGATCATTCCAATTCACATCGATTGGCCAACAGTTATCAATTTCCCATAACTCGATCGACCCACCAGCGCCATCAGTCATATCAAGTTTGCACTGTTTCTTGTAATCTGAAGGCAATGCAACAGTGGCATTTGGGACATCAACAACAGCATTAAACCAATCCCAAATAGCCTGCGATGAATTCACTGGATCCTGAACATCATAGAATACCAACGAAAGAGGCTCCCAATGATACTTACCAGCAAAATACACCTGTTCTTCATCATGATGCATCACGACTTCTTCAGTTACTGCATGCGGCCTTTGAGCAGACTGCAAATAAACTGAACTATTCTGGAGTGACGAGATGTCGTTATTCCAGAAAACCGTGAAAATCCACCGATGCTTTCTTTTCGACTCTGAACGAGCATTCGGAGCATCCCGCCCAGCATGAGAAGCACTATAAGGAATAGCGAATCCTGGCATTTATTTCTCCTTAGACTACCACGCCAGCAGCAGCCAGAACCTCTTCACTAGAGAAGCTCTGATCAGTGCGAAGCACAGCAATGTTTAAGACGATAAATTCGGCAACGCGAGTCGGCTTAATAAGAAGAGCGACATGAAGCTCATTCCTATCAATACGCACTGGAGTATTATTAGTCTCATCGCAAATCACGCGGAAACCAGTAACACCCCTTCTTGCCTGAATATCACCCATAAATCCGGACACGACCGACGTGACAGATGAACGAGTGATTTCATCGTTCTGTTCAAAGATGAAATCATTAAGCAGGCCATTAGGTCCAGCCAAGCCCTTCTTAATGAAGGATAAGAGCATACGAACATTGATGCGATCGAGCGCACTATCCAGCCTCTGTAAAGTTCTCTGACCCCAAACATGAATGCCACGCTGAGGGAAATTGACAAGCGGATTGACCGCATTATTCAGACCGTAGAGAAGATCTCTTTCACCACGAGTTACGTCGATCTCAAGATCTAGAGCCTGACTTAGTTTACCTCTACGCAGACCAGCTGGTGCGAACCATTGCTCATTCTCACGCTCTGTGCGTGCGAATACCGAAGCAACATGGCCTGATGGAGGTGTGAAGATATTGCCCCCATTAAACTGATCACTGATCTTCACATATGGGTAGTACAAAGCGCCATAGCTACTATTAAGCGCGGCTTGTAAGTCATTGAACAGAAGGCCATTATGCCAGTCAACAACCTGCTGCGCATTCAAGCCGAATGGAGCATCCACCAGATAAAGGACATCACCACGCTGAGTAGCAATTGAAATGCCCGTTGTAATCACTGCCCCGCTGCTAAAGCCAGGGGCAGCCAATAGGCTAATATCAAAGCGTTCTGGATCAGAGAATTTGAACAGACCAGTCTGCAACGCAGGATTACCAATAATGGCACGATCTAATTCACTGCTAAAGGCAGGATCAGCCGGGATGCCATTGGCTTGTCCAGCAAACTCCCGATTGAAGAAGGAAGCTGGCTCACGATCCTCAAAATCATCACTGGTGGCGTCACCACCTAAGAAATCAGGACGATTAATCCAATTAATGAATTCGTTGCCATTAACGCCACCACCACTGGTGCCAGGATTAATCTGATCTCCAATATAAGCATCACTACCCGGATTGAAACTGAAATCATCCAGACGGAAGATCAACACATCTTGATTATCATAAAGTTTAAGAGTAAACCTACCAGGCTCTGTGACATCTCCCTCAAATCTCTCTAGATCAAGCGTGTAACTGTCAACCCAAGTGCCTGCAGAGGTAGCCACAAACCAACCAACAATGTTGGCATAGTACGCAGCATCTAACGTACATTGAGCCTCTTGACTGGAGTCACCATCCAAGAATTCCTCGCAGGAGAGGGGAGTCTCTTCTGTCACCTCGCCGCCCTCAGGAAGAATAGTGCGAGAATCGAAGAAACCTCTAAAGTTTTCAGTATATGGGAAAATAAACCCAACCTCTTCAGCGAATCTTACCGAAGAGATATTACTACCATTAGCTAACAATTTGAGCTGATCTAGTTGGTGATCAACCGTGGTTTCAACCACTAGAACAACATCACCACCTGGGATCGTCAGCGGATAAGAACAAACTAATGTGTCGCCAGAAACAGTCGCAGCAGCATTAATTGCCGAGGCAATTGTAGCTGCTGGAATATCGAACCCTACTGGAATAGTCGCGGTGAACTGTGTCTTGCCAGTATTAGACTCAACCTCAAACTTAGCAGTGCTATTATCAGAGGTAATATCGAAAGGTTCAGGCTGAATTCCTACTAGATTAGACCTAGGAATATCAAAGGCGTAGAGGCTCTGACCGATCTCTAATGCAAAAGCTTCAGATCCTACTAGCTGAATCGCATCACCATTATTCTCAGTTCTAAAGCAGATAGTATCGCCGTCCACTACTACAGTATAATCCTCAGCCGAGAACCCAGAGATAGCCAAGATATCAGTTACTAAAACCTCAACATCTGTATAATCGCCAGTAAGACTGAAAGTTTCAACATCACTAGGATCTCTAAATCCACAACGAGTCACATTATCAGTCACATTGAATGAGAATGAACGATTATCAGGCTCCACACTAAACCGGAAGCTATCATTAACGTCCAGTGTGCCTGCGGACACCACAATTTGAACGATTATACCATCACTCAACGCAATGTCTTCGCTGGTGCCTGGTGTACCACTCTCGACAATGGCCCCTGAATCAACCTCAAGACCATCTGAGCTGCGAATAACAGAGTATCCTGCACCATCCATAACGCTACCAACAGTAGTTGGGGCAGTAGTGATGATCACTAAGAATTCATCATCGATAGGAGCAGTGTAATCAGTACCAGTGAATGTTAATGTAGCAGCAGTAGGACCAAAAGTTACATCGTTAACAATCGCATCATTGAACTCGACAAAAGTGATAGACTGATCATGAAAACTAAAACCATCATCAATATCACGACTACAGATTTTACCAAAATCGATATTCTGGTAGATTGGAATGCGACCCCAACCTTTACCCTGATTTCCAGAAGTATCTATGCAAATGCTATCTAATTCTTCTACTTGGCCATCTTCACATTCAACACCAACCCTATTAACCCAAGCGACATTTCCTTCCTCAAGATATGCAATTACAGCATACCCCAAGAAACTCTCTGGGAAAGGATTCCCAAAAGAATCTACAAACTGTTGCGCATTAGTAATGACCTGAGGCTCATTTACCGGACCCTTATTAGCAGTGCCAATAAAAGCAGGAATGATACCGCTTGATCCGCCTGGGAGGGCGCTCAGGTCGATTTCATTCACAAAAACTGCAGGACTTAGAAACGTCGCCATCGCTTACTCCGTAAACTTTATAATATTTTTGCTGAAGTCACTATTCAGCCGGTTCTGACTTAGTGATCTTATCAGTCTTCTTTTTAGAAGACTTATTGGTTTTAGATTCGACCTTAGTTGAACTCGCTTTGGCACCCTTCCCAGATCTAGTTAAATCAACCTTTTGGGCTTTTTTCGCCGCAGGCAAAAATTGCTTGTAGTCTGTATCTTTAAATGTCTTACCAGACGCGCCCATCTTAGTAGTAGAAATTAATTTCTTCTTACGAAGATTAATAATTTGACCAGGAATTAAGCGATATTCAGGTAAATCAACAGATTTTCCAGGACCAATATGAATAGTAATTTGATTGACTGCAGCTTTTGATTCTTTGCCATATAGTTGCAGTGGTACAGGTTGAAGCTTAGTGACGTTACGAATTCTGATTTTATTTTGTTCTGCTTCTCTCTTTTGTTTTTTCTGAGCCTGAAGCTCACGAACAGTAAGGGGTCTATCTTTTTGTTGAACCATGTTAATCCTCACTTGGGGGGATAGCTGAATCTCGTATTACAGCAAATGTTTCTCCAGGAATTTTGACTTCACTAGGTGTGCGACCAATACCTTCTTTAATAGCCAAGGGCTTGGCCAATATATTGGGAACAACTTTAGTCGGAGTAGGCAACCAACCTTCCATCTTCAAAGTAATCGTTTTCCTAATATACTGCCTAGTATTAGCATCTGTCTCTAGATCACTATTATCAGTACTGCTTCCAGGATGTAATATAACCTCATGGGCCATACCCATAGATCTCTCCTCTAAAAAGAAAGACCCAATCGGATTTAACTTAGCAATAATTGAAAACAGAGCATATTCTGCTTCACTCTTATGCTCCGCCACTATGTCTAAAGTATAGTCAATAAGATAAGGAGCTGGACGATAAACTAGCTCTGATTTTTTGCCGCTTTTTAACATGTGCCTAAAAATAGGCCTTATTGGCGGGCTATAACGCTTATTATCAAAACTTTCATCTGTTCTAGTGATCGCCAAAAATGGATATTCAATCCTGCCGCCACGGAGGTGCTGGTCCGAATAAATCAGAGTATCTGGGTCAGCAGCCGTAATACGAACTGGTAAAATCGTATAGTGTTCAGCACCGCTACCTACAGGTATCCTAATTCCAGAGAAATAGTTCTTAATCCCCCTATCCATTAACTTAAATCCAATCGGATAGGTTTCTCTGACATCCTCAACAAAATTTACATCAATTCTATCTTCATCAACATAACTGCAAGGTTGACAATCCTCTAAATTCCGTTCATCATTTATACGAGCACCTGGATCACCCACATCATCTATAATTGGTGTTTCTCTTTCTCCAGGCAAATCATTATCAATCTTAGGTTTAGGAACAAAACTTTGCTGTTCCTCCTGCCCAGTATTAAAAGAAGGGAAGTCAAATTCATGGATTGTCATAATATAGATTCCGGCCACTTCTTGTCGCTTACTTCCTCATAAACCTCACTAAAATAAACCTTACCAGATTCATATTCTTGTTGATCATCAGTAATAAAAGCAATTCCATCTGATGATTTAGTCATTTTAGTAGGGTCTACTCCTTTCTTTTTTAATCGATTTTCAAAATCACTTACGGCACGTCTACCAAAATTACGCAAGACTTTAGAAGTCTCATTTAACATCTGCTGCTTAACTAGATCCCAGTTAGTACGCAATTCAGCCATTCTCTGGCCTCACAGTAAAGTTGCCTGTCAGTAGTTCAACGGTACATGACCAATAAAGCCATCGATAATTAAAATTACCAGTATCGGTGGCACTAATTACCCTAAATTTATCTGCCAATCCAAACTGACCATCGATAAATTCTGTATTCTGAGTTTGAATTAATGTATTATATGGTATCTGTATGATATCACCAGACCGAATCATTCTGGTATTAAAGGTATGAAATAGCTCTGCTCTCGAATAGTGGATCTCAAATTGGGCATTATTTTCAACACCGAATTTATTGAGAGCCATACTCATTTTCTCAGGAACAAATTGGCCCTTAATAGTGATAGGCAAATCGTATATTGGGTTATTATCTTCTTCCCATACTTCATCGACATTACCTAAATCATTTGTTCTTAGATAGATCTTAGTTGGAGCGCCAGATTCATGAATATAATTAAAAGCTTCGCGCTCCATGAACGCGATATCTGGATTATTTGGATCGAATATTGATATTTGTGACGCATCAGGATCTCTAAAATCCTGCTGCTGATCCAAACTGCTGTATTCTGGAAACTCACTCATGTAAGCCCCCTATCAAATTCATCAAAATCACACTGACCAAACTCGCCAAGTTTATTACACTCTTGCACCAATGTCGATTGCTGTAAGGAGGATAATGAAGAACGAGCATAGTCTTGTAATATCTTATAAGAGTCCCTTATGCAATTATTTGGGCATTGGTTCCCGTTTGGTGGGGGGCCACTAGGAATCTCAAACCATTTATCAAACCCGAATGATCCAGCAGTTGGGCCACCATTATGCGTAACAACTACTCTAGATCCAGGTATTAAATCTAAAGCGATATCCAAATCGATGAATGTGTTAGCACCTTGTAACGCTAAAGATAAATTATTGGTAGTCTGTTCAGATAGGGGCTCGAATCCAGGCACACGTACTCGATTACCTATAACCAACAAACGATTCTTAATTACAATAGGATTGGCCACATTTTATTTTTGGCTGCCCCTAATATCGTCATTCCCATATGTGTTTAAACGATGATAATTTGATGATTGACCGTATGACTTCTGACTTATTTCATCACCAATTTCATCTTCTAATTCTTCAATACTATCCTCTTTAGGTTCTAAAGCCATGGACATTATCGGGTTATCAGTGAACAAGCTTTTAAGCATATCCTTGTGATCAGGTGCTATGTTTTCAACTAACTCTAACTCTTGAGATTCAATATAATCTTGCATCCGCTTGAGAATATTTTCTACTTTTGACGGTTCATCATAATGGAGTTCACCAGTATTATTAAGCAACCATTCGATTGCTTCTCTGGCTAATGCAAAATGTTTAGCTTTAATATCATCAGTTAAATATGAATGTCTAGTCTCCAGCCTATCCTCTAAATCAAGCCACAAGCCAATAGCATGATACATTTTTCTGGGATCAGATTTATTCATTAGATCATCTGATAGCCCTTCAACTGCTGATCTACCAATTTCCCATTTTCGATCAGAGGCAGCATCATTATCTAGAGGACCATAACCCCAAGCGCCTTCATTTAAAACTGACAGTTTCATAGAATAAATTTACTTAACCATCTTAATAAATCTATATTTCTTTAAAGTGTTAACTCTACTTATACCAAACAACGATGCAAACTCCATCTCTTTCATTTTTAAAGACTTTGCATGTTGCCATATGGTTCTCTTGTGCCATCTCATGCCACCTTTCTCATAGTAATAAGATTCTTTTGTTTCACCATCAGGAATCCAATTACATGCTTTATACACTGTTCCTATATGACCAGTCGTTTGATCTGCAAACGTTAATAATATTGTTGTATTATTAGAATATTTTTTAAATAATTTTTCGAATTTTGCCAACAAAAACGATGCTAGATTATCAGATTTGAAACGCGGATTAATACAAAATCTAGTTAGTTCTTTGATTTGAGTAGTCAAAACACCTAATCTATCAGCAGACTGCTTGCGAGTTATCGATGAAAACACCGCAACACCGATCATTTCACCATCATAAAAAGCGCCATAATAACAACCTTTTCTAGTTTTTCTATGATAGTGATACGATTTACAAAAATTATCAGCTTCGCTATATGATATATTATCAAATCTTATATTGATTTTATCAATATATTCATTATTAAAACCAATCCACTTATTTAATAAATCATATAGAGAGCCAACTGACTCAGCGAAATGTTCCCATAATATTTTAAAGTCATATTTTTCTCTAAGATTATTGTGCCAATATTCATATTTTTCTTCATCTCTTTTAACCTTCTTATCACAATTTAAATGATAAAACAAACCATTAATCTCCAATAATAGTTTATTATCAATTAAAAAATCAAATTCATAACCACCAAAAATCACTTTATCATATTTTACGCTGTTATCATCTAATATTCTTTTAACAACTGCTTCTAATCCAGACTCATAATTCTTATTTTTATTACATAAAAAAGTGGCTTCTGATGTGCTCCTTCTTTTAATTCCATATTTAATAAATGCTTGTCTAATAGATTCTTCATCATACCCGTAATGTTTGGCAATATCAGAAATAGACCATTTTTCATTATAATATAAATTATACAAATTGTCACTATCAATCCAATCCGGCTTTACTTCATTATAAATATCAGCAAACCTAGAAGCTATGTAATTACCATCAATTATTCTTGTAGTGCCAATAATTCTACGAACTTTTGATTCAGATACATCATAAAAATTAATTATCTGGTTTATAGATTTATTTTCTTTATGGTAATCATCAAATATTTTTTGATCGTAATTATATCTATTAGATGACTGCCGTCTATGTTTTTCTTTATTGTTTTGTATAAATTCTTTAGAACTCAAAACAGGAATTCCCGCTTTTTGCAATTTCCTTTTTATAGTTAATTTAGATGTTCCAAATTCTTTCGCTAAAGATCTCAGCGAACTACCATTTTGGTATTTGTCTGCCAAATCTTTTAAAGCTATCGGTACAAATTCCATAAAATATTTTTGATATAGGAAACATTTCAGTAAATTCTAATATGGGTAAATCCCAGGAGGTTCACCATACTTAATAGCTTCTTCTTCAACCTTACGTTTCTCATCACGACCCCACGACAACAAATCTTCACCATTAAATGTAGTAGTCCCACCATCGGGGGTTGGCAAAGCACGCCTAGCTCTAGTGTGACCAATAACCATAGAAGCTTCCGCAATTACGTATCTTCTAAGTAACTCTTTAGCCCAAGGTGTTCTAAATTCATTGACACATGGAAAATACTCTACAAACACAGGAAATGTTCCACGGGGTATTGGCAGTAACCTTATCTTGTTATTTCCTTTTACTTCCCACCTACCTTCAGTGCCTAGTATTCTTTGACTAAACTTGCGGTATGCTTGCAATAAATGATAATCTAACAACAATCCTTGCAAACCGGTTATATTACCTATATTAAATAAAAACGATTCAGCGCCAAATATATCGCCTATTCGAGTTACTGCTGGATCCCATTTAACTTGCTTTATCCAATACGCATTAGGAGGAAGATCATATTCGTTTACAAGGGGCTTGGTGTAAAAAGTGGCAATTTGTTCTTCAAATGGAAAGTATCCAGCAATAAAATCACCAGCACTTCTAAAAATAGTCTGAAACTGTTCTTCAGTTATTTCAACACGCACATTGGGATGACCAAAATGCGCTAAAACCTCTAATTTAGTTGGATTAGTATCCAACTGAAGAACCGCACCACACCCTTGCCCGCCTGGGCCGTTAGGTCCACAAATCATACTCTATATTTTACGTATTCAAATTTCCACGTTCTAAGAAATATTGAAGGTTCTGTGACCCCAGCACAAACAATTCATTAATGCCTATACCTTGCGGCCTATCTTCGACAGGAATACTAGAGTCAACAATAGTACCTAGAGATGGGAAATCATCAGCTGGTTCAAACAAATCAACAGCGGCAACACCAGCAACATTAGAAATAGCTCTAATCAAATCACTCCTATTAAAGCTCTCGCCCATCTCTATTTCATTAATATTAAACACACCAGCTATAGCAAGGTCTACTTGTTCCTTAACTAATGTGGCATCGACATTTCGTGAGACAGTAACAGTAGCACTAATATTAATTGGCCTAATGCTGCCGTCTAATACACGCACCTCGTCTGTAAACACATTGATGTCTTCAATCCTAGTCTTTAAAGCTTCCTTTAGCCCCTTATTCGGAGCGATTGGTACATTCTCGTCCTCTTGCAAAACGTATAACTCTACGATATTTCTATTAACATAATTTCCTAACAAATACGTTTTTGCAGCCTCCAACGTAGGGGCAGAACGAACAGCTTTAACTACGTCATCTACGTCATTATCAATACCAGTCCTAATGGCTGCTGAAGCCTTCTGGATAGCGCCAAAAGCTGGATGCGCAAACGTCTCAGATATTGAGATATAATCTTCTGATGTGGCAACATTATTATGAATCGCAAACGTTCTCGGAGCCCTCTTCTTAGCGCTACTTAAAGATTCTTGGTCTTGACCGCCAATAGAAGGTTCCACATTCCTGAAAAGAACGGTCTGAGTAGCAAATCCTGTTTGTCCAATTGGTCTGGTTTCATTAATGATGCCAGAGCCAATACGCCCGCGAATACCACCACCAGTCCTATGATTTACCGTAATGACTTGCCCAGAAATTGGTATCTTACCATTCTGGTCGTCGCCAAATATTACTCTTGCTCTATCTTCCAAAAATCTGACTTCAAACACATCATCATTAGCATCAGATTGCTCAATAAAATCGACCCTCGACCACAAAGTGGCAGTAGACCCACTGGCGACTTCTACAGTGATCGGAGATTCTAAAATATTGGAACCAACAATATCAACAAACTGATTAGGCTCACCATTGCTAATCTGAGTGATTGGAGATGCAAACCTTCCTTCAATAGCGAATCCGATTACGCCACGCTTACCTCTTGGAATCACTAAATCAGTCTCAAAGTCACCAGGTGCACCATATAACTCATAGGCCACTGGTGAGCCATCTGGGCCAGAAACCGTAAAAATAAGGCCCGCTGGAATTGTGACATCGAAAGCGGCAGGAACTGCTAGGCTACATTCTATCTCAACCGTAGCAGCAGATGCCCTACGAAGCATTTGGCCAATCAGTTCTAAATGATTGGCAACTGCTGTCCTAGATTGTGCTGTAGGAAGGAATGACTCATCAGCAATTATATCTGACCGTTCCGATATAACATTACCAACAGCCGAAACTATTTCTAGAAATAATACAAACCCATTACTAATTGTAAAATCATTGAAGTCTTCTGGGAAATATGTTCTTACATATTCAACTCCCATTCTCCTAAGAGCTTCAAAATCTAAGGCTGAAAAATCGATACGACGCAACTGCGACGGCGGCAAACTAACGCCAATCTCTTCTGGGCTAATCGGTAGATCAATTATTGTATTAAAGTCATTCATGAATTAGACCCCAAAGGATTATTTGTAGCATTCTGTCCAACAGACCCAGATATCGGAACCATAAATCTCACTAACAAATCATCCACATTGGTGGCATCTAAGCTGGTTCTTCCAAATATTTTAACCACCACAGCATTTGGGCTATCATTTGGCTGATCTATATCAATATTATTAATTATAATTCTAGGATGATAAGTTGATGTCTGTTGTCTGATAGAACTCTCTAGAGCTGTTCTAGATTGCGCATCGTTTTGTTCAAACAAGAAATTAAAAACATCACCGCCAAATGAAGGACGAAATACCCTTTCGCCTTTATTCGTCAAAATGCCTTGAATAAAGTCGTTTCTAATTAATCTGCTGTCTTCTTGCCTAGGTAAAACCTGCGAAGTAGCACCTAAAAGTGTGTTACCACGATAAAAAGGAAAACTAGGTCCATACCAAGTAGCCACTACCTTACTACCTCACGAACTTTCTGCAGCTCATCCCTCAGCGTTTGCAAAGAAGCCTGCAACTGTTGGCGCTCAACAAGCAGATCAGCTTTTCGAGCATTTAAATCATCTAAATTATTTTTCACTTTCTCTGCTTGTACACTATCATCCCCAAGCACTAAAATGATATTATCCAATAATGACCTAGAGTTATTAATGTTGGCTTGATTATGCTGAATAGATTCTTTATTTGAATTAATATCAGAGCTAACCTCCGCAATTTGTACAGTGATCTCATCCATTCGTCGTTCCGAAGCTTCTCTAAGTTGAATATATTCATCCTTGGATAAGCCAGCAGACTCAAAGTCAATAGCTTTAAGATCTTGTCTTACTTGTTCCCTAACCAACGTAAACGGATCGCTTGTCACAGGATCCGCATCCACAAATTCTAGAATATCACCAATATCAAATTGGGCAGTGCCACTACCTGTAATCGCTGGGCCAGGCACCGTCACATCAAAAACAAGTTTGCCAAGAAATACCCTCTTTTGCTGCTTGGTGTACACCCTATCTGGCTGCTTACGGAATACTTCTGGTGCAGGTAACTGAACAAATGTGCCAGCCGATCTAGGTGGAGACTGACTTGATATAGTATAAGTAAAATTGCCCGCATCCTCTGAAGATTGAGGAAGTATCGGTTCATATAATCCTGTCGGAGCAGTTACTATCATTAGATCCCCGTTATTACATTTTCATCAACAGGGCTAAATCCACCATTAAACGTTCTTCCACGATCTGTAGGTGTCAAAGGCAACTCTGCTGGAGGAATGTACGGGGGAGCTACTCCACCAGACGGCGAAGGCGAACCTCCGCCGCCACCCGGCTCGCATCCTGGGTGGAATGCTAAGACTTGCGATGCTCTAAGATCACCAGTAGTACCAGCGCCAGACCCATCGACAACAAATTGACCACCGCCAGCATTAACAATAAATTGACCACCAGCTCTGGCATTAATATTTGCTGCAGCATCTAAAGTAATATTAGCATCAGATTTGACCTCAACATTACCAGCAGCATGAATTTGCACCTTACCCGCTTTATTCCTAATCAATATAACCTGTTCGTCATCTCCTATCATTATAAATTTCTGCTCTCTCGGATCGTGCCATGAAGTATGGCGCAAGGTACTATTCATAATCAAGGCACGATTGTCTCGATCCATCATTTCAGTCCAAACAGTATTTGGGCCACCCTCATAGCGTGTCTCAAAACCCTGACCATTACGTTGACCGCCGGGTGTTTTCATTCTAATATAATTGTTAGCTAAGTCCAGCTTACAATGATAGGTATCATTTTCAGGTGTGAAAGACATAGCATTGGCTAGCGCAAACTCATTCTCTCTAAGCTTCTCCCAATCCCTACTAATTGGTGAATTGGTATCAGTACACATCATCATATAATCAAATCGATCATTTAGCTCCATAATTTTAGATTTAGGTGTGTACATCAAAGAATGATTAAGAGTATCCTTCTCGTTAACTTCCCAACCGAACCCCCTGTTATCTCTGCGGCCTTTTATTAACCACCCATTTCCCCTAGGAGATTCTGCTCCTTCTGCATCAGTTGGATCAGAACCACGATCATCCAAAACAAATTTAAAACCATATCTAGACACAAATCGCAACTGTCTAGCATCTCTATCTTGCCAATGATCATCTTCAGCGTCCGCTGTCCCACCGATCTCTTCTATTCGATTACGTCTAATAAAAACATCAGATGACGGGTCAGCACCCATATCCATCATTTGAATAAGGTGACCACCCTTAGTTCTGAACTTCATCCAACGTTCATCACGCTCACTAAATTGTGATTGCTGAGCAGAACTTTCAAACCAATCATTGGACCTACTATTGCTACCGCTGGGTCCAGCAGAAGACCAGCCAACATCACGCATTTCAAACTTGTGGCCGTAGCCACTACGAAATTCAATTCGCCTCTGGTCTCTATCAGCACTATTAGGAACGTCCTCATTCAATGTCCTAATTAAATTATTTTCTCGCTGCTTCTCTTTCTCGTGATCTTCGTCAAAATCGCCGGAAAATTCCGATTGCCAATCATAACCCTGATCACCTAAAATCATATAATGCCCATACTTGCTAACATGGGCAATCATTTTGCGATCAGGACTGTTGGATTCCGGAGATGATTGCTGGCTCTGAAAATTGGAGTTAGTTATGCCGTCTACACCAGCAGGTGCTGGAAACTGAGAATGCTCTGAAGGAAAGAATCCAGTTTCATCCATGACAAACATATTGCCATAACGATCTCTGGTCCCTAATGAATAAGGTCTGCCATCTTTAGGATAATAGTCTTCATATGAAATAGGATCATCACCAACTGGTTTACCTTCTCTATCCACATATACTTGAGTCTTTTGAAATAAAGCATGCAGTTTATAAAAGCGACGCCTAGTCGGCTCTGCATGGCCAACCCATATGGGCGAGTAAAAATGTTGTTTTTCAAAAGAAATCCAAACAATGTCGCCTATTTTAGGAGCCGACCAATAACCAGCTCCCTTGCCACCATGCTGAAATCCAGGCACTGCCCATGGGCAATCTTCAGGCTTCAAATCAAAATCATGTTGTTCCGGCATTTTATACCGGATTCGGTGAATATTTAGCGGATCATTAGTCTCGACCACCTCTGCACGATACATGCCGGGATAACGATCATAAGCAGACTGCTGCTTGCGGTCGTAGGCTAATTTATTGTAAATATTATGAAGGTTGTCGTTTATTGCCATGCTTCACTGATCTATATTTTATGTATCCATGATATTAAGCCAAATACTATATCAAAAAAGAAACGAACGCAAAAACGTCGTCATTTTGATGATTGGACGCAAAGGGGACAAACTTGTCGCCATTTTAGATGAAGCTATCGACAAGCAAGAAGCTGAAATTATTATGAACAATAATGATAAACTTGATTCATATCAACTAATCAACAAAGTGTCTTGGTTTAAAAGGAATACACCAAAGGCATATAAAAAAGGATATCGAGAGTTCATACTAGACAAAGTAACAGTTCAACGGTCATATTCTCTATCCAACAGGAAATATATCAAAAATAATCCTAGGGCATCTTAAATGACTTGTTATCGACGCCATTGAAAACATCTTTCATAGTTAGCTTTCGATTAGTATTTAATATATATTCCCTAGGATCAACTCCCATTTTCTTCAAGTCATTCCAATCAATATCCGATTCTCCTTTGCCAGCGTAAGGCGGCAAACAATAATAGATATCCCATTTCCCTTTTCTCAAAGCTAAATAGTCTTTTTGTAACGACTTAATTCCTGCAGGGTCATTGTCTGGTGCCAATATGATTTTCTCAGGAGACAACGCCTTTAGTAGCTGGATTTGACCGCTTTTCAAAGTAGCTCCACCAGTTGCTACACAGTCATCACCAATAGATAATGTATTAAAAATAGCTTCAGTAACAATAACAAAAGAATGTGGTTCTACATTATCAAATCCATACAAGAAATCGCCAGCACTTTTATTAGAAGAAGGCGGGAACTTAAACACTTTAGAAAGCTGCTGGCGCATTTGCCAAAAGACTATCATCCCGTACTCATAATACGGAACCACAATAGATGTCCCAAGATAGTGAATATTAGCTTTCATGACCGCCTCTTTGTCTAAGCAACGGTCCTTAATCAAATAATTTATGACCAGTTGGTGCATTTTAGTATCAAACATTGATTCATCTCTAATAGAACAACAACCACTGGGAAGATCTATCTCATCTTCAATTTCTTCTTCAACCTCTTCTTGCTTCTTGGCAATAGCTGCTAATCTAATATTCTTGCCACATACCTCTTCGATAGATTCTTGGATTGATATGCCTTTATACTTTGAAACAAATCGTATGAAGGTACCATCGTATTGCTGGTGATTTGGCCTAAAATCATGAACTAGTGCTTTTTCTTTACTCACCTCTACACAAAACTTAGTATCACCGTCTGGATTACAGATCCTAAATTGGTCTTTGGTTCCTATCTTATAGTCAACACCATTGGCTCTAAACCAGTATTCCATTTGGTCTGGGGTAGGCTGAATGGTGTACTTACTTCTCTTAAAATCCATATATTTAGCCATTATATTCACCTCCCATCACCTCACCAAGAACTTCATCACCAAACTTGGTTTTCATTTTCATCCTCGTAATAAAATATTCCCTTACAGTAGGTAAATCATCACATTTCAAATCTGCCACGGCTTTCATGCAGGATTTTGATATAGCTATAAAGAAATCAGGCAACTTGCCATTATCCCTTAGAGCAATAATATTTGGAGAACCATGACGATGTTGCTTTTTAGTTAACATTCTAACAGGATCATCAACGTCAATTATTTCCACAGCAGACCTTATCAATGACAAATGGTCGTCAGTGTCTTGCACTTCTTTTTCCATATTTTTAATGCAAATGTCGACAATATCACTTCTGCTCAATAAAGCTACTCCCTTATTGAGCAGACCATATTCTTTGGCATACAACACCACTGCTCTCACAACTTCTTTGACACTATCTGAATTAAATCCATTACGATAGCATTTATCTAAAAAAGAACAGAACCACCGATAATGGTAGGTCTTAGTAATATCTTTAGCCTTAGCGAATTTAAAACCCTTGCCAACTTTTCGCATTTCGTTCTTAAATGCGACAGCCGCTTCTAGTACATCTTTACGTATCTCAGCCACGTAGATAATACACTATGAGTGAAGATGATGCGAATCTAAATGAATTCAGAGACCGATTTGAAAAATTAGTTGAAGAATTCAACATTGAAAAATACGTCTTCATATACGACAATCCCCATATTGAAGAAGAAAAATTAGCAGTTTTATATAGGCCTCAAGATATTATGGAAATTACCCGTACACTTAAAACAACCCATACACAATTTCTAAGACAGGTAATGATAAATGTTGGTGAAGGCTAATCGAATTTAGCTATTCTTTCATCAAATCTTTTAGCAATATCATCAAACCCAACTGCCAAGCATAAATCGCGCATGCGATGATGATAAGTGTGCTTTTTCAATACTTCTTCCCTAATTTTAGCCGCTAGCCTTTTACCCTCCTCAATATAATCAGGATTGGAAGAATAATTTAAAATTTTAGTATAATAATCATTTGGGTTACTCGCCATTACATAATTATCACAATATCGATCAAACCCAACAACATTATCCATAATTGGTAAAGCGCCACACAAAGCAACCTTAAAAAATCGTTCAGGGATATCTATGCCATAATCAGACGTATGCGGTTCACAAACACATGGACCCACTAAAGCAGAGCTTAAAAATACTCTTCCACTATCACTCTCTGGTAGAACTCCATGATATTGCTTGACTTCTTGCCAACCACCCCATCCTTTAATCGCTATCTTATTTCCTAGTTTATAAATCGACGGCAGCAACCACTTATTAATATTGTGACCTTTATAACCCCACCTACCACCTAAAAAAGCAACTTTATAATCACAATCTTCTTTTTGAGGATAATACTCAGTAACATCACCAGCAGTTGGACACCCCACAAATGGTGCTATATCAGACCAATTTTTCCAATAAGTTTTAGCATCTTGTTGTAAACCATAACCAAATACGGCATCCGGTTTCTGCTTAGCGGTCCAATCGATAGCATGTCTTGGCTCATTGATATCAACACCAAACAAAGGTTTTAATTGGACTCCAAACGGGTTGACATGAACAGCAACTTTACATTTCCCTCGATTTAACGGAATGTTTTGTCTGTGGCCACTGGCTCCGCAATACAGGTCAGGATCAAAATCGAACCACGACTTTTGATCACCATCCCAATATTTTGCTTCAACCCCGATATCATTAAAAGCGTTTAGAAAACCCTTGGTTATGAAAAAAAAAAAAAAAAAGCTCCACCTTGCGGTCGAGTGATAAGAACCTTCATGGCCCTCTCCTTGTGTTAGTGAAACCACACAACCAAAAGTAATGCATGGATTCTTTAACAACACCATGCAAAAAATGCAACGAATTATTTACACTAAAAGACAGAAGAGCGATCAAGAAAGCACAAAATAATGGATTCACATGTCGCAATTGTTCCTTAGCTGAAAACAAGCTGCAGAACAGAATTAAAACATTAAAAACCGCTCCTAACGTTCTATGGAGCACCACCAAAAACAAATACGGATATGATTACACTAATATCAGAATGCGAAATCCGGTAATATGCAAATGCATTAAGTGCAAGAAACAAGTAGAGATCCAATATAGAGGTGCTAATGATTTGCTAAAAAAGTTACACAGAGTTAAACACAAAAAGTGTTTTGAACATTCTGAAAAAGTACTACAAAAATCAATATTAGCTTCTAAAGAATATTGGTCTAAACCAGAATCTCATGAGCTGGCATCATCAATAATATCTGGATTGTGGAGAGACACTGACTTTAGAAATAAAGTAGTCTCATCATTGTTAGAAAGGGAAAACAAGGAATTAGGCAATAACGAATCATTTGAACAGCGTTCAAAACGATCTTCTAAAATGTGGGGAAAACCAGACTTTAGAGAAAAATTATTATCTATAATGCAATCTGCAGAACACAGAAAACTAAAATCCAAAATTATGACAAAAGAAAAAAGAGAATTCAATAGACAACTAATGATAGAACTATGGGCAAACGACGATTATAGAGAACATATGGCTAACACAGCTTTTTGGAGTCCACAGCCATCTAAACTACAAAGAAAACTAATACCAATATTCAATTTATTAAACATTGAATGGAAAGAAGAACACTTAATTAAATTTTGGCATTTTGATTATTTCTTACCAAACAATAATATTTTAATAGAAGTTCAAGGTAATTATTGGCATACAAAACCAGAAGTAATAGCAAGAGACAAAAGAAAAAGGTCATTTGTCAATAGCAATACTAATTATATGCTAATCGAAATTTGGGAAGATGAATTCAAAAATGAACAATCACTAATAGAAAAAATCAAGTCACTTTAATCCTTCATACTTATTCAGCAAAAACTTATTTAGTCTCTTGTACAAAGAAACTTGATTCTCTTTAAACATTTTAACTTGAATATTCTTATTAATGTCATGGCGTTCAGTCCAGCCATCAGTGCGACCATGCCACAAATGAAACAGATCAACAGACCTCTGCGTAAAACTCTTTGTTCCTTCGGTCATCCTCTTATAAAACTCTGTGTCTTCACAATTATGAACAACCACACCATTAACTATATATGAATTATCGCATTCTACTTCTAAATTGTAAACAGGCTCATTAACCAGTCTTTTTCTTATTTCATTTATGTGCCCAAAATTTGAGTCATGACTTACGACATCTTCTTTTATCATGCCAACAACATCTAAAAATCTTTCACAATTTCTATTTATTGTTAATGAATAATAATCATTTTCTGTAAAACCACCAGTTTTTCTTATTCCAAAGCTATGTGTTATGCCAGATTCGCCCATCATCATCGATATAATGTTAGCTAGGTTTATACTACCAGTCGTATAAACTAACCTTTTTTTGGATCCATGTTGCTTATCGCCATCACCATCTATCAAACCATTAAGGAGCCATAGCTTAGAATTGGTGTTCAACTTTTCAATATACCATTTGGCTAGCACTTTGTTTCTTGCAATTGATTTTGGTGAAACAGCATTAATTATTTTAGCCAATTTTGAACTAAATATTCTTACTTCCCTACACCCATTTTTAACATAATGAGATTTAACTGAGATCATCGGGTTTATTTTGTTAATCATGTCTAATATTCTTGACAATAAGCATGATTCGTCTTCTGCGATGTACAAGTATACCGCTTTGTTTAATTTAACAACTCCTTCAGCCAAAAACACTCCAACAAACCATGAAAATTCTTTTGAGTAAAAATCAATATTTATTTCATTTTTTGAATTGTCAGCATTAGAAATATAACTAAGGTCTTGATATTGAACTAGGTCTAAATAATCTGGTTGAAATGTTGATTTCATGCCGATTTTTAGATCATCAACCCTAATCCATTCGCCGTCAACCAAGAATGGATGTTCTTCAGTCACTCCTTTTATTGGCAATCTCCCAGGGATGAAGATGTCATGTACTTCACCACCATGATTTCTAATGAACTTTCTGGTTACTGCATGGTATTCACCAGTATGTGTTAAAACATAGTCATCTACTTGAACATCTTTAATGTCAACCAAACCGTCAGAAGTAACCACATAATTATTTTCAGTGAAACACCCATAACCTATGAAATCTTCACAGAATCCACCTATTCTAATGTAGGCAGATTTCAAAATACCAAAAGACCCTCCTTCGTAATAATTAACAATTCTATCACTAGACACTTGATCTCTATTAATAGACTGATTACGAACAATCTTATCAGTAGACTCTTTCTCCATATAACAAACAGTGGCACCTATATGGGCCGACTCATACTTTGTTAATAATATAGACAGATTGTGCGTATAGTCAGACCTAACCAACATATCCGCATCATGTAAAATCAGCTTATCAAATTTCGCAACCTCAACACCTCTATTAAATGCTGCCGCCTTACAAAAGTGCATACCTTTAAACCAGCTCTTAACTAATATATGATCAATACAGCTAAAGCTAGTCTTTAAACGCTCATCTTGTTCGGCTAAAATAATTTGAATTTCAGGGTAGCGCTGAGCTTTGATATTGTTTACCACTGTCCTAACGCACTCTTGCCGACCAATATCCCTAAAAGGGATAATATAAGTAATTCCAGGAACTGCAGAATTATCAGTAGTATCAACAAATTTCCTATTTTTAGGGGTTTCGGCATACCGTTTTTTGGCTTTGGCATAATTTCTGTGCTTTTCTGGATCACTTGAAGTATCATCGTAAATTCTAAAATAAGAGTCAGACCCGCTTACATCAAAATAACCATCTTCTTTATGACAGACTCTGGCTATGCGATCACTATATTCTACGTGTTCAAATCCATAAGTGCCAAATCCCTCATCGAAATAACCAACTTCTCTAAATGCATCATCATGAACTGCCAATACAGCACCATGAGGCTTCTCTACGATCTTTAAGAGACCTTTTGAATCAGCTCTAGGTCTTTCAGCTCCATAAATCCCTCGCTGCCGATAGCAAAAATGTTTCAAACCGGTTTTTTTCATTGCTTCAAAATAAAAAGAATCCCAGCCCTCCTTTAATACTTCAACATCATCATTAAGGAGCAATTTATACTTAAAACGAGCAAGGCATCTCAAAATCCTGTTAGTGTTAACAGCGATTCCCTTGCGTTCTTCATGAAAAACTACAATGTCCTTTTGTTCTTTAAGCCAATTCCATACTTCTGGATTTGTACTTTCATCGCTAACAAAAATAGTTGTCTTTTTTAAATCTGTATATTTACGAATAGATTCAATAAGTGGTATTAGTGATTTTAAACGATTAAAACTTAGTATACCAACACCAATATCATTAGAGATTGGAACAGAATTTTCCGTAATCCTGGCTTGGGAAAAAGCAGTGGCATTCTTGCGCCCTATTTTAGACGCCCTGCCGACAACTTTCGAAGTCTTTATAACCCTTCTGCCATTGTCGACAGTAATAGTAGAATTGGCTGCTTTACGTGTTATCAGTACTTTTTTAGGTTCACTAGTTTTTTTAGTCTTGGGCTTTACTACACGTACTCTCTGATTGCTGACATTTACTGCCTTACCCTTAACTTCCCTAACAACCGCCAAATACTTTGGAGCATACTTCTTAAAATAAGAATCCAAAGCTTTCTGCTCACCAACTGCGAAATGTACCAGCTTGCCATCACGCCCTGGCAACTTAACCGTATGTCCCTTAATGTTCCTAAACAAATATTGCACTATATAATTCCGTATTGTGGCCTGACTAATCCTTCTTCAGTAAGATACCTGAACCTACTAGGCTTCACTATCTTACCTTTGTATTTAGATATTTCTTCATCATCTAAAACAACATGAGTTATTACCTCTTGAGTAGGCACAACACTAGCAAACAAGTCTTTTAACATACCTGGTCCAAGAAATTTATTGGCTGACATCATGACATCCACTAACCTTAAATCTTTTCCTGCCGAAAAATAAAACAGGGCATCAGTAACTCGCGCTGACTTCATCACTTCTTTCAATAATGCAGACCAGGCTAATACAGTTTGAGACTGCTGATCTAAATCATCTTTACCAATTTCCTTAGACTTAAAATCAGCAATTCTGAAAAAGCTATAATCTTCCCTAAAGCCAATATATAAACTATAACCTTTTACAGGATAAGGCTCGATGACATATACAAAAACACCCTTAAATAATTTAAGGTTATCGCTAACATTATAAAGCTCAGGATAGTCAACAAAATCTGGTATAGTAAAGCTCATACATAATAAGTACCACCAGAAACTACAAAATATGAACCCATCCTGGCATGCTTGATTTTTTGGACATTTATGATCTCAGCTTTATAATCGCCAGTCAACAACAAAGTCGGGTTGCCAGACTTCCTAACACTTGCATTATCATCTTTAATACCGTCAATAACCCCACACCATCTAAAGAGACCGCCATCTTTAAAAATCATATCACCGACTTTAGGCACCCACATATTCATGGAGCCATGCTCAATAAGATCAACTTGAACGTCTCTAGCCATTATTCCTCCAATGGTATCTCTTCTAACTTCTTACTATAAGGATCAAATACCACTTTTCTAGTCGATAAATTCCAGACCACCGTCATACCCTCTCTACGACCACCAAGACGTTGTTTGATAATGCGGTCTACTGGAAGAGACATACTGTCAACATTCACTTTAGGCAAAGTAGCACTATATTCATCATCATCTAGCACATTATAAAGCCGATTCCACATCTCTTCTTGTTCTTTAACATGCTCAAATCCATCAATCAAGCCTTTGCGCATACTTGCGTCAGAGCTATATGACTTAACATCAGTAGAATGTTTCTTACCATCCTCATCAGTCCAATCTACCTTACCTTCAATGTCTACCTTACCTTCAGGAACCTCTCTAACAAAAGGCATTATCGCCCTACGAATATCCTGAATATTATTAATGACAACCGGCTTAAGGTGATCCTCAACCTTAACATCAGATCTCATCCGTCTATTCTTCATCAATGACCTCTATTTCTGGTACACTAGTTACTCTATCGTGGAACACATTAGCCAATCTGTGTAGTATCAATCCATTCACAAACCACCACAAATTATCTTCCACGAATATTAAAAAATCATTAGATATACCAAAAGACAAAGCTAAACCAACGGGAGATGGCAATACCCACGCAATCGAAAAAGCAACCCAAACTGAAAAGCAATATCCGCATCCTAAAAGATCAGCCAGAAATCGACTCTGGCGAGCCAAAAATGCTCTAATAGGCTCAAGCGGTCCTGCATGCAAAAGGATTTGTGTTAGCGACTCCGCAAAGACTATGAAAAATATCCATAGCAGAATAAAGATTGCTATTTCTTCAAAACTTCCGTGTGTTTGCATCTTGGGCACTCCCACTTCTTTATATATCGTTTCATCTTAGGAGAGTATAACTGCTTGTATCCCATCAAGGTTCTACATTTAGGGCATGCTTTGCGCAACTTAGAATTTTTAATATTGACTTTGACTTTCTTTTTGCCACAACCGCATCCCATTTTATTCTCCTTGAAATAATTCTTCTTCTCTAATCAATTCTTCTCTATATTCTCTCTCCAGCAATATCAAATCCCAACATTTAATTATGTCATTTTTATTAATAATAATCCAAAATCCAGGACTGCGATGATAAACTAAACTACAGCAAACTACTTGTTTATCCCTATCTAAAATAGTGGAGTTCTTTATTGACAATGCTTCTTTATACAACGTTAATGCACTTGGATAGTTGCCCTTCCAACTATGGATGGTAATTTCTTCATCGTTATTCAGTGCATTAACGATCGCTTCCATATCAGAATTATGAAAGCACCATAAATCACTTGTTTTGGCGGTTATTTTGCCGTGTTCAGCGACAGGTAATGCCTGCACATGCAAACCTTTATTTTTCCTATTATTCTTCCATAATCTGATAACCGAATGATATCGCTTATCTCTTTTAGATTCTATAAAAACCGTTCTATGTGGTGAATCGCTACGCGAAGTACCAGAACCGCCACCACTTAACGGTACTCGACCAGATTTTTTAATTCCCTTAGCACCAAACCAGATTCCTATTCTGCTTTCGGCTGCTTTCCACGATGACATACATTATATATCAATTTAAGGAATGTGCGTAATCACAAAAGTCTGATCTAGATGCCATAATTCATATCCATCATCATCTTCAAGATTCAAGTATTCATGTAAAGTAGGTGCGGTCTTTGAATTGTTTTTAGCAGCATTTGGGGCTGAGCCAGATTGAAATTCGAACACTCTAAGCTGCGGAGCTGCATGTGCCATCACTTGGGCAATAGTTGCATTGTCCTTATACACAATATTTCCGCTAGAATCTACATTAACCAATCTCATTATCGCAGTTCGAACAGCCATTGCGTCCTCCGTTTAAATATTTTTGAACGGTCTGACCCTCGTAACCAAGTCACCACTCAAACCATCTATATTATATTTAGCGATTAATTTTCTTATTTTTTGGATGTCAAAAGAGTCATTTTCTTTTACACTCTTAACATATTCAATATTTTCATCTAAATACGGATTATAAGATAGATCTACCAGTTTCTTATTTCTATCAAATAATTCCCTTCCTCTTTCATCTAAAAATTCATCAATGCCTTTGTCGATTATTTTGTACGCTGATAAATCTCTAATAAGCCGATAATTAGGTATATTATCGGATTTATCCCCAGCTAATGATTTCACCACAACTGGATCGTATTCCGGAATAGGTTCAACATTCCCATCTTTATTGCCGGGGTTAAATAGATCTACCCCCAAATGGTAAGGTATTTGTGTAGCATCGCCATCGCTAGTAACCACCAAGTTATTTTGGTCTAAATGACCAACAACAAAAGCATATACTAAGTCATCAGCTTCATGACATTTTTTAATATATTGCGTCATTGCCATGTTAGCAAAAACCAGAGCCGCAATCTTCTGGCTATCTTTTATATAACCGTGGACAACTTTATCATATTCTGGCCTTCCTTCCTTATATTCTGAATATATCTCCCTGCGCCACAAAGTTTCTTTAGGCACATCCCAGAATATTCTCCAATGTTTTGGATCAAAAGTTCTACGCCAGCGATCCATCATTCTAATCATTATTGTGACAGGATGTACTTTAAATCCCCCACTACGGGCAGCCATAGTTGCCCTGCACACAATGTTCTTACCATCAACTAAAATATTGTCATACATATAATTCAAATACAGCTTGCGGGAGGCAGCGCCTCCCGCAAGCAAGACCAAAAAACTCATTCGATATTATTAAGCAAGATCTTCAAGAAGGGCAGCCATCTCGGGATCTAATTCATCGTCGTCATCGTCATCCTTGGATTTAGACTTAGACTTTGAATCACCATCATCATCGTCATCGTCATCGTCATCCTTAGACTCTTCAGCTTCTTTCTTGGCAGCTTCTTCCCTCTTCTTCTTGGCTTCCCGCTGCTTTTTAAGGGCCTCTTCCTTCTTTTTCTTCTTCTCATCCTCTTCTGAGCCATCTGAGTCATCTTTACTCTCAGGTTCTTCTTTAGACTCTTGAACCTTCTTATTTTCCTTGGAAGAGTTATCATCTTCATCAAAGCCAGACGACCCGTCAGTGTCACCAGACATCTTAGCGTCAGCAATCTTTTGCAGCTCTTTAATATCAGGCTTAGGATACCGCTCTGGCACATCAATACGCTTAGCTAAAATCTCTTCAATTTCACTTTCAGAATCAGCTAATGCTCTGCTCTTGCCTAAGAGCTTGGAGTCATCATAATTATTGTATCCAGCCTTTTCGCGCAGAGTGATTTTAATCGGGAAGCTTTCTTCCGGATCAAAAAACAGCCCAAATGCTAATGGGTCGTCATCATCGCCACCGTCATCATCACGATCAAAAGCATCTTCACACTGGCGGAAAATAGCCATAGGTAAACGCCAATACATCACATTACCACGCAAATCGGATGGATTGTCTTTATGGTCAGGGAAGTAAATGTTCACAACATGGGACTCTTGAGAGAGCCACTCTTTAGCGATCTGCTTACGAACTTCTTTATCATCACTTTCGCGCATTAAATCAAAACCGATAGAACACATGGGGCATTCGCCGCCATCACGCACTCTTGGACACTCGTGGATCTTCTTATTAATAAAATGGCCACCACGCTGGTAATAATATAGGTCCCAGTCTTTCTCACATTTAGTGGTTTTACCATCTTTACCAATGCACTCGTCACCCTCCAACAATGGTGGCAAGATATGAATGCGATAAGTTAAATCTTTATCTTTCTCAAACTTGGGACGCCATTCATTGGGGTCCCGGAATCCGCCACCCTTCTTGGCTTTGGTTTCCCTCATCTTTTGCAGAAGCTTCTGCTTTTCACTTCGTGAAAGCGCCATCTCTAGTCTCCTCTAGTTGTTCTGGCTGTCTCTTCGTTCTGAGGAACATCCTCAGATCTCTGGTTTATTTTGAAATACGCTCTAGTATTTCTAGCTTGTCTCTAGTATGCCTTACATTTGCTTAAAATCATGTGTTGTGTAATTCCGCTCTCTTCATGGCTGCAAAAGAACGCAAATTATCAGCCTTAATCTTGAGGGCATCTACAATTCCAAATAGCTTGGAAATCGTGGCATCCAATTCGATCTCTTTGGTTCCAAGAGCCATATACTTTTGGTCCACATTAACAATGTTATCTTTATCACTAACCGTTAATTTAATTCCTTCTTTTGCAAGTTCCTTGGTACCTTCAAGCACTTTAGACCTACGAATATCCATCTTCATTCTATTAATGCCACGCTGTTTTCTAGCTTCCGCCAATACTGCGCCCCAAAACGCTAATACGGTAGGAATATCTTCCATATCTCTATCGAGATTTTCATAATTAAGGGCCAAATCATCAACCCAATTCTTGCTGACCTTTTTGCCACTCAAGGTAGCCCTAAGATCAATAATTACGTCAGCAATATCTGAATCTACGTTATTCTCCCACCACTTGTTCTTCATCATCAGACTCCGGATTCTCTTTATCAAATACCTCAGAATTTTCCTGAGTCTTTAGACGGTTATATTCTTCCGCCGCTTCTATCAATCTATTAACACACCGCTCTTCCCAACGCCTCTTCTTAGACTTCTTCTTATTGAGTTTCTTATTACGCTTTTGATCTTTAGATAGTTTCTTGCTCATCGAAACTCCTTAAATCTTTTGTAAGTACCCCAAGACCTGCCAACCTCAACCGTCAGCGGCATTGTCACACCATCAATAGGATTAAGCATTATCTCCGTAATTTTTCTGATGGTCTTCATCAACCGAGGTTCAGAAATAGCAATCGTCAAAGAGTCGTGCTGTTCCGTAATGATAATATTACCACACGATCTCGTAACTCTCGACACCGTGTTTTGCATTGCATGCGCTACGCTACCTTGTAATGTACCATTAAAGGCTCTTCTGTCTCCCTTTAGGGTTCTATCCGTGTAAAACCTTCTACCCATAATAGATCTAGCGTACCCTAATTTCTCTAAGTTCCTCTTTTGATCTTGGATCCATGAACCAAATTTGGGAAATATCTTCAATATCAAATCATTATTGTTTAATGAATTAACCGCCCTATTTAAAGCCAATTTGCACTGATCTCTGTCAATCTTATCACCCAAACAATCCATTATATATGCATACGGGTCGGCAGTATTATAGCTACCCATCAATTCCTTGTCTTCTGACAAATAGGATGCCATACGCATATCAGCTGCAACCCAATCAAAACGAACAAAAATATTATTTTTAATATCCGGGTGTTCTATCTCATAGCCAGGGCCTAATCCCTGGATGTTGAAAGATGTAGTCTTAGAGCGCCCACTATAAACATCCATTGAATATTTAGGAAATTTAGGTATACCACTAACAAGAATCCCTCTTTTCTCAATAGCCATATAAGCTTCTGCAGCATCAGCACGAATAGCTTGCCATTCTTTACCAAGATTATTCCTATCTAACGCAATTAATTTTAATCCATGTTTTAAATCATCAAAATCAAGAGGACAATCATATAACTGCTGAGATCTAGCAACCCCAAAGTAGTCACAATATTTCTTATATTCTACTATTGTCAAATCATCTTTATCATTTACTATATCAATCAACCTTTTTTCATTATCTAATACTTCCTGAATGGTTAAATCAGACCCTTTCTTCCAAAGAGTTATCTTTTTACATTTCTCAAGATTAGTAATAAGTACTTCTTCTGGCCTCTTATTTCCCCATTGAACTATTAGAACATCCATCTCACTTTTTAATCTGGGTTAAGAATATTGTCCACATATGCCCTACCAGCAGCCATCAACATAAAAATATCTTTAGATTCACAAACAAATTCGGGCATCAATTTATTCAACAAACCACTAACATCATCAAATTCAGATAAATCACTAAAACGACAAGACCCTCCTAGTTCTTCTATCTTAATAAGAACTCTTTCTTGATCGCGTGGTAAATCATCTTGTTGCATCCGACGCGCTCTTTTAGCTGTCTCTCTAGAAGTTGACGCTGCCTCAGAGCGAATTTTAGACATATCGCGACCAGCATCTCTAATTTGATCTAACATGTGGTCCACTTCACCTGGTTGACGCATGTAACCATACGGATCACCATTTTGAAGATGATGCCTATTCATATCTCTTCTAGCACCAGCCCTATCTTTAACAATACCGTCACCACGAATATAACAAACCAGATTAATATCATGATATGAACGAGAAGTATTGGCCCCACCACATTTCGGGCATTTAGGCTTGGGAACCATTTTCTTCATAGGATAGTTCTTAAAGAATAAATACGACCCATTTGGATGATAGCCAGCGGTATCTTCTTCGCGATCATATAGATCGCTCTTCTTGATCTTTCCGTCAGTTGAACAATCATCGCATACATATTGATATACTGGCATTACTCACTTCTCCTATGAAATCCAAAAAGCATCGTTGAATAAGATACTCTAAGATTTCTGCTTGTCATTCCATATCTATTTACACCTATTACTTGTTTATCAACTAAGGCATCTCTAAAAGTAAACTTGCGCTTAATCGTATTCAAGTACAAATCTTTCTTACCATCATTTATCCAAGCATCGATATCCTCATGCACTATCTCTGGCAAGTCAACTATCAATACATCACCATCATCCTTGGGTACCAAATAATAGATCACTTTCTGCTTAATATCATCAACAATTATTTCTGAACCATCATTAGGAATCACTGGCCTGCTCCTGGAGAGCCTTCATGGTGGCATAATTAATTCTAGCATTAACCACTTTAAACTTAGGACCGTTTCTATTTTTTGCAAAGAAAAACCGCACGTGCCCAATATGCGAATTAGAAGAGTCAGAATCAGACTGGTATTGCCTCTGACTCTGATTGATACTTACCACGTAGTCAAGGGGCATAGCTTTACCAAAAGATTCTGCTAACTTATCAAGGTTAATGTTTTCATTATTATCTGCGGAAGTAGAACCAGATCTATTTGTTTGCGAAGCTGAATAAAGCATAGTGTTTGTGACTGCCGCTAATTGTCTAAGCTCAGCTGACACAGCTTTCTGACGCGAATACTCTTCACGATTCTTGTATGGATTTTTAGATATCAGGCACTCTAAATAATCGACGACAATAACATCTGGAACAAATCCATGATGGCGCTTCAATTCCGTAATCGTCAGTTCGATCTCTCTAACCGATATTGTATCTGTTGGGAAATAAGTAATAAACAAATCACCAGAGCCATCAGACAGACTTATCTTCCGCAGCTTGTCCTTCATTTGTTCTTCTTTTACTTTCCGATTAGCAATCGCCATATCAGTAAAAGCGCCAAGATAGCGATGACCAGTTACTTTTTCGCTATTCTCTAATGAGACATGCAATACATTCTTGCCGTCCAAGATATTAGCAACTGCTGTATTCACAAGCATGATAGACTTACCGACACCCGTAGGTGCAACCCAAATAAAAACTTCTCTTCTAGCTGGCCCACGATTGTCATGAATAAAACCGTCTAGCCTAGTAAATCCAGACGTATAGTATTCTCTTTCATCTTCGATAAATAATTCATCTACATCTTCAAAAAATCGAAATGGTTTAATCACCACATCAGAAATGGCCATTGCTTTTTCAAATATTTCTTCAACACTCTCTATTTGACCATCATTAACAGCCTCCATTACTTCCTCATCATATAACTCAGCCAACTGCTTAATCCTAGCCCACTTAACAACTGTATCGCGAATATACTTACTATTCCTAGGATCGATCTCCTTGTTTAAAACATCAATAACTGGCTCAGCTAATTCATCGTCTGATTTAAGCTCTCGATAAATTAAGTTCTTCAATACTTCCTTGGTTGGAACATCATCAAATTTCTCATAATATTCCAAATATGAAGTCATAATATATTGATGTATATCTGATTCAAAATAACCAGGCTGCATGAATCTAGCAATACGATAGAAAAAATCAGGACTATCAAGAGCTAATAATACTATCTGCTCTTCTTCAAATTCCGTGAACTCTTCGGCCATAAAAAGTTAAATACTGCTTTAATCCCCTACGTCCCATTTCCTTCTACAGAAAATGACAATAACGATGTCGTGGAGTCATTGCTTAAAATCTGTATTACGCCAACTCTCCTGCCAACAACTACAGGCGCAAAACGCAAGGTAAACGTGGCGCTATCACCAGGAGCTATAGTTGAAATTGGCTGCACTGTAACCAAGAAGTCATTAGCATCACCTAACACCGAAACAGCAGGAGAACCGGTCAATACTAAGTTGATTCCGCCATTATTAGTGACGGAATATTCTCTAGTTACTGAAGACCCAACAGCCACATCACCAAATTCAAGAGGCACAGTAGCTTCTGCTTCAACTACATCGATTTCTGGGCTTCCTAAACTATTATCAATTTGAGTTTGTGTTTTATCTAGTTCAGCATTCAAGGCATTCAATTTAATCGCCAAAGCTTCTTGGTAAGTTAATAATTCTTCTTCTACTACACTAATCCTTTTAGCACTTTTTAAATCAATTGCATCCCCAGCAATCTGTGTATTAGGTTTACTCTTTTTATATTCAAAAACATAAAAAGTCTTACCAAGTTCTGGATCATAAAAAGTCTCTTTAACCTTAGCGGGCTCTAAATAACCCAATAAGGCTGATTCTCTAAAATAGACAACTTCCCTAATGCCAAAACGGGGCTGCGGAACGCGAATTATAGTGTTATCGGCCATCTATTCTAAGTTTGATCCCCTTCTTCCTCATCATCAAACCCGTTATCTTCTGGAGGTATGGGATCTTTAACTTCTTGGATCATTGCTACACGAGTCTTCTTCTCAATTTCCTCGTACACGCCTTTCTTTTTAACCTCAGTCAGGAAATTGGCTGCGCCATTCTCTTTAATTTCCCCGTAAGTCAGGAAACTACCACTCTTTTCTACAATTCCCATCTCTATGGCAACAGTAATAAAGTCCTTAGAATTGTCAATTCCATTGCCGAAATATAATTCAACTTCAGCAAAATCACCTGGCATATCAACCTTATTCTTGATGACCTTGACTTTAAGATTGTTTCCAATAGTCTTCCTACCTTGCGTTATAGAAGTGGTACGACGTACTTCCAAACGTAGGGAAGCTGCAAACTTGATTGCTTTACCGCCAGGAGTTACTTCTGGTGATCCAAACATAACACCAACTTTTTCACGAATTTGATTAACAAATATCATTACCGTATTAGTATCACTAATAGAGCCGACAATCTTACGAACACCTTTGCCAATCATCCTTGCTTGGGCACCAATTTGGTTGTCCTCCATTTCGCCATCTAATTCTGCCTTGGGGACCATAGCTGCCACACTATCAATCACTACAATGCCGACTTTCCCGGTCTCAATCAATTTCTGAGCAAAGCTCAAGCACTGCTCTCCATAATTCGGCTGTGAGAATATTAACTGATCCATATCAATGCCACAGCCAGTAGCCAACCCAGGCGTAAGAGCGTGTTCCATGTCCAAAAAAGCACATTTAACACCAGCTTTTTGGGCTGCTGCGATCATACCAAGAATAATCGTAGTCTTACCGCTAGCCTCTGGACCATAAATTTCTACAATGCGCCCTTTAGGCATCCCTCCAATACCAATAGCACGATCAATAGCAATCGACCCGGTTGTTAAGGCTTCGACTGGTTCTCTATCAGATGCAATTTTAACTAAATTGCCGTCTTTACCATTGACGGCCTTTAAGATGGATTCCAAATCTTTATCAGGCATCTTCTTCGTCTCTCTTTGATGGCAAGTGTTTGTTATTGATTTCTTCAATCTTTTCAAATACAGTTTCTACATCAAAGTTAGCCACTCTTTTAACATCCGATGCCGGAATCTCTGCTAGAGCATTTTCTTTTTGGATTAACAAACACCCCTTAGAAGGCATAGTCGCAACCACGGACCAAGCCCCTTTAGGATCAGTTACCGTTCCAGGTGTATCGCAACGCCATTGTACATTGCGAGTAGTTAAGATACGGACTAAATCGAATTGCTGGAAAGTAGTTCTTTTCATTTTCGTCAAATCTATTTACAGGAATCAATATTATGGATAAACCACGCTTAGAGAAGCTATTAGTCGAATCTATGAAGAACCTATTGGATCAAGATGATCTAGGTCGGGTAGAAGGCGGCTCAGACGAAGAACATTCCCACAACACTCAATTCCAATGGGAAGATATCCAAAACAGCTTTTCTGTAGCCGTTAGAGAATCCGATTTCTTTGACTCACTGACCAGTGCTTTCTATAAAGTGCACACTTACAAATGGATTAATGACTCTACTTTTGAAGAAGCCTTAACTTCAGAATTAGAGGGGCAAGGGATTCCCCACGAAGAAATAGAAACAGCTCTAGAAGCCCTTGATAAAGTGCGCACAGAATACCTTCCTGACCATAATAACGAAAATGCGAGCGGTTGGCCAGAAGACATGGAAGGCATTAAACAGGTAACTCAAGAGCCTCACCATAATCCCGTCAACGATTTAGATAAAGACACCATGAGCGGTGACAACGAACCTCACACTGGCGCAGAGCCAGATAACGTGAGACCTTCTTATAATGAAGCTTAAAATCATCAACGAGGACTTTGATGAAGATGAGTTATTCGATAATTCTCTAAGCAAATATGTGCGTGCTAGAGGGCGAGGCAACATCAATAAAAAACAAGCTGAAGACGACCCTGATAAAACAGAACAACCTGATCGTTCTGGCAATCAAACTGCAGCTGCAACAAACGACAAAGATGTTAAAGATATGGTCGGTGCCTCCGAAGGAGATCGCGACCGCAATAAGCCTGGAAATCTAGTTCCGAACCCCAGTCCATCTATTTAGCTTAGCTATTTTTGTAAATAGTATATGCAAAAAGTGCTTGTCACTGGTAATCAACGGTCTGGGACCACACTGTTACAAGTGATACTTTCTTCTTTTAGGGGTTCCTATACACATCCAGAAGAGAAAAACCCCTTCAACAAAATACCTAAAACAAAACACAAAAATTATATAGTCAAATGCCCACAAGGGCAATACATTGAAGAAAATGATCGATATAAAGGGGACTTTATTAAAGGTGATCAAATTAAAACTATTGGCGACTTATTGAAAGAAAACTGGAAAATAATCTACGTCGCAAGGGATGGCCGTGATGTTTGTGTTTCGAAACATAATCTGAACAAAGACATTTATTGGGCTAGACCATGGCAATGGATCTATTCACACGATAATGCTAAAAGTTATTATGATAACCCTAACTTATTTTTCGTTAAATATGAAGATTTAACTACTAACCATCAGCATATAGTAAAAAAGATAGCCAAATTCTTAAATGATGTCTATAGCAACTACAACAAGGCATATAGCTCATTTGAAAATAATTCTCAAGTAAGGAATGCTGTTAGAAACCTAAGGCCAATTGATCAAAATAGTGTCGGCAACTGGCGAAATCAAGAACACAAAAATCGAATTAAAGAAATCTTGAAAAGCTATCATTCTGATTTCTGTCGTGTACTCCAAGAACTAGGATATGAATCAGACGATAGTTGGTCGACGGAGTTTTTATGAAAATTACCTATGGTGTGATTGTGGTGGATGGCATGCCGTTCATCAAGCATCAATTAAAACTGATCTACCCGCATGCCCACCAAATAATTATATGCGAGGGTGGAGACAATACTTGGAACAAGATAAACGGATATAGACGTTCACAGGATGGAACTATCGATTTTATTAAATCATATTCAGACCCCCATAATAAAATCAAATTAATTCAGCGTGATTGGAATAATAAAAATGAAATGTGTCACGAATACAGCAGGCACGCTACTGGCGATATCATTTGGCACATCGACATTGATGAATTCGTTGACCCCGCACATATCCCATTCATTAAAAAACAATTTAGTAACCGACATAATCAAATCCTTTCAATCCCAAATTACGTATTCTGGGGCGATACCGACACTATCATAGAAGCACACGGCGCAAATGGATGGAAAAGAGATTGGTTCACTTTTGAACGGATCTTCCGCCGATCACCAGGGAAGTATATCCATCATATTCCTCAACGTGGATACTACGACCCTAAAACAAAACGTGTGCTACCGGCCCCGACTGTGCAGCCTGATATCTTTAAAGCAGCAGGCATTTACACTTATCATTTCTCATATGTCTTAGACCGCTCTGTCAAAATGAAAATGAAATATTATAACCACAGAATTCCAGGGTGCATTCGCAAAGATTGGTACGAAGAAGTATTTTCTAAATTTAAAGACCACAAAGAAAGATGGATCGAAGAAGATTTTAATGTCCAACCATTAAGCTCTAACGCAGCTGGCTATTTTAAACAAAGATTAAAACCATTAGGACATGCACTGCCTAACTTCTTAAACGATTTGAAGAAAGACTTATCATGAAATTTTATGGCCAATGGGATCCACCTGTCGATAAATTCTTATACGACAATTATTTCAAGGATAAAAGAAACGGCATATGCATCGAATGTGGCGCACTAGACGGATTATTGGAATCCAGTTGCAAATTCTTTGAAGAAACCATGGGATGGACCACTATTAATGTGGAACCAGTGCCGCCTCTCTATGAAATGCTCTGTAACAACAGACCGGATAGCATCAACGTACGAGCTGCATTATCTGGTCAGTCAGGCGCGGCTGAATTTATGCATGCCATTCATCCTAGTCTAGGTCGTCGTTTTGGTAATGGGTCATTGGCGCACACTCCTACCCACAAGCAGTCTCTAATCAAAGACGGCTGCAAATTCGAAAAATATGATGTTGATTTGATTACCTATCCAGAGTTACTGGAGATCGCAGAGATCAAAGAACTAGATCTCTTTGTTCTTGATGTGGAAGGACATGAACTGCAAGTATTAGACGGAATGCACGGGTCTAAAATCCTGCCAAAAGTATTCTGCATTGAACACGGTCATCTAGGGCAACAAATAGACAAATATTTATCTAAACTAGGCTACCGTTTCGACAAGAAGAGCCACAACAATTCGTTTTATGTTAAGATTTAGACCACAGAGTTAGCTTGCGTCTACACGGGTCTGAGTCTCTACGATCAACCCGCTTAAATCCTGCAGCTTCAAACACTCCACGATACATATGCCCATTATCTATGTCTTCAATTAAGATCGTCTTATTTGCCATTTTGGCAATAGCTGTAGCTGCCTTTTGCGCGGATATCCTATTAGTTGCAAAATGATGTGTAACCGCCAGTGCTAAAACTACATCAGAACGATATCGCTCTTCTCTTTTAGTCCTGTCACCAAAACAGTCTTCAATTCCAAACTTTACAAATGTAGTCTTATCATCACCGCATTGTTGTTCAGCCAAATTAATGCAGCGATCATCACAATCAAATCCAATTAAACGATCAAACTTGTCCTTAACGATATCTAAGTAATACCCTTTATTAGTCCCAATGTCTAGAACAGAATACCCTTTTACCTGTTTCAACATGTCTGCTACAATTTTCATCTTTTTGTTTTCACGTAATTTCTCTTCATCATGTGCATACTCATCCGACCAGTGAGTTTTTTTAGCTTCGGTTATTGGGTAATTATGGACATATTCTTGAAAACGTTGCCATAAATTTATATCTTGATCTGGGGTCCAATTATGTGCAGTCCAATCTTTATACCCTCTAATAGTCTTATGATCTGCATTTACTGAAGAACCAATGCAAGTCTTATCACCCAAATAACGATTGACCATATAAGACATTTTAACATACGCATAAGGCATGCCCCTACGGGAAACAGGATCCGCAAAGGCATTTAAATCAATGAAGTATGACTTGCCAGCCCAATAAATAATGTTAGATTCTGAAATATCAGATAAGCAGACACCACATTTTAATACATCAACACATAGATCGATCTGATCACATAAAAGTTTTTTGGCTTGTTTCTTAGTAAGTTCTTGAATACGAATGTCCGCTGGAACACGCTTCATCCGCGCCAAGCGAATTTTAGAACCACCAACTTCAACTCGTTCATCTAATATTTCAAAATCAACTAAAGTATGGATATCGCCAATTTTCTCCAATAATTTAATTTCGTGATCCTTGATTCCTCGATAAACATGCTCGGGGTCTTGATCATCCTCGAAGATAAATGGTGGACTAATACTAGTTAAGGTCATTCTGGTTGAGCCTGATAGGTCAGTGCAATTGAAGCAGTCTTGCCATCCAGTGCTAATTGGCGCACATCTTGCATCGCTACATCATAATCATTAATGTTATATGACTGTTCAGTGGTCTGCCCATCAACAATTAGTTGGTAATCATAAGATGTAACAATGTTAGTTCCAGGAATAATCTGCAGACCATAAGAAGCACGTGGGTAACGAATGCGATTATGAAGTGTGACAGTAGAAGAACCAGCAAACAACAACCCTACTGCATTGTTATTCATATCTAGGGTTACACTACCGGAATCCCCACCACTACTCATTGCGTCCGTAGCAATCTGATCTCTAAATTGCAAAACCGCAAATCCATAGTCAACATTAACAGTCATGCTAGTAGCGATCACTTTAGCTCTTGTATATCCTGTTGTACGACCAGACTTCTGAAGGTTCTCACCAACTGTCAATAATTCTTCTCTAAAGTCTTGTACATAACCAACAACTGGGATTTCATGATTGTAATCAATCCCATCGTTAATTGACATCACTGCTGAATCTTCAAAATTATAACCATATACATGATGACGATCGGCGTTATTCCATGCCCTACCCCATTGCGTTGCTAGTCCTCTATGATATTTAAGTTTACCAACCGTATCTCCTCCAGCACCGCCGTCATAAGTCCCTGGCTGATAAATCGGATCTCCCCGTCGAACTCTACGGCCAGAATTTGCCAAGACATGGCTATTAGACAGGATCACTACTTCATTATTAAAATCTCTGAATACTGCGCCCATCGTGCCCACAGTCACTCGTGGGTGACTAACTGAATACCCCGGTTGGAGTGGCCGCATGCGATTAGTGTAAACCCCCTGGACTTTAAAAGTACCAGACCGGCCCACTACATCTGTTTTAGCGCCGTCGATAGTGTCAGGGATAAGGTCGTCCTTAGACAACGCTCTTTTATCCATCTTACGTGACACAAAGACCAATATCGCGTCTTCCCCGGTGTTTTGGCCTTTAATCCATTTTTGGCCTAACCCAACCCCGACGACATTCTTCTTTTTAAGTAAACTGCTCTCAGCATTATTTTTGATATCTTCCATACATTAACTTTGATGGCCACTGGAAATCCCAATGGCCATCAAAGAGAGAGCAGAAGGGTGTCGTGACTTCAGTCGCCCTTTTTGATCGCTTCTTGGATCTTGATACGCAGAGGCGTACACAACTTCTTCAGCTCATTGAGCGCCTTACGCGCCCGGCGTGCGGCCTGCTTGTTGCCAGCGAGACCCTTAGGGGTATCGTCAACAATCTGCTTGGCCAACCCAACCAGCTCAGCTGAATCCGAACCAATAGCATCAAGATCGAATTCTACAACATTCTTCTTGACACTGGTGTCCTCACTGACATCACTGGTATCTTGGGTATTCTCTTCATCAGACATGATTAGTCCTCCTCATGTAGTTGTGCAGCGCGAAGACACCCTTCTGCTACTGCGAAAAGTGGTTTCTCTGGTCTAGTTATCTCTCCGACCTTAAATGGCGGATTCTTCTTCATGAATTGTTCTTTGAAAAGTTCAGTAAAGCCTTCAGGGCTAGAAGTACCACCTGCTACTACGACAGGTATTTCGTCGTTAATGCGAGCCTTATCTTCATTCTTCTTAAAGCCATCAATGATTCCATCGATAACCTTATCCATAAGAATAGTATAACAAACATAAATCGCCCGCTTAGTAGGGTCTGACGGCATTCCCGTCAAGCTGACCTCTTCTTTTAGCCTGGCAATGGACGTGGGGGTGTGTTTGTAGTCCCCCTCTGGATTCTTGGGGTCATAACCGAACTGCCGCGCTGCCTCTGTATCGATCCAGTCACCAGAACCAACAAGAGAAAAGCTGTAAACAGGAAGCCCAAAAAGACAATAACAAACATTAACCATGCCAGCGCCCCAAGAAATACCGATACCCGTGGGAGCTGGTAACGACGATAAGACAAGAGCATGTGCTTCATTGACGTGATGACCCGTTAAAGATTTGCCACTTTGGCTTTCATAACCATTAATAATCAATTGGGCAATTCTTTGGTGGAAGTCCGTGTTGACATCAGCATTAAGTGCAGGAGCTGGTACACAATAGTATAAAGTAGCATCTTCTGCTAGATCAAAGCCAATGAGGTTTTGAACAATAATAGCCATGATTTCAATAGCATCTTCCTCACCACGAGCCAAGACACCTTCTTGCATTGGGCGACGCAGAGTCTTATTGAAGGCATGGGCAATTTCTTCTGCTTTACCACCTAATGCTACAAAAGCACCATCCATTTCAATATACGGTACTCCAGCGGATACTAGCATATTCTTAGTGAAATTATTATCCTGTGGAAGACGATAAAAACCGTTAACCTCCCTGCGAAAACGCATCTTACCATCATCCTCGTAACAGAGAACAATATTCTTAGTGCCTAAATCGAGTCCCAAGCGCATTAGCTGGCCCCTCTTAATGAGTAATGCTGTATAATGCCATTTGATATTATCTACTTCACTCGGAGACATCTTCTCCAAATGACACAGCCGTTTTAGTTCCTTTAGAAATTTTCGAGAGGTAATCTTCCGGCTGCGGACCGATCGCCATAGCTGATCGATCTTCGTCTCCAGTTGATTCTTTTTCAGCAGTTCTAGGGCTACTCTCTGGGTTGTTAGTAAAGCGTTTTGGTCCATTAGTAGCCTGATACTCTATCCATTCCCTATGTATTTCTGAATAGTGTCTTAAAGCATTTACTATCAATGCTGCAATTCGCTCATTGCTTTCACAACGTTGTTTAATGCCATAACAAACAATACGGCAAACTATCCCGCTAACAATCCCGCTAACAATCAATATTAAGAGAACAGTAATAAGCTCAACGATCATGGATTATCGGATTCCGCATCCCAAAGACCCTCGGTCTTTTTAGTCTCAGTGTTATAGCGCAAATACTGCGCAAATTCGTATTCTTCTCCTAATTTCCGCACATAATAAAGATTACCACAATAAATCCAATGCCCCAGCTTCTGATTGCGACCCTCAAATTCCTCTGCTCCAGCCATCACCACCTTCTTAGCATGGCGCGAAGTAACACAAATAACCTTCGTCTTAGCATTGGGGTTTAGACGTGCCATCTCCTTATCAACTAAAACACCGTCTAACTCATACGCCTTGATCAGGTGTTCTTTTAACTTATTGTCTGGATCAGGGACGCGATTTAGGACTTGAACGTATTTTGGGATATTTTTAGGCATGCTTTATTTATTCAGGCATCTGGATAATAGCCACCAGTTCGGTAACTGCCCTTGTGAAACGGTTCATCTGCCATATCATAACGATTAATATTCATTTTGATTGTCAGATTAAGATTGTAACCATTTAGGCCATAATCCACTACAGCTGCGCGATCATCATCCTCTCTTGTATAACCTTCCAAACCAGGCAATAATTTACTGACCAAAATTTCATACAAATCATTTTCATCTAAATCTTCCTGAATATAGTTAGCCATTTTTTCAGCTGTAACTGGCTCCTCAATTTCCTCTTGAAAATCCCTGATGATTTCATCAGTCAATGGAACTGATGATTGAAAAATAAATTCACCTTCTGCTACATCCACATGATGCATATCAAAGTCGTCAACATCTGTTTGACGGCCTTCCACCTTATCGGTAAAGTCTTCTACCGTATTCTTAATAATTTTAGCGTTTTTTGGTATCTCAGAAACATACTGAGAAAAGAAATCTTCTACCGTCTCTCTAATCAGAGTTCCTGATCGAACTACAGAAAGAATGCCATTTTGTTCAATTATTAAATCGTTTATTAGTTTCATGACTTATTTTTGTCCTTGTGTGTATTTAAATCCAAAAACCGAACCCCAAAAGTCAGGTCTACATCGAGATGCCATTAGGCACAGAGACTAGAGAAATGACCGCAAACTTTTGGCGAAACCTAATCAGGCTGATTTCGACCAGGGGTCTTAGCAAGAACCCTCCATGCCTAATCGGGCGTTAAAACCACCGGGGCGTGGATGGATCGAGAATAGACGGTTGGCTCTTGAGGGCTTCGCCTTGGGTCTACACGTGTCGTCTGTTCGTCTTGGAAAGATCTTCGGGACATAGAATGATCTGAATAAGGTCTGACAAGGAGGCTCCGCGTAATGCGGACACTAGAAGTTCCCCACTAGTGCTTTGTCCGATTCTGCCCCGGCTGCTGAAATGGGAGCGGGTTTTATAACCCGAAACTCAGAGGATAGTGGAAACACTACCGCAAATAAAAGAATAGCAGCCTAGAGACCTAAGTTCAGAAGAGTTCGGAAACATTCTTTAAGATCTTTTTCCAAGGGGATCTCCCATGGGAAAGCGGTGGGGACGTATTTAAACCAAAAATATTGTAAACAACAAGGAGAAACAATACGTGTTCATATATGACAAAATAATGGACAAACTAGATTCAACTGACCATGTTAACATCAAGAAAGAAATCGGAAAAGATGGCAGACACTATCTAGACGCCTTAAAAGAGAATGACCCATCAGAGTGCGACTCTGTTGGTACGTTAATATCAAAATTAGCATGTGTGACTACTCAAATGTGGTCAAACCAGGAAGTATTATATGCTATAAGATTTATGGATACTGATGAATTTATAAAACAATATGATAACAATCTTAAAGAATTACACATGACAATCAAAAGATGTTGTGATCTGAATGTTCAAAGAGCCAATCTAATGGATGCAATAGATAAAGTAGCAGCCAAAAATGTCCAAATTAGTTGATTTAGACAACAATGTAAAATCGTATATCATCAATGAATATGAAAATGGTAGAAGTTCTTCTAGTCTGGCTAGAGAATTTTCAGTGGCTCCTAATAATATGACATCATTCATTAGAAAATTAGGGGTTAGTATTAGAAGGTACCATTCATATCATCATAAAACATTCAGTAAATGGCCAATCAACACAGAATATGGTGATTATTGGCTAGGCTTCTTGCTAGCTGACGGCCATATCAACAAAAACAAAATAGTAGTCGAATTATCTTACAAAGATTACGATCATTTAAAAAAATTTGGTGCATACGTATGCGAATCAATTCCAATAATAATAAGCAATAATAGGATATCACCGAATAGCAAGACGTCTAAGATCGAAATATGCTCAAAATCGATATGTAAAAGTTTAATATCTATTGGCTGGAATAATTTTAAATATGATGGAAACCCTAAGATATTTAAAGAGATAAAATCTCATCGCCATTTGATGCGTGGTTTTTTTGACGGCGATGGGTCTATAGGACCAAGAGAGTTTAATATTTCTTCACCGCACTATAATATCCTGCATAGTATAAACAAAATATTAAAAGAAATAGGATGCAGCATTAAAGTATATTGTGATAAAAGAAGCGCAAGGTTTAGAAAAACCAAGCATGGTAATGACTTAAAAGATTTATTTAGGATTAGGACTACTGATAAATCTAAAATACTGTCAATCTATAACTGGTTTTATGATAGCAGCTCAATATATATGTCAAGGAAAAAATTTAACTTTGAGAGGAATCTGCATGGACACATTAGGTAACTGCATTGACAAATTATTTACTGTACATTTAAAGATGTCACATAATACAGAAAGAATTAAAATTGAAAATTTAAACACTCAAAGAATAGCATTAGAAAATGAAATCGAAACAATATTGAACAAAATTAATAATGGAGAACTATCATTAAACGACATTGTGCGACCCCAGCATAAAACTTATTAGGAAATGCAAAAATAGGTCAGGAGAAGGGTAATGGAATTTGGCCCACGCAGTGATTTTTTGTTAGAATTTTTAAGCCACATCGATGCTGATGGTCGAGTGATTGTCTTAGCAGATCTAGCAGAATTAGGACACGATTACAAAGCTGGCGATATGCTAAAAACATATCGCGATCTAAGGGATATCTGCGAATCTTGGGAACTAGAAGAATTCAACGATTTCAAAACCAATTTATATGAATTTATTGACAATAAATACCGCCGGGTCCGTGATGATCTCGGACATAGTGCTATGCAAATTATTCAAGCAATCACTGAGGAAGAAGACGAAGACGAACAGTCTAAAAAGAATAAAGAGAAGTTTGAAAAAGAAGCTGACAAGCGTAAGAAGGGCGAACAGTCCCCTATTGCTAAAGCCGCTCGTTCAAAGGGTGAAACTCAAGATGATATGGCAGATGAGATTGATGTTCACAAATCTACCATCAGCCGCTACAAGACTGGATCTCGCAAGCCTAGCTTCGACACTATGAAGAAGCTTGCCAAACACTACGGCAAGGGATTCGTCAATCAGCTTCTTGGTTCGTAGTATTTAAATTACTATGAGCGACGAAGATAATAACGAAATTGACACACTAATTGGCGAATTGGGTCTGGATGAAGAGGACTCAAAGAGCGATTCCGAAGATATCAGGGCGGTATCCCCTAATGAAGTTGTTACTTCGAATCAAGTTGAAGCTAGTAACCAATTAATCTCTGAATGTCGCGACATCTATCAAAAAGGCCGTGAAAACGATTTAGCATGGCGTTGGATGATTGGCCAAAAAATTAATGATGCTTACGATAATGAAACTAAATATGAGGAAAGTATCCTAAAGCGCACCAGCAACGAATTGGACATCGCTATTTCTGATCTGTCCCGTTTCCGCAAGTTTTATCTATCCTTCGATAAAGATAAAATTATTGAGAGGGCACAGGTTGGGTATACTTGGTCTCATTTTAAAATTATTAATGATCTTCCAGATGGCGATATCAAAAAACACATGATTGCGCAAGTCGAAAAGGAAGATGAAGCTCCTAAAGTAAAAGAGCTTCAGAAGACCATTTCTGACGAGAAAAATGCTCAGCTATCCGGATTAGATGAAGATGGTTCTTCTGGCCTTGGTGGTAGTACCGGAGAGAGTTCTGCGTCTAAGGGCTCATCTCCAATGCGCCCGGTTAACAAAGCGTTGCAGCATATTGAAAAATTATCTGACTTCTTGACTGACATTTATATGCAAGAACAGTCTGGTTTGGATTTCGACACAGATGGTAAGGAAGAGAAGTACAACGAGCGCATGGATGAACTAGGATCCAAAATGCGTGAGATTCAGGAATTGTACGAAAAAGTTTGGAATAAAAATGACCTTCCAGATGATGAAGATAACGAATCTTAAATGGCATGGGCTCTGGTGTAAATATAGAGTATGTCATCATTTGTCTTCAATAACGGGTATAAGATTGTTGACCCTACTCCGTCTGGCGACGCTGGCGAAGTACTAAACGAAAACTTCATAAGATCTAGTCGAAACCCCTTCAGATTACCAGTTCTAGATTACATTACCACTCCTCCGGGCAGCCCCTCAGAAGGTAATCGATATTTAGTCGCTTCTGGAGCTACTGGCGCTTGGTCCGGACAAGATAACGATATCGCTGAATATACTGACGGCGTATGGCGGTTTAACACCCCAAAAGAAGGGTGGATTGTAAGAGATGATGACGAAGATGTTCATTACCAATGGGATGGCTCTTCTTGGGATATTGTAAAAATCCGCCGAACAATTAGAGCCACAGCTACAAATACAACTTTATTGCTTAGTGATAGTATCTTAAATGTTGATGCTTCTGGTGGTGATAGAACTATCACGCTGCCACCAGCGTCAACTTCTGTTGGTATTGTTTTTCGAGTTTATAAGATTGACACTAGTGGGAACCTTGTAATCATTGATGGGGATGGTTCCGAAACAATCAATGGTAATACTACAGTTTCTATCGCCAAACAATACGGCAATATCGCCATCACTAGCGATGGTAGTGACTACATCATTGTCGGCCAAATTCCTTTATTGCCTATTGTTGTTGATCCAGCAGGTAATGGTGATGCCACCACCATTGCTGGTGCATTGGCTGTCGCTAATTCTTTTTCGCCAAGCACTAGCAATCCTATTTTAATTGAACTAACTGCCGGTGTTTATTTAAACGAGCCTAATCCTTTAACAGTTCCTACTGGCGTTAGTATTGTTGCTCCCAGTGGTTTTGGAACTACCTTTGTAGAACCAGCCACCACTACTGCTGCTATATTCGAAATAGAGTCTAGTGCATTAGTCAGCGGCATAACTGCCAGAGGGGCCTCCGGGGCAGGTGGTGTTGGATTTAGAGCTTCAGGTGGCAATCAGAACGGTAGTGTTAATTCGTGTTTAGTTAGAAATTGCGAGACCGGTATCCTAGCAACAGGATCTGGCACTATACTAGCTGTCAATGGATGTGTGATATTTAGAGCCCCAGGAGAAACTCTTTCTGTTGGGCTAGAAGCAACTAGCAGCGCTAGCTTAAATTGTGTTAGCCCGATTGTAGGCGGAACAGCAATATCCCAGTTAACTACTAGTTTATTCGCTAATGGTGGCACTATTAGTGCTACTAGTATTGTTACTCAAGAAGCTACCAATGGTTTATACGCCAACAATAGCGGAACGATTAATTCACAAGGTCTTAGGGTAGTCAATACTGTAAATTCTATCAGATCTGGTTCCAGTGGGGCCAACAGTATATTCTCATCATCCACTAGTATTGAAAATTCTACAACATTTGATGTCTTGATTGAAGCATCATCTGGATTGGTTAATATAATTGGGATATCCAATCTAGAAAAAAGGTCAATAGCTAGTGGCGCTACATTAAACTTTACCGGGATAGACAAGACAACTAACAGAGCATTGCTTGGCGGCGGTGCCAAAGTGGAAGGTGGCTTGTCCGTTGGTGTCCCAGGAGTTCAGGATATTTTCACATACATAGGTGAAGGTGGGCCATATATAAACAATGAATTTGGGCAAGAGATCGTTGAATATTGGTCTTATGATGATTCCGCCTCAAGTGGCAGCAAGTTTTCAAGATTTGCCAGTAATGGCGGTTCTCAGCTAACTGCCGACAATGATGCTATTATAATCGGTAGTTTGTGTCCATTCCAAGCGATTAAGTTAGACATAGATACTGCAGCTGTGTTGGGCTCCGGATCCATAGTTGCGGAGTACTGGAATGGATCATCATGGGTTTCAACTGACTATAACGCTTATGGCGACGAAGAGGAGCTGAATTTTAGAGGAATAACACCTTTCACCATGGTCGAGACTCAGTTGCTAGAAGTAAGTAAGGCTGTTTCTCAGGCGGCAGCAAATGATGTTGCTGATGAAGTTCCAGAATGGGATGACAGCCAAGACCATTACGCAATAAGATTTAGAAATTCAGGGGCCATAACTTCTGGAGCAACATTTAGCGGTGGGTCAGTAATTGGAAATGACGTTAGTGTACATACTGATGGCGACATTGTTTTGTGGGGTGGATCTAGAGGATCTGATAACATCACAATATTGCCTTCTATTGCTCTAGAGCCAACCACCAATGCTGCCGCTGATGAAAACATCAATTTTAGCACCAATATTAGCACAATAGGAATTAGAAATAGTCTTAGTGGTAGCCAATTAACTCAAATCCATTACAGATTAAAAGTTCCAGAATGGGTTGATACTTCATCGCCAGCGATTGTTAAGATATCAGGATTCCAATTAGGAACTGGAAGTGGTAATATTGAGTTACAGTTACTAGTTGCATCGTATTTTGAAGGTCAAAATATTAACGCTGGGACACTAACCGAATTTGGTCCATTTTCTGATATCCAAGCAGCAACAGCTATCTCAGGACAATTGGTAGAACACGAGATTGAAGTTTCCTTACCAGGATTACCACCAGGGGGCAGAGTTGTAGTTGCTTTAGAGAGAGATGGCAGTGTTGGCAATGGCGATGATACTTTGGTCGATGATTGGGTTATAGTAGATATCGACGTTGAATTCTCTCGCAAGAGGCTCGACTAATGACTAGTGCGTATCTCAATGATGACGGTGACGTGCTAGCGGTTGCTAAAAATGCTGATCCATCTATTGAAGAAATTCAAAATAAGGCTCCAGATGTTACGATTAAGATTTCTAATGCCCCAAGTGGCTTAAAACCTCTCAGAATCAATGATCCGCACCCAAATGCCACTGAGTATCACAGAAAAACTTCTGGTGATGGTACAAACATAAACCACTATACAGTAATACCAGATCTAGATGCATATAAGGCTAGAAAGTTTCAGTTAATAGATGATAAAACCCAAGAATTAATAGCATGTGGATTTGAATTTGATGGCAACAGATTCAGTATGAGCCAGCCAGCCCAGCTGACCTGGAACATGCTCAGAACTTCTCTGTCAACTGGAGTCCTATCTTCTATTGATTTTCCGAGATATTTATCGACCGCTGACAATCAGACATATATCCTTAGAACTATTTCTGATGCTAATAGTTTCTTCGCTGCCTATGCAAATACAGTAAATCATCACTTAAACGCAGGCAGGGATTTGAAGAGCCAAATAAATAATGCTACCTCAAAATCTGAAATTGACAGCATAATTGATAGTAGATCAGAATCAGATGATATTGCTAGCACTGTCGTTAACAAAAGGCTTGATTCATCGTCAACTGGTTATGTAGATTGGCGTTACGAAGTAGTGGAAAAAGACAATGATAAGATTGAATCAATTAAGAAATATATAATTGATAATGGAGATGGAACATATTCTGGTTTGGTTAAAGAAGATGTGTACAATTACGTCAGAAACAAATTGATTTCAATCACTACTAACAATTATGATTCTGATGGCAACGTACAATCAACAGATACTAGGACGTTCTACGCTTCTAGAAGATCAACTATACGGAAGTATTCTTAGGAGACACCATGTCAGAAGAAGAGGGCGTACTGGCTGGCAATTTATTTAGACAAGTCCATACTCCTGAGGGTCTAAAGTCAGGCCATATACGTTATGAATCACTAGACATATTAAATGTTGCTGCTGGCGAGTCAAAAGTTGAGACAAAATCTTGGCCATATCCTATTGGGGTCAGTTCTGGAGCATTATTAAAAGTAGTCAATGCTGAAGGTGGATCAGAATCCACGGATTTAGGTGACTTTATATCTGTATGGGTTGATATAGAGCATCCATCGCTAGCACTAACCCAGAACGCTACTACTGGTGATTCTACAGTGTATATCCCACAATTACTAATTGAACCTCTAGGCATGAGCCAAGGAGATTTCCTGGCTATCGGAAATGATGATGATAACGATGTGTATCTACATATTATTGAAATAAACAGAGAAACTGGAGAGATCACATTAAAAGATGAATTGGAAGATGATCTAAGTATCGGCACTTCGCTACACATGCACAGGTACTTTGTTGGGACTCCGCCAGCAAATTACAGAGTAATTCCTGGTGTGGTAAGAACATGGGGAGAAGACACGTTTGATAGTGCTCTACTTCCAGCTAATACCCCATTGAGAATGAAGATGGTCAATAATGGATCTGTCGCTAAGAGCGCTTATGGAGAATTGAGCATTCTATACGGCGACGATTAGCGTAAAAGTTAATTTATGGCCGCTGGCGATATTGCAATTTATAGAGAAGCCGCTGGCTTAGAGACCATTGGCACAACCCAAACTAATCAAACTTGGGATACCAATGTTAGACAAGATGCTATTTATACTAGGACCGGCACCAACGTTGATCTTGGCGAAAGCGGCCATTATTTAGTAATAACCAACCTAGGTTTACAAAGCGCTAGTGGATCTAACAGAAGTGAGATCCAGTCTAGACTTAATCTAAATGGCGTCAACTTAGCTTACGGCAGATCTACTGGTTACATCAGAAGATCTGGCGGCACAGATGAATGTTTTTTGTCCAGTGCCACCATTATCAATGCTACTGCTGGCAATGACTTAATTGTTAATGCAATTAGGACTGACAGTAACTCAGCAACTGTTCAAAGGCGCGCTAATGAATGCGGTCTTCAATTATTAAAATTAAATGATAACTGGGATTATCTAAGGATAAGGAATTCTGCTAATCAATCAGTAGCAACAACATATACTGATGTAACTTGGAATGTTCAAGACGAAGTAGACTCTGGATCATTTACCCAATCTTCTGGCAATATTACACTAAACCAAACAGGCCACTATATGGTCTGTTCCAACGTAATGTTCGATACTGGTTCTTCTGGAACTAGAGTTGGTGCCAAAATACGTCTTACGCTAGATGGCACGCAAGTTAATGGTTCAGAAGTAACTGCGTATATGCGTGGCAACAATGGTTGCAATACTGGTTGTGCTAACTTATTCATCATTATTGAAGCCACTGCTGGCCAGATTTTAAGACTTCAGGCGATTAGAGACACTTTTGCTACCGCCAACATTTTAAGCGATTCAACTGGATTTACAGCGGTTAAGTTAAATGACTTTGCTGAGTTTGTAAGGCTAAGAGAAACTGGCGGTGGCCAAAGAATTGATACTAATGCAGACATAACTTGGGATACTAATGTTGAAGTTGATTCTGCTAGTTTTACACATTCGACAGTAACAAATACTGAAAATATTCAAGTTAATAAAACAGGCGATTATTTGTTTCTGTCAACATTCTACTCAGATAGAACTGGAACAAGTGGATCCAGATTAGTTCCTCACTGGGTGTGGGAAGTAAACGGAACTAGTCAACAATACGGCAGTTTTGGTTTTTACAATAGAGGTACCCAGGGTGGTGCACCAGTGTTATATGCTGGCCGCTCTGGCGGTTTTATAGCCAATCTTACTGACACCGATGATATAAGCATAACAAACATAGATGAATCTACTGGAACTGATGTCAATGCTACTTTCCAGCCAAATGATTATGTAATTCAAGGTATTAATCTTGCCAGCCTATTTGATGATAATAGCAGCAGTACCACCAGCAGTACGAGTTCTGATTCAAGTGCAAGTTCTAGTTCTGATTCCAGTTTCAGTTCTAGTACGTCATCAATAAGCACATCTAGCTCAAGTGATATAGAAAGTCAATCAACTAATAGTACATCATCTGCTGGGTATCCAGATTGGGATACCTTTACATGCGATCAATGGTTTAAATTCACTTGTGAGGAATGGGAAGCTTTTTCTCTTTTAGAAGACAGTTCAAGTTCAGAATCAAGTGGCGGTGGTACATGTGATTTGATGGCCAGAAGATTTACTAATTCTGTCAATAATGGTTTAGTGGCAGACGAAGTTTTTGAAATATTTGGCGGTGGGATAATACCAGATATATATAATCCTAATTTTTACGGAATTAGGGTTCCAAGACTTAAAGTAGACTGTTCTAGAGTGTTTAAGAAAACAGAAGAAGACCCAGAAGAAGACGATCCAGAAGAAATAACAATTTTGCACAGATATATCTTAGATAGAACAAGTTTTCCTGCCAGCGAACAAAGTCAAATCACCAATGGTCCAGATAGACTTCTTATATTAGATGAATCAGAAACTTCAAATGTTGAAGTTTTGGATAGAAGATTTGGTGATGCTGCTCAAACCTTAGACGATGCCATTGATGGGCAGATAGCGAACACATTATCAACATCATTTAATGGTGCTGATGAATATATTAACTTTGGAAATTCACTTCCACTTACATCCAGCACTCCGTTTACAGTAGCATTTTACCTCAATGTTCAAACACTGCCTACATTAAATTCTGGTATATTAGTTAAAAAGAATGATAACGGCGGTGCGGCCACTGGATATGCTATATTAATTGAAGATAGCTCCGAAGCTTTAGAAGTCAGATTTGCAAACGGCACCACAGAAGTAATAGCTTCTGGTCCTGTAATCTCTGAAGATACTTGGTATCATTTTGTAATAACTTACAACGGTGATGGTGATATCTCAAATATTGAGATATGGTCTGATGGAGTTCAATTTAGTGCCACCTACACTGGAACAACTATAGGCTCTATAACAAATTCATCAGATTTGGTAATGGGGGCATTTTCTAATAATATCAGGCATTCAGATTGCTACATCAGCGAAATGATGATTTGGAATAGAGTGATAACCAACCAAGAAATATCAGATTTATATAACAGTGGCAATCTTATAGACCCAAGCGAACATTCCACTCTAAATGATATTTTCACTTGGTGGAGAATGGGTGAAGGAGACAGTGCTACTACTGTTTTTGATGCTGTTGGAAGTGTAAACGGCACGTTGGTTAACATGGATGCTACAAATTACATAACCAACGTGCCGTAGTTTGATGTTCTAGCTTATTTCATGTGGCATGGGAGGAGAGCATCGCCCACACACTCTCATGTTTGGGCTGTTAGAACATCCACAACTAGGGCATAACCACCCAACCAGCATCGGAATTTTTGGAATTGGTTTTGGGATCATCGGGTTAGTGCCAATAGGGGTACTAAGCGGGTTTTTTAAAAACTGCTGATCAGTGCCTGTATATCTCATACTGTCACCGCTACCTTAGTTCCGCAATGGTGGCAAAACTTAGCGCAGTTCACCACTTCCGATCCACATTCATGGCAGAATAAAACCGCGCTTCGCATCTGTACTGGCCTATCGACGCCATGGATATAAAACACGAAGAAGATGGGTGTCCCATTATCTCCATGCCATGTAGTGCTGGTGAACTGCTGACCACTGTGAGAACCTTCTCCTGTAGCAGCGTTGGCGGTGTGGGCGGATAAGTTAACCTCACCACCACTAGGCGCTACGTTTAAATCACAAGAGTAGCTGGCTGCAGCAGACATACCCTTCATGTCGCCACCACTGCAACCGCGCATTCCCCTAGTTATTCCACCGTTAGAGTACTGTTCTCCATCATGAGATCGTATCCATCTCATGGAAATACTTGGCTGTTCATCGATTACTTTAATCTTGATGACGCCATTCTCTGGATTACTGGGGTCGTCAACCCCACCATCCCCAAGGTGAAGTACCTTGAATCTCTTGTCACTGTCCATGAAGCGTTCTAAGACAACCTCATTGGGGAATTTGCGATCGCCCTTACCAACGACCCAGCTACCAATTTCATTACCATCAATCTCAAGAGTGATGGATCTACGAACAGCCTTCATATTCTTGAAGACAAATTCATACTCTTGATCGAATGGAATATTGATTTGGCGAGAGCGAGTGTCTGAAGAATCAGGAGTCTTATCGATCTTATACTCTCGATAAGTCTTTCCTCCACCCGCTGGTCGTATAGATACGACGAAATCGTTTCGGTGCATCATGTCAATCTCCTTCCTTGTTAAGCCGGGTGACTAACGGCTGGGTTTAAAGTCACCAGGGAGACATGTGTGTATTTAGATGTAAAAGAATTTCTAGCTTTATATACTTTTGCGGAGACAATAAATGAGAATTAATTCTTGTGACTGGCGGGGCCGGATTTATTGGTAGTCATTTATGCCAGAAACTACTTGATGAAGGTCATGAAGTTTTCTGTATTGACAATTTTTATACAGGATCTAACGTAAACATAAGCCAATTTAAATGCCACTACAACTTCCATCTATTGGTTGCTGATGTTTCTAAACCAATCAATTTCTGCAGCAGATTAGATCAGATCTACAATCTGGCATGCCCAGCCAGCCCGCCACACTACCAAAGAGACCCAGTTTTTACTATTAAAACCAATGTTCTTGGAATGATTCAAACTTTAGATTTAGCCAAAGAAACTGGCGCTAAAATACTGCAAGCGTCTACATCTGAGATCTATGGTGATCCATCTGAGCACCCGCAGTCGGAGTCATATTGGGGCAACGTTAATCCGATAGGTATTAGATCTTGCTATGATGAAGGAAAACGCGTCGCAGAAACCCTGTGCTATGATTATGCCAGGCAATTTGGGATAGATGTAAGAGTAGTTCGCATTTTCAATACTTATGGTCCAAACATGGATGTTGACGATGGGCGTGTAGTTAGTAATTTCATCGCACAAGCATTGCAAGACCAAGATATTACTATGTATGGTGATGGCAAACAGTCAAGGTCATTTCAATATGTCGATGATTTAATTGACGGAATGATAAAATTAATGAATTGCAAATCTGCCGAATGGCCTAAGTATCACGAACCATACAATATTGGAAATCCAGATGAGTATACCATGTTGGAATTGGCCGAAATCATCATTGAGATGACCGGATCTAATTCAAAGATTGTTTGGCAGGATCTTCCTAGAGACGATCCTAAACGCCGGAAGCCGGATATCAGCAAGTCTCAAAGAGACTTAGACTGGTCACCCAAAATTAAGCTTAGGGATGGGCTCAAGGGCACTATCGACTACTTTAGAAAAGCTCTTTCTTAATTTTTTAGGTTTCATCTTAAGAACCACGTCCTTACCATCTAACGTGGCATTTAAAATGTCATAATCATCGAATATTTCACTACAAATTTGTTTAACTTTATTGTTAGTCACGGTATGGCCTCCTTTATGAAAATAGTAGAGGAGGCATTTTTGTCAAGTATGGAATTTGTTAAATCGTTAATCTGTGTATTGCAAACCCAATTCTTGACCTATTAATTCTTCAATTCTAGCAAGGTCTTCTTGGTTTATTCCATAGTTAGAACTATAGACTGGTGTAATATCTCTGCCAAGGCTTCCACCCATTTTGGAGGCTACAGTTGGTAGGTCTAATGTTGGAGGCAGGTTATTGCCATGATAAAGATGACCATCAACCAATATCCCTCTAGGAAGGCCAGAGTGACTGCCCTTGCAAACATCAAAGTCTTTTTTCCAATCCTTTTTAAGTCTATGCAGAATAATTAGCCAATTACTTAAATCATCACTATCAGAGTCGAATGACATAACATCCCAGCTTATATCATTGCTGTCAGTTGGTGTTGGAACACACCAGAACATCTTGCAAGGGCATGCTGAATCTTCTTCTAGAAGTCTAAAATGTAGTTGGTCAATGAAAGACATAATGGCCTCTTTGATTATTTTTGTCCAAATGCTTTGAAGTATATATTACTATGGGCAAAGGCGTAATTTATTTCAACCAGGGCTCCAAGTGCTTGCTCCGGTTAATTGTATCGATTCATAGCCTCAGAAAGTATTATGACGGACCTATCACAGTAATCTCAAGTGGTGCTGATTCTCATGCACTTTGTAAGCGATTGTTCGGCGGAACATTTGTCAACATTGTTGAAGCATCATTTGATAAATCGCTAGATGGTAAAAATGACGTATACCTTAAAAAAGCATCAGTCAATGCTTGGACACCATACGAGTTGTCAGTATTTTTGGACGCAGATACTTTAGTTAGAGGCCCCATTGATGAGTTGTTTGAATATGCTGAAAAGCATGATTTTATAGTCCCGCAATTTACTAAATGGACCACTAACACCAGAGCCATTCAAAGGCGCATTAATGGCTGGAAAGAAGCCTATCCTGACCTAATGGAGCCAGCGCTTAATTTTGGCCCAGCAGTGAATTGTGGCGTGTTCGCATTTAAAAAAAATGCTAAGTTTGCAGTCAATTGGTGCAACGACATCAAACCTGGAAGGCATAATTTCATTCCAGACGAGACTGGAATGCAGGTTGTCTTACATCAATATCCACACTACGTTTGTGACCAAAAATTCAACATTTCTTGTAAATACAGCAACCCTCGTGGTGATGACGCCAGAATAATTCATTATCATGGTAGAAAACACTGCCGCCTAAATGATGAAGGCGAAGTATTATACCACGGCGATTTATGGATTGAAGAATATGAAGAAGCGCAAAAAGAGAACTATCTCAGTATTAGTGATTCACCAATTGATCGTATGTATCGTAAATTCAAGAATTTCACGCCTAAGAAAGTGGTCACAGACAAGAGGATTACTATTGTCACCGCAATTAATCCACCATATCTAGAGAAGCTAAAAATTACTTTGCCAACGTGGCAAAAGAAACCACAACTCAAAGACTGCCCAATGGTAGTATTCCATAACGGGTTTAGTGATCCAGTTAATGAATTGGCTTTCATTCATGAAGTGACAGGACGAAATGTTAAATTGGTGGCTTGGGACATGCCAGAATCCGATAGTTTAAGAGAACTTATGCTTTCAGCTTTTGTCTTGGGTGCACCTAATGAAGTTGACACGCCCTATTGGCTTAAGATTGACGCTGATGCTTATTTCTACAATGACCAAGACATCATTCTAGATCATTTCTTCGAGTATGATTTGGCCGGCCATAAGTGGAAATACACAAAACCTGGACGTTGGATTTGCGATCTAGATGACTGGGCGTTCAATGCTGATATTGATGGCGATGCTTATCTTTCTGAAGAGCAAAGACCAGAAGCTGAAGCGTCTAAAAGATATGGCCATCGTCGCATAGCCTCCTTTGTTTGTCTGCATAATACTGAATTCACCAAGGAGGCAGCAGAGGCAGCCGGTAAGAGACTGCCCGTTCCGAGTCACGACACTTACTTGTGGTACATGGCAGAAAGACTTCCAGACCGTAAATGGTGCTGGCACTCATTTAAAAAGACTGGATGCGGAAACCAAACAAATATCGATAAACTAAGAGAAGTCGTAAGCCAAGTTCAACATGCGTAATAAGTTAGTCCTATCAGAAGGATACGAGCGTCTTAATGGATGGAATTGGACGCTATGTCGCATGCTTGCTGCTAGCAAAGTATTCGATGTTAGCACCACCATCTTTCCATATGCTAGAGTAGACGGCGCCAGAAATTCTAACTGGTGCACTATCGAGGTTAATGGCATAAGAGTAGGTCTTGATACCTGGGATACTCTAAGCCCAAGTGCTCATTTTCATGGACATGGGTTTTTCAAGGACACTTATAAAGATATCAAATTACTAATTAAAATTCAGTACCATCCGTGCAAGTTCTGGGATGAATTTACAAAGGATACCGGCATCCCTGTCACTGCATGGACAGTTATGCCGACTAAAGATTTCCAATTAGAATATTTCAAATGGGAAGATAAAAACCATAAGTGGCATGGCACCGTAACTGGTAAAAATAATCGGTTTGGCCGCCAACCATGGGTTGATTGGTGTGAGTCTCAGGACGACTTCTACTCTAGCGGTGCTTATTTAGTAAACGACACTTTAGACTCTTATTTAGATAGACTTAAAGAGTGCAAGTGGGGCATTATCTTAAAGGGTAAGAAAGGCGCGGAGAAGAATAGAAGAGAGTGCGAATTCTCATCTTGCGGTATACCTTTAGCGCTAAACTACGATCCTTTTTATCCATTTCCGATGAAGGCTGGTGTTCACTACGTAAAACTAGAGAAACCAGAGGATATGGCTAAATTAAGAGATATCGACCCAAAGCCGTATGCCCAGGCTTCTCGGCAGCTTTATTTTGACCATTTCTCACCTTATGGAATGGCCAAAACTCTAATCAATCTTGTTGAGAGACACCATGAATCCAGCTCTACCTAAAACATTTACCGTAACCAGAGTATCGCCAACTATTCCAGAGTTGGAATTCATGCACGACTGGTGCAAAAACAACGTCGCTGAAGGCGCTAACATTCTTGAATTTGGCGCTGGTCCCACTACTTGGGCTATTGCTACTGCTATTAGCCCATCAAAGTATGTGTGCATGGAACATTGGGTGCCTTCGATAAAGGATGTGATCGATCATTTAGAAGATATTACAATCGTCAAAACAGATTGGTATGGAATCCCAGATAACATTAAGTATGATTTAGTATTTGTGGATTCTAGTGCCGGATACCCGCCGGGTGGCGATGGGCTTCACCGTCATGATGCTTGCGAATTCAGCGAAAGGCTTCTTAAAGATGGCGGCCATATTATGATTCATGATTGGAGAAAAAGGTCTGGCCATAAATCACGACTTTATTTAGAAAGCAAAGGATACGAGCTAGTGGCTTCCTTTAATGGTCGCACTGGGGTCGGAGTCTATAAATGTTCCTAGAATGCGTCATGGTGTGCGTTGACTATGGTGATTTTTTAGATCTCACCTTAGATAACAACAAACGCCATTTCGATAATATCGTTGTTGTAACAGTTGCTAAAGATCAAGAAACCATCAAGGTATGTGAGAAACATAAAGTCAAGCATGTGTTTACAGATAGACTTTATGAAAATGGCGATAGATTCAACAAGGGTAAAGCAATCAATGATGGTATTGCTGCTCTAGAGAAAAAAGATTGGGTTTTGATTACTGATGCTGACATGATAATGGCCCCAGATCTTAGACAGGTTTTAGAGAAAAAGAATTTAAATGATCAGTGCATTTACGGAACATCAAGGTTCATGTGTCCTGACTACAAGGGATGGATGAAATATCTCAGAAATCCTGATATTGTTTCAGAATGGGAACATCAACGCAATTATAAAGCTATTGGTGTTGGTTTTTTTCAATTAGTGAATTTCAATTGCGATATCTTAATGGGAAGAACCAATTGGTACTCCGAAAGATACGATCATTGCGGCAGATCAGACAGAATGTTCTTAAGGCAATGGCCAGATGAGCAACGCGGTAGAATTAAGAAAGCTGCGTGTATTCATCTTGGTAATGAACATATGTCAGTTAATTGGTATGGCAGAGTAACTGCCAGATTCCGCTAAAATAAGAATCCAAACGCAATATCATCTTCCACAAAACTGGACGATGATGATGAAACATTTGGCGAAGACTCACTGCTCTCAGAACTGACAGAACTTACAGAACTACTGCTGCTTTCACTACTTAATGAAGTATCAGTTGAACCTGTTGTTAAGCTACTAAGGCTAGATCCAGGAGCACCAGAGCTTGAAGAAGACTCAGACGACAAGCTTGTCTGAGAGCTAGGCGTATTACTAGAGCTAGATGCAGAGCTTTGAGAGAATGGTGCACTAGTACTAGAACTGGAACCAACGGCGCTACTCGTCGATGACTCAGAAGATATGCTAGTCTGAGACGTGCTATCCGAAGAAGCGCTAGACTGCGACTCACTAGACGATGAAGTCGTAACTGATGTAGCTGTGGAGTCAGAGACAGTGGATTCTGACACCGTAGATTCTGACACCGAGGTTTCTGATTCCGTCGAGTCAGATTGAGTTGATGGGGTGCTGCTGCTAGTAGTGCTTAAAGTAGAAACCGACGTGTCAGACACAGACGATTCGGAAACAGTAGACTCAGAGACTGATGTCTCAGACTGGGTTGTTGGCGAAGTCTGGCTTGTAGAAGAAGATTCTGAATTTGTAGGAGACGAATAAGATGAAGAACTGGTGCTAGACTCAGTATTGCTAGATGACGATGAGCTTAGCGAGTTGGTAGGAGATGAATAAGAAGAGCTTGATGTACTTGAAGTACTGCTTGGAGATGCAGAGGTACTAGTGGATGGGGTGTTAGAGCTGCCGCTTGACGTACTGTCAGATGACCCAGTAGAGATAGAGCTAATAGTCGAAGCTGAAACTGTAGATTCTGAATTTGTTGACTCTGAAACAGTAGAATCAGAATCAGTGGATAATGACTGACTAGTAGGTGAACTTGATGAGCTTGTAGAAACCGAGCTTATAGATGATGCGCTGACAGTTGATTCAGAATTTGTCGACTCTGACTCAGTGGAATCAGATTGTGTAGATGCTGATTCAGAAGATGTGGAAGTTGATGACCCACTGGTTTGAGATGTAGCAGTAGATGATGTTGATGAAGTACTACTTAAGCTGCTTGGGGTATTGCTAGAGCTAGAAGAGCTAGCGCTACTAAACGAGTTAGTGGGAGATGAATAAGTAGAACTTGACGTGCTAATAGAAGAAGGAGTATTAGAACTTGAGCTTGACTCTGAAGAAACACTGGTAGTAAGAGAGCTAATAGAAGAAGGAGTATTAGAACTTGAGCTTGAGCTACTTTCTGAAGATAGTGTTGACACAGACGAAACACTAGAAGCGCTAACAGTTGACTCAGAAGCGGTTGACTCAGAGAAGCTAGACTCAGAAACAGAAGTTGGCGAGCTGGAAGAGCTTGTCGAAACAGAACTTATAGATGATGCAGATACTGTTGATTCTGAAGCAGTCGATTCAGATTCGCTAGACTCAGACTGAGACGTAGGGCTGCTTGACGAAGATGTACCAGAGCTGCTTGTCGATGGAGTATTACTAGAGGGCGAGCTACTGCTGGATCCACTAGAGCTTGAGCTGCTACTTGTCGATGGAGTGTTAGAGCTACTACTTGATGAAATGCTACTAAATGAGTTAGTAGGCGACGAGAAGGTAGAGCTAGAGGAGCTACTTGAACTGGGTGTGTTAGAGCTGCTGCTTGATGTACTGCTAGTAGATGGGGTGTTAGAGCTGCTGCTTGATGTGCTAACAGAAGACAGTGAAGTCGAAGAGCTAGAAGAGCCTGTTGAGATAGAGCTAATCGATAAGGCTGACACGGTAGATTCAGACTCTGACGATTCAGAAGCTGACGACATCGACTCTGATGATTCAGATGCGGTAGAGTCGGATTGAGTTGATAATGAACTAATAGAACTAATCGACAAACTAGATTCTGACAACGACGATTCAGACTCTGACGATTCAGAAGCTGACGACATCGACTCTGATGATTCAGATGCGGTAGAGTCGGTGCTGCTTGTTGATAACGAGCTGTTGCTACTAATCGAAGATGCTGTAGACGCAGTGCTAGAAGTCGATTCACTTGCGCCAGATTCACTACTTGTCGAAGAAGTAGAACTTGAAGATGGAGTATTACTTGAACTAGAACTAGAAGTGCTTACTGAACTTCTTGAAGAGGAGCTGCTTGTAGATGGAGTATTGCTGGAGCTAGAACTACTAATGCTCAGGCTACTCTGAGAAGAATCACTTGAAATAGAAGTAGAACTAGTAGATGGAGTATTGCTGGAGCTAGAACTACTAATGCTCAGGCTACTCTGAGAAGAATCACTTGAAATAGAAGTAGAACTAGTAGATGGAGTATTGCTGGAGCTAGAAGTAGACTCGCTCTGAACATCACTCTGAGAACTTGGTGTGCTGCTAGAGGATGAGGTTGATGGGGTATTGCTGGAGCTAGAGCTGCTGCTAACACTTGAATCAGAAGAAGTTGAGCTGCTTGTAGATGGAGTGTTAGAGCTGCTTGAGCTACTAGTACTCAAACTACTTAGCGAAGAATCACTTGAAGTAGAACTTGAAGATGTGGATGGAGTATTGCTGGAGCTGCTGGTGCTCAGGCTACTTAAAGAAGAATCACTTGAAATAGAACTAGAAGATGTGGACGGGGTGTTAGAGCTACTTGAGCTAGAAGTAGAACTAGAACTGTCGTCATCACTAGATGATGAACTAGAAGGGGTGTTAGAGCTACTTGAGCTACTCTGAGATGAATCACTTGAAGTAGAACTAGAACTAGAACTTGTAGAAGGAGTATTGCTGGAGCTAGAGCTGCTGGTGCTCAGACTACTCAGTGAAGAATCACTTGAAGTAGAAGATGTGGATGGAGTATTGCTGGAGCTAGAGCTGCTGGTGCTCAGACTGCTTAATGAAGAATCACTTGAAGTAGAAGATGTGGATGGAGTATTGCTGGAGCTAGAGCTGCTGGTGCTCAGACTGCTTAATGAAGAATCACTTGAAGTAGAACTTGAAGATGTGGATGGAGTATTGCTGGAGCTAGAGCTGCTTAAACTAGATGGAGTATTAGAGCTACTTGAACTAAAAGTCGAGGTTGAGCTATCATCATCGCTAGAAGTCGAGCTAGATAGAGTATTGCTGGAGCTAGAACTACTTGACCCACTTGAAATTGTGCTAGATGAAGTAGACGGGGTATTAGAGCTACTTGAACTAGATGTGCTTAGGCTACTCTGAGAAGAGCTGCTAGAGGTAGACGTGGACGATGTAGATGGAGTATTACTTGAGCTAGAGCTAGTGCTCAAACTAGATGGTGAAGATGAACTAGAGCTGGTAGATGGAGTATTAGAGCTACTTGAACTAGAACTAGTGCTCAGGCTAGATGGGGATGACGAAGAACTGCTTGTAGACGGAGTATTACTTGAACTAGAACTAGTGCTCAAGCTACTTAAAGAAGAATCACTTGAAGTAGAACTTGAAGATGTGGATGGAGTATTGCTGGAACTTGAGCTAGTACTCAGGCTAGATTGTGAAGAAGATGTTGAAGGGGTATTAGAGCTGCTTGAGCTGCTAGTACTTTGAGAACTTAAGCTGCTGTCAGATGAAGTAGAAGTAGATGATGTAGAAGGAGTATTACTTGAGCTAGAACTAGAAGTATCATCACTACTAGAACTAGATGTGCTCAGACTACTCAGTGAAGAATCACTTGAAGTAGAAGTAGATGATGTAGAAGGAGTATTACTTGAGCTAGAACTAGAAGTATCATCACTACTAGAACTAGATGTGCTCAGACTACTCAGTGAAGAATCACTTGAAGTAGAAGTAGATGATGTAGAAGGAGTATTACTTGAGCTAGAACTAGAAGTATCATCACTACTAGAACTAGATGTGCTCAGACTACTCAGTGAAGAATCACTTGAAGTAGAAGTAGATGATGTA